CGTCCTTTATTCCTTCCTTTCCTGGTGCTGGTGCGGGGGTGCGGCCCCGGGCTGGGACGGCCTGGTGGCACCCGGGGCCGCACGTCTTAGGGTTACTCGGTGAGGTTGGTTATCTTCTCTGCCATGATGACTGAGTACACCGCGTAGATGACCGCGACGACAGCAGCAATGATCCAGCTCTCGTCTATGCAGTAGCCGAGGAACAAGCCGAAACCTGTCATCCCCGTACAGGCCGCGTGACCCCCCACCTGGAGGTGGCGCCACGTGCGGAGCGCACCTGTCGTGGTGTTCCTCGCACGGACCGGCCATGTGTGGTTCTCTGAGCTGGACATGGTTACCTCTTGTTCTTGTACCGCTTCCAGCATTTACCGCACAGGCCGCGGTGCAGGTCCAGCCACAGCTGGCCACATTTCGCCTGGCAGTTGTGACATTTCCCGCGTAGCCCTAGCATGCCCATCGCTAACCTCCTATCCTCTGTTTAGGGTGCTCACACAGTGCCCGGTGGGGGCGCATCAGGTTGCCGGTGCGGAACTGCACCCACGAATACCTGCACCGCCAGCACCACAGGATCGTCATGACACGCCCATCCACGTGAGCATGTCGAGCAGGCCCGTGAGCCTGTCTGATGCTTCGGACACCGAACCGGACGGGTGCGGGCTGAAATCACCCAGCAGGGCTGCTTCGGTGATGACGCGCAGGTCCTCCCTGGCCTGGTGGATCATGACCGTCCACGCCACAGGTATCGTGCCCTCCGGTGGTCCACCCTCTTCGAGGGCGGTCAGGAGTTTCAGCTCGTTGCTCGCAGCGTTCACCTCCTGGGCCCGTTGCAGGCGGCCCTCGCGGCGGGTGGAGTCCAGCAGGTGCTTGCGTATGCTGCGGACCCTCTCTTCACGTTCCTTCGCGGATAGCATCAGCTACGCTTTCCGTATCGCGATGGCTTCCGGCGTTTCCACCGGGATAACGATCCACCCGCGGCCCTGCATCGGACCGCTGCGGTAGCCCGCTTTCGCGAACGCACCAGCGGCTTCCTTTGACGCGAACCCGCCTTCCGGTGCGATAGCCTCCCAGCGTGGCGGCTGGGCCATCTTGTCAGGCTTGTACACAATCACGTACATGTCTGTACCTCCTTCCTGGTGTGGTGCAGGGCGATGCGCCTAGTTTGGCTCGATGTCGTTTACTGGCGTATGCACAAGATGCACATTCTTGGTTATCCTGCCAGCGGACCCTGCGGTATGCGTGTGTTGCGGCATACCGGGAGCCGCCCATCCTCGTTTCACGTCACACCGGAGGTGGGACAGGATGGGCGGCTCCCCGCTTGCCGCAGCGAAGTTACGGGAGTGGCAGCGCCATGCGCACCAGGAATACCAGCATGACCACCACGTAGGGTGCGACGAACATCACCGTAGCGGCGACGACAATACGGGCGAGCACCGGCAGCACCCAGTCCCACGCGCTGACCTGGTACACCGGTTGCGGTTCAGGGATCCGGGCTACGCACTGCTCGATCAGGTCGAGCATCGCTGCCACAGTCGGCGTGACCAGATTCTCCATCGTGTCCAGGTCACCCGTCCCGGCCGCTACCGCGTCCCGGGCGGTCGTGTAGGCACGGAACTGCTCCGACAGGGCTGAGAGCGGCACACCGGTATCGGTGGAGATCTGCGTGATATGCAGGAACAATTCCTCGTCAGCCATGACATCTTCCAGTTCCATCACTTCACCTCCTGTCCTGTCACGCGGAATGCGACGTACCGGTCGTTGATCCTGACGGCGGTCGGGGTGAGCCCCTTGTTGTACGCGGCCTGCCGCAGGGAATTCGCCAGCTGCCGCGATGTGACTACGTTGTAGTCCAGGCGGTCCACCTTGTACGGCCTGCCGTCCAGCAGGTGATCATATTTCCCGGGGCCGCCCCGGGAGCCGCCACGCTTGGGCGTGAACACCGACATGTCAGTTATGACCTCATCCATTTCAGCCTCCTCTCATGGTCTGCTACTGAGATGCCAGTAGCCGCATTCAGCCGGGTACGCCCGGCGCGGGTGGTAGTCCTTGTCAGGCCCGGACACGTTCGTCGCGTACCCGGCCAGCGCGTTGATCGCTGCCTTACGGGTGCGGAACATCTCCTTGCCATGCGGTTCGCAGCGTGGCCGCGCATGCCTGTTGCCACGCGGCCTCCTGTTACGGTGCGGCATCTGGTACCGCCTCGCAGTCACGGTGTATGTTGGCCCACTCGACCAGTTCCGCCAGGTCGGCCACATGGTCAGCGACTCCGGCACCATACTCCGCGATGTGACCCACCGGGCAGGTGATACGCACCTGCTCGACGTATTCCAGCATCTCGTCATTCCATCCGGCGACGTGGAATTTGTCACGCTGGACCGGCTGGTACATGATCATCACCTCATTTCTTCCTGCGTGGGTCCTTCTTCTTCTCTGGACCCCAGTACCACTTCCTGCGTGGTTCCTTCGGGTACTCCTTGCCGTGCTTCGGGCTTGGCGTACCCTTCTTCACACCGCCCCTGCCTTTCAGGGGTCCGCGCTGTTTGGCTTCCAGCTTTTCCTTACGGTGCTTCCCGTCGTCAGGGCAGATGTACTTCCACCCGCGCCCGCGCTTGAACGCGGACATCTTCTTACCGCACCCCTTCTCGGGGCAGAACTTGACGGGTGCCTGCTCAGGAGGCTTTTTCGACATGATTCTTCTTCCGGATCGTCATGTTGTTCCGTGCAAAATCATCCGACGCGGCCACATACATGATGCCCGTGTATGACGTGACGTTCGCGTGGACCAGATCCTCGCTGAACCAGCCACAACCATTAGATTCCGTGGTCCACACACACCCGTCGCGCCACTCGGTGACACGAAACTGCTCCATGTACACCTCATACACCGGAATGCTCCTTATCCCACGTGATCAGCGCGCGGGGGTCACCGACAGGACCGCACCGCAGGCAGTACCACAACTGGCCGGGCTGACGCCTGCGCCTGCGGTGCGGGTGACCGCCCCGGCACGTGCCCACCAGGGGCTTCTTGATTTCCTTCTCGCCAGCTTCCCCCCACAACCGGGTGGGCCTGGCACCGAGGATGCGGCACCAGCCCCGCCAGGTCGTGTCGTGCCCGTGGTCGGGGCACATGATGTGGGCGATCTCATGCAGGATCGTGTCACGCGCCTGCCCCGGGGTCCACAGTGACATCAGCGGCCCGGACAGCGTGAGCGTACCAGGCTCACCGTCCCACACACCGTCGTCGTTCTTGGTGTACCTGACGGAAGCGGACAGGTCCCTGGCACCGCCGATGCGGAGTCTCCAGTCTGACACGCCATGCTCCGCCATAAGTTCCATGCACAGACGCCACGCGTACTCGATGTTGTACGCGTCACCTCCCGCCTCGGTGGCCCATTTCTGCCACTGAGGTGAGATGTACACGTTGGGGTCCTGGCGGGGGTCAAGCATCACGCACCACCTGGTCCAGCGCGGCGGCCAGGATCGGCTGCCGCTCTTTCAGCAGGTCACGCACGTACCGGCAGTTCTCATCCGAGTACCGCCGACGGATACCCTCCGAAACTTCGAGGAGTGTCCGCGCCTGCTCGCGGCGGTCCGGCATCTCATGCCGGTACAGGATCCACCAGCCGAACGGGTTCCCGACCACGGTAATCATCGGGACTGCCTCTCCGCTGCCAGGTCCCGGAGCAGTTCCGCCTCGGTGACCAGCAGGCCGTGTGCGATGTAATGCTCGTCTTCCAGGTCACCGACCGTCTTGTCCTCCACCCACCGGGCGTACCGCTCGGGGTGCTTCTCGGCCACGTGCACAGCCAGCGGTGCGTTCACCTCGGGACTGTGCGGCTTGTACGCGTACGACTCGACGTGTGCCAGCCTGGATTCCAGGTCCTCATTCATCGTTGCCTCCTCTCACGTGTTGCTCGGTGGTCTCGCACGATGCGGCAGACCGCAGGCCACCCCAGCCCCCGCAGGTTGGGGTGGCCCACCGCGTGCCGCAGCGGTATTACCTGTCGCCGGCCGCCCAGGATTCCAGGGAGAACATCCACCCGCGCCTGTTGCGTGGCCTGCGGCTGATCCACGCTTTCATGCCGTCCAGCTCGGTGATGAACTGCTCGTAGCTGATCACCGCGTCGGGACCGGGGAACACCTGTGGCTTCTCATGCGTGGTCGGGTGCGTGGTGCACATCCGGGAACCGTCGAACATCCCGGAACCACCACCATCGCAGCGTTCCACCATGTGCCACGCGACGATGCCCAGCGGGCCGTCCGGGGTCCCCTCGAACGAGTGGTCCACCTCGGTGACCACACCGGGACGCAGATCATAGTCCCACACCAGCAGGCCCACCGTGATCTCGACACCATCAGCGGTGTACCGCCCGTTGATCGGCGGCAGGCAATCCCCGTGACCGTTCAGGACCTGCTTCTCAGGGTTCGCCCTGCATTCCTCGCAGGACCTTCGCCATGGCTGCCGCTCCGGCAGCCACCGCTCTGTGGTGCTCATGGCCTGTCCTTCCTCATGATTCCGTCTGCGCAGTCACGGCAGACACGCACGTCGGTGGCCTGGTTCATGTCGGTCCGGACCTGATGCGTCACGGGTGAACCGCACCGGCACATCAGCTCCGCGTCGACCAGGACATTGGTGAACATGATGTTCTGCCTGAGTCGCTGGTCATGGGTCTGCCCGACCCGCTCCATCGGGGGTCCTATGTGCTGGCCGCCGTACCAGAGCCGGGATGTGGTCATGACGGCCACCTGAACAGGCGGAACCTGGTGCTGTTAACAGCGCACACCCAGTCGCTCCCGTCGTTGCGGATGACATCACCGGGGACCACGATCTCCCCGGTGGCCGGGTCGGTGCATTCTGGCACCGGCCTGGTCACCGTGTAGTTGTACGATGCCTCATGCCCGGCCGGGTTACCGGCCAGGACTCCCGCACCGGGACCTGCCATGGTCCAGGCGGCAGCCGCTATCGCTGCGGCCGGGACTATTGCCAGCATCATGTCTCCTCCTTCTTCTGTTGAACTGGTCCACCGCTATCTGCGGTGTGAGCCACGATGACAGCAGCCATATGAGCGTGAACGCCCACGTCACTGCTCGCGCCGGGTCATCAGCGTGCCACGCATAATGTGGTCACCCTGGACGTGCTCGGTCACTGCCATGGAGATCCACACGCGCACGTCATGCCAGATCACGCGGTGGAATTCCCTGCCGTTGAACCAGACCTTTATCACGGTCCTCTTGTCCTTCACCGTCTCCACCTCCTCTGTGTGTCGTCCGGGGTCTGCCGCCACGGCAGACCGCAGAACACCGGCACCACCTTGAGGTGGTGCCGGTGTCCCGCCGCGTGCCGGGTGACGCTAGTTTCAGGTGTTTCTGGTCACCTCACGTTGACGTAGTTGAGGTGGTTCCACCGCTGGGCGAACTCGCCCTGCTCGGTGTCGGCGTTCCCTGGTGCCAGGGAGTCCACGCTGCCGAACGACCACTTGCCGTCAGCAGGGAACCGGATCGTCACGGTCCACTTGCCGTGGGGCGGCACGATCACGTTCCGGTCGCCCCACGCGTACAGGTGCCCGTGGTAGAGGTTGATGCCGGGGTCCCACTCGCCGTAGCTGGTCTCGTTGGTCACGGTGAACCTGTACGTGTCGTCTCGCACGTAGCTGACTGCCACCATGTCGACCGGGGGTGGCGGGCTGATGAACATCATGATCCGGGGTCCTTCCTGTGAGGGTATGACCTGCCCATACGGCAGACCGCGGGACACCCGCACCGCTCAACGCGAGTAGTGCGTGCGGGTGCCCCGCCGCGTGCCGCCCGGGGTGCTATGTGCTGACATCCGCACCGCGCGGTACGATCATCGCGGGGTCTATCGTGTGCTGTACATGTCCCACCGGTACCAGTCGCGGCAGATACCGGTGATGTGACCGCGCACGGGCTGACCCTGGTATGTGTGCACCACGATCGTCGGGACGATCCTGGTGGACACGATGTGGAACGCGCCGTTGAACCACACGTACCTGACTTGCGGCGCGACCGCCATGTGGACCACCAGCTCGGGGTCGCCCTGGACTACGCCATCGTCGCGCAGGTGAGTCACCGTCGGTGGCCCGTCATATACCGGGTCGAACGGGTCCCACGCGGGGTCACTGAAACTCATGACTGTACCTCCTGTGTCTGGGTTCTGCGTGCCAGTTCGGTGGTGATCATGCCCAGCAGGATCTTCACGTCGGCCCGCTGCTCGGGGTCCGTGTACACGGCGTACTCGGGCTTCAGCATGTACGTGAGCTGCTGGTGCTCCCGGTGGAGCATGGCCACGTCCACGGTCCGCAGCCTGGCCCTGATGGCGCGGCGTCTCAGCGCCGCGTGACGCACCCGGTTGGCTACCACGATCCACCCTGCGTCCGCCCTGGCGTAGTCACGCTGGAGCTGCTCACGTGCCCTGCGGACCGTCGCACGGTACTTATCCCGTGCGTCCGCCCTGGCCACGCGGCGTTCCAGCGCGGCGTAATCTAGTGTCTTGTCCATGTCACACCAGCCATTCAACGAGCGAACGGACCGCTGCCCGCCTGGCTTCCGGTGTGGTGGCCGCGTCCAGCGCGGCCATGAGCTGGTCGGTGTACCCGTCCACCTCTTCTTCGTGGATCTGCTCCAGGCTTTTCACCTTGGCCGCCATCACGCACGCCCCCAGCCCAGGATGTGATACCGGAACCCGTGACCCTTGCACTTACAGATCGCCTGGTGCAGCCGGGGGTTCTTCCGGGAGCTGATGTAGTGACGCACCCGCATTTTCACAGGACTTCACCGGTGTCCTGCCACGCCCACACGCTGCCAGCGTAGGTGCGTGCGACGGGGGTTCCGTCAGCGAGCCTGCCGGTGAACGTGACGCCGCTGCCGTCAATCTCCCAGCCGTCACCCCACCGGGACAGGTGCTCGGTCCACGTGGCCTGCCCCACAACCGGGACCCACGCGTACCTGTGTTTCACCGGGAAGCACCCGGCCCGCTCGGCCACTGTCGTGACGATGCGCAGCATCGCGCTGCGGATCTCACGTCGGCTGTCCAGCCTGGACTCCAGCACCAGCCAGCCGTGCAGCTCCTGGTACCGCGCCACCAGTTCCTCGGTGGTCATGCTCGGGAAATCCATGGGTAATCACTCCTTCCGTCCTGCTAATCGGGACTGTGCGCACCTACGTACACACACCAAAACGGCCACGCCCGCACCCCCTCTCGGGGGTGCGGTGTGGCCGCATGGTGGAGGAACGTCGGTGTTCCTGCCGGGGTGCTACTTGGAGGACTTGGCGGTCTCGGCCGGCTTGTTCTCCTGCGTGGCCGCGTGCGGCGCGTACCATGCGCCCATCTCGTGGCGCTTGCCGTCCTGCGCACCCGCCATGGAGATGCTCGGCGTGTTGGACAGGCCCACCAGCATGGGGACCAGCTGCGTCTCCATGCGCACCAGCGCCTGCGCGGGGTCCTCGCGGTAGGACTCCACCCAGTTCTGGACCACGGCACCAGCAGCCGCGTACAGCGCCTGCGTGGCGTTCCGCTCGGTGACGCCATCGGGCATCGTCCCACGCGCGTTGGTCCGCTTCCGGTCCTCCTTGGCCTTGTTCGCCTTGGCGACCCGCTCGTCGTCCTTGGCCTTGAGCGCCAGGAGCTGCTTGAGCAGCTCACCGTCCAGCGTGGCGGTGGTGCCGTCAGCGGTGGTGATGGTCTGCGCGGTGTTCTCGGACATGATTCCTCCTGAGAGGCTTACTGCCGCACCTCGGTATCACTGTGGGATACCTAGCTAGGTGCGGCGCTGACAATCCTGATGATTGGCCAGCATCCCCGCACCCATACCGGACGGTATGGGTGCCGGGAAACAGGTAGATCATCACAGCTCAGCCACGGGCACGTCGGTGTTGCACTGGTCACAGTGCATGTAGTCCACGTCGGGTTGCGCGAACACGCCCGGGTGCATGCACCCGTGATCCTGCGTGGCCCTGAGTAGCGCGTTGCGCCACTCCTGGACCTGAACCCACGCGCCCGCCAGGGAAACGCTGGTGCTGTACTGCTCCAGCCACGTGAGCATGTCCACGATCACGTCAGCGACTGTCGTGTCGTCCTCCACGTCAGCCACCGGGATACGCGGGTTGTTCTTGTTACGCTCCCAGTACGCCCGGGACTCCTCATGCTGGTGCGCGATCTCAGCGTTGAACAGGTCAATCGCGCGTGTTGCGTCGGTCATAACTCCTCCTTCCGTTCGGTGTTCCGTTGCCGTACCTCTTGTGATACGCCACCATGGCGAGCACCCCTGCCGGGGTGCCACCATGACTGGAATGTCACTCACCTGCTGAACAGCCACCGTGCGAACAGGACTATCGCCAGGACAACCACGGCGTACCCTGCCACGATCAGCCACGCCACCTGGTCGGGAGTCACGTCACACGCACCACGATGCGTAGCGTCCCAGCGTGCCGTCACCCATGACGTACACCAGGTCGAACTCACGGAGCCGCTTGGGTGCCACCCGGTTAACCTCACGTAGCTCGGCCACGGCCTGCTCGTAATCCATGCGCATATCCGGTATCTCTTCCACGTCACACTCAGACGTGTAACGCACGATCGCTACTTGCATCGCTGGTCCTCTCACCACTCGATAATGTTGGCTGGCCGACCGTACCCGGCGGGTACAACCGTCAGCAACGTGTCACATGCTGCGTGGCGGGTACGCAGGGCGAACCTGCCCTTGACCGTGCCACGTAGCGGGTAGGGTGCGCGTGAGACCATATGCTCAATCTCCACGCGTCGCGCCCACCATTTATCCAGCTTGTCAGGCTTGTTATCCACGCTCCACGCAGCGGTGTCACGGGACACGCGGACCTGTGTTTCAAGCTGGTCGCTGATCTCGTCAGGCGTAGCCTTACGGTAGTCACCGATGCTATGGTCCCAGACCACCCGGTACGGGAACACCCGAGTATCGTCATCAGCGGGCACCGTGTTGTCTGCCACGCTGTACCGTGGCACGGTGAACCCGCCAGACTCCACGCTGTACGCCACCACCGACTCACTCATGATCGGCGCACCTCCACACACAGGATCACCAGCGCGTCACCCGTGGAATCACGGCCGACCCACTGGCAGTCAGGGCACCCGTACGCATGATCGCGTTCGCTGCGTGCCAGATGACGCAGCGAACGCTTACGGGCAGGCATCACGGGAGTCACCGTGCCGGTATCCAGCACTGTGCACGCGCGTACCATTCCAGGTTCCGCGTGCCAAACAGACCGATAGCGCGTGTCCACGCTGCCGATATGTGGTGATGCTGGCAGCTACCTAGCGTCGCGTTGCAACGCGGACACGTTGGGACGGCAGGCAATGACGCCACAAACGGGACGTATGCGTGAGGCTCAACAGCCATGGGTAACTCACCCCTTCCGTAAGATCGCTGGGACGATTGGCGAAACGTACCAATCTGGCAACTGCCACGGGATACCGTGGCAGTCACCACACTGGGACGTGTCACGCAGCGTTGGTCTTGCGCGTGCGCTTGACGCCGCGAACGCTGGGCGTGATCTTGCTGAATCGCCACGTAACCATGGCGTTGTTCGCGCCGCTGCGCTTCACGACGCAGCTACGGTTGTTCTCTTTGGCGTACTGGCGGATCTGCCGCTCGTAGAGATCAGCGGCGACCGTCGTGCCCATGTTCTGCGGCACGTACGTCGTGTTGGGAACGCTGGCGAACGCGATCACGGCCTTTGCGAACGTGGCGCGCAGATCAGCAGGTATCTCTACCGTGCTGCTCTTGACGGTTGTGACGCCAAAGAGGGCGTCTAGGCTGATGGCTGGTGACTGAGACATGGTGATCCTCCGTGCTGCTGAGCGGACGTGAAACTACCCTCAGTCTATACTATGCGTGTTTATGCAGGTCACAGCGTTGCGCCACCAGGTAGGCCGACTACTCTCCGTCACATCTGTCCGTTATGTCCGATTCCACTATCACGCACAGTCATAATTATGACTGCCTGCCACTACCTAGCCACCCTACGCACACTCTGAACAGTCATTTAAACGACAGTCAACCTATGATGCCAGTGTTAGCTATGTCCGTTTTATCGTTACCATCCTGTGACCTTGCGCATAGCGCACACACGTACGCATAGCGCACATGTAGTCCACCCCAGTCGACCCCAACCATCCATGCCCACCCACGACCATGGTCGACTACCCTCCACACACACCCACCACCCCAGGTAGGCCAGCTACGCTCAGTTACCACCCTGCCCCACTCCCACCCACTCTGACCTGCGACGATCACGCTCAGTGACCATCCCCAGACTGTCTTGACGTCAAGACATTAGCCAGACTAGTTAGCCGCGCTAACGATTTCAGCCACGAACTAGACCATGGTCACAGGACCTACGACGATGGTCGACCACACGACCACCCTCGACCACACGACCACCCACACCACCCCCCAACCATGGTCGACTACCCCCAACCACCCCCGACCATGGACGAGGGTGGTCGACTGTTTTTTGAGTGAAATTTTCACCCGACGTCCCTCGCTTGCTTTTCTCTCCCCGCGTGAAAATCCGCGGCTCCCCCTGCACCGCACAACACCGCCCACCTGCGGTGATGCTGGTGGGCGGTGCGGCGGTGCGGCTCATTTTTTATGTCGTCTTAGATATTTGCGGATGCTGAGCTTTCGTGCTTGCGCGGTGTATCTGGGGTCTTGGTCGCATACCCAGCTTCCTTTGACGCGGCGGATTCCCTTGTGTCCGCGTGACCTGCCGCAGTATGGGCAGGATGTGGACTGGTCAGGCATCTTTATGACTCCGGTGGGGTCCAGCCCTGTTCTATCAGGACTGAGGTTAGTTTGCGGCTTCCCCAGGTGCGCCGCCTTGATTCCGGTATCCGGTTGCTGCCACCTGCTAGGTTGCCGATTCGCGGTTCGGAGTAGGAGCTGCCTGGCGGGAGGTCTAGCTTAGGTATGGTGTGTGATGCAGAGATTGAGATGGGGCGCACACCCTGGTGGCGCACCTTCTTGTCGGGGTGAGCTTCCTGGTACGCACTGATGACCTGGGAACTGAGAGTGCCGGTGCGGTAGGTCGTGCCGGAGAATTCGTCCTGGGTTGCTGCCCAGTCCCGGACTTCCTTGATCGATGCTTCGGTCGCTGGCCTGCGGCTGCGCTTCTGGAATACGAGCCTGGCGCGGATGTGCAACGGCAGTCGCGGTTTGATGCCATTGTCGAAGCTGAGGAGTGCCGCGGCGGCGTCTGGTGGTGTCCTGTAGATCAGCCGTTCGCCTGTCGCGGGGTTTGTGAACCTTATGTAGTCGGAGTCCGCGATGGGGTTGGAGCGTGGCCCGTACTTGGCCTTTAGCGCTTGGGCGATCATGCAGCGTGCCGAGTGGTTCCGGCCTTCGATGGCGCGATCGAAGGCCGCTTCGTCTACTGTCAGGTTGAGATAGGTAGTGCCTTTTGACATCCTTTTTCCTTAGAATGGCCTAACGTTGTACCTCTAGTGTAGCATACTCTACGCTAGAGGTACAACTTGGCTGGTCACAGGTCGCGTAGGCACCGGAATGTCTCGCATCGTTCGCAGGCGCAGACGGTGGCTGAGCGGCATGTGGTGCACCACCAGTATGGTTCTGCGTGTCCTTCTCGGCGTTTCAGCGGGTTTTGGCATTTCCAGCAGGTTTCTGGGGTGTGGTGGAGGTCCGGGCTAGTTCTGGCCAGGTCAGGGGGCTCTACTGGGGTTTCAGGCACTCCTGGGGCCTTTCACGGGGTGTACCCTCCGTTTAGGTGGTTGTTCGTGGAGGCGGTGCCGGGCGAGCATGAACCAGGGGTCATCGGATGCGGCGGCGAACCAGAACGCGGTGCGCGAGCCGAGTTCGAGGGCGTCGGTCTCGAACTGGACTGTCCTGATGTATTCAGTCATGGTGGTGTATAACGGGGTTGTGAGGGTGCTGGTCGCGTGTGAGTTCAGCGGTCGTGTCCGTGATGCTTTCGCACGCCGTGGTCATGACGCGTGGTCGGTGGACCTGCTGCCGAGCGAGCGACCGGGGCAGCACCGGTGTGAGGATGTGCGTTCCGTGCTGGGTGACGGCTGGGATCTGATGGTGGCGTTCCCGCCGTGTACGTACCTGTGCCGGAGCGGGGCACGGTGGTATTCGGGTTCGCCGATGCAGGCGGAGGCGCTGGAGTTCGTCCGTGTGCTGCTGGGCGCACCGGTGCCGAGGATATGCTTGGAGAACCCTATCGGGGCGATCAGCAGCAAGATACGTAAGCCTGACCAGATCGTGGAGCCGTATTTTTTCGGTGAGGATTACCGGAAGGCGACGTGCCTGTGGCTGAAGGGCCTGCCTGAGCTGGAGGCGACGTGCCTGGTGCGTATCAGGCAGTGGAACAAGGTCAGGGATGCGGAGAACACGCCGGACCGGTGGAAGGAGCGGTCCCGCACCGTGCAGGGCATGGCTGATGCCATGGCTGACCAGTGGGGTTAGGTTCATGGTGATCCGGTTTGCGTGGGCGTGGTGACGGTTGCCGTGGGGGCCGGGGTTGTGCTGGCGGGTGCCGGGGTGGTGGGGGACTGGTCCGGGCTGGCGTCGGGTGTCTGATCCGGGGTCGGGGTGGGTGTGCTGCTGTCTGGTGTTACGGTCGGGGTTTGCGCGGGGGACGGGGGTGTGGTGTGGTACCCGCCGAGGGTGGTGCCGTACTGGTTGTTCCCTGTCGTCACGGCGTGCAGCGTTTTCCCCGTGGCGACCTCTATGGTGAAACCGAGCAGGGCCAGGGCTGCGAGGGTGGCGAGGACGGAGATCCCGGCCCGGCGCAGCATCCGGCTGCGCGTGCCGCTGACCCGCATGTTGCGTTTCGTGCGCGCCCGGATCAGGGCTTCCTCACCGAGGGGCAGGGCGATCAGCCGCTGCTGGAGCGGGTGCTTCCCCGGTTCGGCCTTGTCCTGCTCCAGTTTCAGCCGGGCCCTGACCTTCGCGTGGGCTTTAGCCGCACCCTGCTCGGTAGTGAAGCTGACGACCCCGTACAGGATGGAGCCGAGGGCCGCACCGGTGATGGTCCCCGCTGTGCCGAGGATGCTCCCGGCGAACAGCGACGCGACCGCTGCTACTGCCCCGCCCGCCAGGGCGAACGGGTTGATCTTCTTTTTCTCTTCGGCAGTCAGGTCTTCCTCCGTTTAGCAGTCGTCCTGGTTTGCCCACCGGTGCCAGGGTGAATGCCAGCGCGACCCGTTACTGTAGCGTCCCCCGGTGGGGAGGCCAGCCCGGATCTGCCAGGGCCCCACGCGGATCAGGGCGGTGCGGTGGGTTGGCGGTATGAGCATGATACGGACTGGCCCGCATGCCGGGATCATCCTGGTCATGACTGTGGGGTGCGGAGCCCGAGGTTTTTCGCGGCGAACTCGGCGTATTTCAGGGCGTGCTCGGCGCAGAGGCTGGTGCCGCTGAAAATGTAGGGGGCAGGCTGACCGCATAGCTGCTTCCCGTCGTAGGAGACGCAGCGGGCGGTAACCTGGATTCCCGGCAGGGTGCTGATCATTTCGCTGAGGCTCCTCGGGTGATGGTGACCGGGTTGGGGTGGCCGCAAATGCAGTCGAGGATGGCCGAGGTGTAGGTGTCGGCGCATCGCTGGCTGCACAGCTCGGCGTAGGTGTGGTTGAGGCATTCGCATTCGTCGCGTTGCAGGATCCATGGGAGCCCGTCGATATGGGCCTGGTCGAGTCTGAGGGAGCACAGGTCGCAGCCGTAGTAGATGCACCGGTCTTTACCGCACATCAGTCTTGCCCGGCTTCCTGTACGGTCCCGTCAGCGAACGTGACCCTGGCGGTGAGTGTTTTCCCGTCGTTGACTTCCGCGCGGGACGGGACGTGCAGGACGCCTGGTCCTTTGACGAGTGCCGTCCAGCGGACGAGGCGTGTTTCCGCGTCGAGCAGTTCGATGGTAAACGGGAACGAGTCCGCGGGGAGGTCCGTGTACTTGGCTTCGTAGCTCATTTTGTTCATCCGTGCCTGGGTGCGCACCGCTGGCATGATGCGACTTCTTCGAGGTTGGCGTGGGTGTGCATGGGGTCGCTGTACCGTTCGGTGAGGTAGTGCAGCATGGAGGCGAGCTGTTCGACTTGCCGTGTGCTGGTGCGTACGGTCGTGTCGAGTTCTCCTATCGCTTCGGTGCAGAACGACATGCTGCTCCAGCTGGTCCCGAAGTCGACGTGGCCTGTCGAGTACCGCCGTGGGGCCGAGTTGTTAGGCTGGGTTTCCCCACGGCAGGTGAGGTGCCCGAACACGAGGGGGTCGTGGCAGATGCAGTTCACCGGTACCCTCCTGTGCAGACGATGGTCCCGCAGGGTTTCATGCACGTGCAGGGCCCGTAGTCTTCGGTGCACGCCCGGCACAGCGGGTTGGGTGGCCCCGTGTGCACGGGGCAGCCCGGGTTGAGTTTGATGACCTGGACGGTGGTGCCGGGGCCGAATTCCCCGTCCAGCTCGGGTGCTTCTATGAGCGTGCAGGTGCAGGTGGTCATGGTTCCTGCCTGTCTGGTCGGGTGAGGAAGATTTTCAGGGTGCGGCCTTCGTCTTGCAGGTCGATGTCCACGTGGACACCGTGGCCGATGACGAGACGCGGCGTGTTCGGGTAGACGGACACGCCACCGTGGGTGTGGTCGATGACCTCGACCCGGGTGACGGTGCTGTAGCTGATCATTTCAGTCCCGGGTCTGTGATGACGGCCCATAGCCACCAGGCTTCCACGACGAACACGAGGTACCACCAGGGGGATGAGAGCGCGATGAGCGACGTGACGATGATGATCAGGCCGGACACAAGGTAACCCACCGCCCGGACGCGTTTCCTGTTTCGCTTCTTCTCGTGCCCTTCTGGCATCTGGATAGTGAGCATCAGGGTGCGATCCCTTCGTCCCAGCCGCCGACCGCATCCCTGAACTGGTGGTATTCGTCCGATTCGCCCAGTTCGTAATCGTTGAGGGACGGGCACCCGGTGAGCGCCCGGACCATCTGGTCGATGACCCACATCTTGTGGTGACCCCCGTCGTACGAACCTGCCGGGGCGAACGACAGGGCCAGTTCGATGCGTTCTTCGGGTGTGGTCATGGTTGTATGTCTTCCGGTTGATCCTCGGTGTCAGCGTCACGGGTGCTGGGTGCCCAGCGTCCGTCGTCCCAGAGCCAGTGACACCAGCAATACGATGGATGGTTAGGGTTAGGGCAGGCCATAATCCTGGTCCTCCGTGGGTGCTGTGTCCGTTACCGCGGGCCTCATTGCATTTGCGGTGCGCGGCGCGCAGGTTACTTGAGTTCCTGCGTCCCAGATACGACTTGGGGAGGATGTGGTCCAGCGACGGTGCCCACGGTGAACTGGTGCCGTACAGGCCCCTGTCCAGGTCCCGGCCGTCAGGGCACAGGCAGACAGGCATGCGGCACTGCCAGGCGTCCCGCAGGTACACGGCCTGGTCGTGGCGGTGCGGACGTTTCCTCGGCATCGTCGTCTCTTGGGTTTGGTGGAGGGCCCGGGGTTCAACCCCAGCCGGAAGCACGGCGTCGGCCGGGCCCCCCGGGACCGCCCGCTGATCATGGCAGACGGTGCTTCATCGTCTTACATGTTAGATGAGCCTGGCGAAGAACGCCCTGATCCGGCTGTTCTGCACGCGGCGTTTGCTGGTCGCCCCGTCGAACGGCTCGTTCAGCTTCGCGATCAGCCGCAGCTCGGCAGGGTTATCCCAGATCATGTCGGCGTCCAGCATGGATTCGACGTTGTTCTTTATCAGCATCCAGTTGATGTCATCGATCTCCGGTGCCATCGTGGCGATCCGGTCAGCGATAGCCCGGGGGTCCTGCTGCACGACGAACGGGATCTCAGGGCTTACTTCTATGAACTGCTCAGGGATCCGGTCGGTTTCGCCGTTGCGGAACTTAACGCTGAGCCGTTCCAGGTACAGCTTGTGGATGTCATCGCGGACCTTGTTACCCCGTTCCCTCGGGGTCAGGTCGGGATACACCAGGTCGATAAGATCCTGGATCTGCTGTGTAACAGTGATGCTGCTCACGGTTCTCACTCTCACGCTCGCGGTATTACTCGTTGACTAGGCTTTCCATCCGCATAGGTAGTTCGATGGTCACGCAGTCTTCGGGCACCTCCTTCATCCCGGGTATGTCGCAGGGCCACGCCTGCGCGAAACCCTTGCCGTCTTCACCGAACACTGTAGCCGGGGACTGGACGGCTGGTTCGGGGGGGAGGGGCCCGTGCGCGGTGATGATCAGCATGCTATCCCGCAGGGTCAGCTTCACGATCGAGTAGGTGCTGCCGTTGACGACCACCGTCCCGATCACGGCTGCCCCGTGTTCCACGCCAGGGACAGCAGCGCTACCGCGAGCCCGAGCAGCCCGAGCGCACCGACGAGACACCACATGTAGAATACCCAGGGGTCCCGTGGTTTCCTCATGTCACAACCCCGATTTCAGGCCGCGCAGCTCACGGCCAGCTTCCAGGTCGGCTATGTCTTCCGGGTAGAACGGGTTGATCCCCAGGACCGGCACGTGAGCGTGTTCCGCGATGTACGCGGCGGCCTCACCCCAGTCTTCGTAAAACAGGGCGACCGGGATGCCGCGCCTGGACAGCTCGCGGATGTAATGCACCTTGAACCGCCCGTTCGGGGTGTGATCCCGGTCGGGCCGCATGTGCAGGTAGTCGTACGCGCACGCGTACTTGTCCAGCCATGCCACCGTCAGGTCCCGGGCGGCCTCGGACCGTCCCGTGCAGATGTGCACCTGAAAATCCTGGTAGTCCAGCCCCATCCGCATGATCGTCCCGGCGATGGGAAGGTCACCGGGGCAGGCCAGGGAGTATTTCTCCCAGTCCGACGACGGGTCCGCGCGGGGGTTGAGATGCCACCGGTGGCGCGTGTCGGCCAGGGTGGAGTCCAGGTCGTACACGACCGCTACCTTCGCTTCTTTCATTCTCTTATCCTGTCTGCCAGGTCGCACCGCACGACTTGCAACGCCAGTAGGTTGCCACGCCACCTTTGTGTGCCCGGGTGCCGGTGACTTTAGTTTTCCTGCTTCCGCACTCGGGACAGTTCACGGCGACCTCCTTCGGGCGGCTGGTCGGGGGTCCATTCCAGGCCAGGCCAGTTGTGGTTGTGCAGGTTCCAGATACGCGCCGGGTTGCTCCACGTAGCGTCGCTGAACGTGTCGGATTCCTCGGTGACTTCGATGAGGTCGTGGCATTCGGTGGCGTCATCGAACCTGTTATACGCCCACGAGTACCCTTCGGGCGAGTTGAGCCACTCGATCACTTCCCTCGGCGGCGGTTCCACGGGGTGTCTGGCCTGTCCTCTATCTGCTCTAGCGTGCGGTGGGGCGGGGTGCGGTCCTTCCGGGGCCGCCGCGGATCGTACCGGGTGACTCTCATGGCTTCCTGGCACCCGGTGTAGTCCTTGTGCCGGTACCGCACCGGGCTGGTGAACCCCTCGACTAGCTCCTCGTCGCCGGGATCTGAGATTCTGTATCCACATGACAGGCATTTATGCTGGTACATCCCGTGGTTCCTCCAGCGGCTTGTGAGACCGGACCGGATAGTCGGACGTGGGCTGGCATTTCCACACCCGCTGCGCCAGCCGGGTGACGTTCACGTACTTGTAGTGCAGCCCGAACGGCACCAGCGCGATGAACTGCCCGCAGCGCGTGCAGGTCGTGATGCTGCCAGGGACAACAGGGTTAACGATCATGGTGATCCATTATGGCGATGACGATGAAGATGACGATGAGCAGCGTGAAAGCGGCCAGCATGACCGCCAGGGGGATCCCCAGGTACAGGGGGATCTGGTCACTGCTCACGCTGGCGGCCTCCTACGACGAGCCCTTCCTTGTAGTTTTCAGCGGCGTAGCTGATCATTTCCGTGATCTGCCCCCTGGTGGGGTGGGTAATGTCCGGTTCGGTCTGGACGGCGATGGATGCGAGCAGCCAGATCATGCCGTACATTTCCTCGGCCATCTCGTAGGCGTCACCCAGGTTCTCGATCATCCCGCAGAAATTCTCGTTGTTCAGCAGCTTCCCGCCCTTGGTGGTGGCGTGCTGCCAGGATCCGGCCATCAGAGTGCTTTCCTGATCCAGTAGCGGTGCCCGTCGAGGTTGAGCGGCATGTCCTCGTCGCCGACCTTCTCGATGATCGCCTGGGCGAGCGGGTTCGGGTCACCGGGACGCCAGTTGATTTCCAGCACCCGGTGACGCTCACCCTCTTTGATGGGTGTCAGCTTGTAGAAGATCCCGTCCCGGATACCCTCCTCGATGGCCTGCTGTATCTCCGGTGGCAGCTGCCGTGGTTCTGGTGTCATGTCATCAGCCTGTCGTTGAGACGGTCGGTGTTGTGCGAGCGGACCTGGTTGACGGGGTAGTTGGGGAAGTCAGCGGAGGTGAGCCTGCGGCCCAGGCGCTGTTCCAGGCAGGCGATGCACAGGTAGTACCCGGTGGTGTTCTCGGTCATCACTTCCCTGGTGGGTGCCCCGGCCTGGTCCCAGATGTCGTCGTAGACCATGTACCACTCGGACGGGTGCCTGTCACGGTAGGTGGGTTCCCCGCAGTCCATGCACGGGTTCCGCCACACCGTTTTACGGCGGTTACTCATCGAGGTAGCCTCGGCGTTCGTTTTCGAGTTCGGTGCGCAGCTGCTCGACGTGACGCAGGATCAGGTCGCGTTCCTCGGGCCTGCCAGCACGCATCGGATGGTTGGCCTGGCTGATCCACTTGCGCATGAGGTCACGCAGGCGGGTTTCGAGAGAATCCATCATTCCCCCAGCAGGTAGGTACGGGTAAACCAGTTCATGTACTCTTCGGTATCTTCGCCGTACGCGCTGCGCATGAGCTGCGCCGTGAGCAGAGCCATGCTATTCAGCCGCTGGCATGCTTCTTCCCTGTTCAGTGACAGGACGAGTGCTACGGTAGCGTCGGTGTCGTTGCGCAGTGCTGCCCGGACTAGAGCGAGAACGTCACGGGCAGCGTCTGCGATTTCCGGGGTCATCCCAGGCACTTTCGTCATACCCCTATTGTACCACTAACGTCTACGGATTTCCGCAGGTCTAAGGCTCACGTGCCAGTTCTTCCAGGTAGCTTTTCAGCGCAGCCTGGACAGAGAGCTGCACAGGCCCGGTCACAGGGGGGCGGGCGTCGAAGCACCTGACCTGGAATCCTTCCTCCACGGCGAACACGCCAACGTATAGCACGCCTTTGGCCAGCCTGCCAGGAGAAGCAGGCGGGGACATCCGCTTGCGGTATCCTGGCAGGTGACCCACGTGGTAATGCTTCCGCCCGAACGTGTTGACATCAGTGAACCAGCACGGATACACCTGAATGTAATCAGCGTCGATCTTCAACCGCCGCTGGTGACGGCGCATGTGACGCCACGCGCCCAGCCACGTCCGGTACACCCGTTTCGGGCGGATACCCCGCCCCTGGTGCATCCGGTACCAGTTAGCGGCCGGCTTGCTCATACCTCCTGCTGAGCCAGGTACATAGCGCGCTGCTCCGAGTACACCTTGAGGACCCGGTCCAGCTCCCACCCCTCCACGTACAGGGCCAGCTCATTCGTGCGGCTCGCCCAGTAGTGCGTCACATACCCGAACTGGCCGGTGTAGTCCTTATCCACAGTCCACTGGTGCGGGTTGGACAGGCGCAGGCTGTCACCATCACGGTCGGGCAGGTGGGGGCTCCAGATCAGCGTGTGCCAGGGACGCTGCTCGATGGGATGTTCCATCACATCCCACTCGGTCACCTCATCCGCACCGGCGTAATCCTCGGCGTCCTCGCGGTTCGCGAAGATGTGGTGGATACGGAAATCGCTGTACTCCCCGCTGGTCGCCACGTACACCTTCATTTCTTCTTTCCCTGCTTCCTTGCTATCTCAATGAGATTCTCGCGGAGGCACTTGTTGCACAGGCCGCCGTTCAGCTTCGCCGTGCGCCGGTTGATCTTCTTCCCGCACGACTGACACAGGACATGCGGCATGGTTACCCCGCTTTCCTGCACTTGCGGCAGACGAGAATTTCCAGCCACTTCAGCTTCGCACCGCACTTATAGCAGCGGTAAGTTTTCTTGGGCATGACTCACTCCTGGTCGAGGTCGACGTTCCCCAGTATCCGGTCTACCCTGCCCAGCGCCGCCTCATCACCGGCGAACTCCTCGGTCAGCTTGTCCTTGATGTTCCGCCAGAACGCGGTCCGCTCGATCGACGGGGCCAGCTCGATGCCCGCGTGGACCGCGAACTCCTCCAGCGTCATCGAACCGTCCAGCGGGTGCCCGTACTCGAACACCGCGACTTCCTCGATGAACTGGTCGTGCTCGATGTCTTCGCACCAGTTCTCGGTCTCGTACCGGGCAACACTGCCGTAGCCGCCCCGGTACCGCAGGTAGTAGTAGTTCCCCTCGGCGTCCCACGCGTCCCACTGCGACGGGCATGCCATGGCGGTCTGTACTGCTTTCACGAGAGTGACCACGTTGTCATCCTTCGTTCGGTATCTGGCTGATCGTCCCGGCGATCCGGCACGCGTCATACCCGCGTCCGGCCAGGACGAGCTGGGTCCTGCGCGGCGGCCTGGTGATCAGCGCACGCTGTGCATCGGTGGTGGGCTGGGCCAGCGCGATCAGGGCGTAGATCCACATCATCCGGTGGATCGTGTAATGGCACGAGTCGCACACCTGGACCAGGTTCGCGGCGACCGTCTGGCCACCGGCCTCTTTCGGCTGGACGTGATGCCACACGAACCGCACCGGGACCGGGCTGTGGGTCAGGCTGGCCTCGCAGTGGTTCGCTACTGAACCGGCGAACTCAAGCAGTGGTTCTATCATCCCTTGCCTCCACGGCAGTTACGGCAGAACCTGTGCAGCCCGGCCGCGCATTTCTTACATAGGCAGTAGCATCTGATCTTCGCCATGTCCTGGTCCTCTCACGCATTCCGGGCAGAGCCGGTCCTCCTGACGGCAGTCGATGGTCCGCCACAGCTCGTAAACCCTGAGCGGCCTGCCGCACCTGGTGAAACCGGGCTGCTGGTCCTCGTCGTGAATATGCAGGACCGTGAGCGGCTCCAGGGCCGGGACGATGTACCTCATGGTTCACTCCGGTGGTTGGCACGCTTATGGCGGGCCACGTCGAGGGTGGGGTGCCCGCAGAACGGGCAGCGTTCACGCCGGTCACCGCGCACCCTCTTCTCGGCGCGCAGCTTCTTGTCATGCCCCGCACCCCGCGCGCCGGAGTGCATGCGGGCGTGGCGGGGCTTCTGGGTGTGGGCCTTCGGCGTGTTCCAGTCGTGTCGTGGCATATGAACCGTTTTACACCCGGCGTGGTGGTGAAAGGTGGGTGGGGGAGCAGCCCTGGGGCTGCTCCCCCGTTGTGTTTTTGTGTTTTAGCCGTGACCGGGGGCGCGTTCCTTGGCTCGCTGTGTGCGTGCCGGGTTGTTCTTGACCCTGCGGTGCTCGGCTGCGTACCGGGCGCACTTGACCCGGTTGCGGTTGAACTTGCGGTTCTTCTTTCCGCCCTTGTGCGGAGGCATGGGGAGGCTTCACCTCCCTTCCCTGTCGGAGTTACCTTTCCGGCAGGGAATGCGTGCTGCGCACAGTGGCCTCCTTCCGTTGCTTAATCGTCTTCGTACATACCCTCGATCAGCTCAGCGAACGGGTCCAGGGTATCCAGGTAGTCCTGACCACCAGGCTTGGTAGCCAGAACCTCGTCTGCCTGCGTCTTGGTCAGCGCCTCAGCGTCGGACCAGGTGCAGTAATCGCTGTCGTGCAGGCCCTCATGACGGGGGTCCTTCGTGCACCGCCCGCCATGCGAGCAGTAGCTGTCGCACATCAGCACGGTCGTGTCCTTTCTATCAGATCTGGCGCATGACCTCAGCGTCGAACGCCTGCCTGGCGAGGCTGCGGCATTCCGCCTCGACGTACGAGGTGGTCTTGATCGTCCCGTACGTCGGGATGCCGTACCGCAGCATCTGCTCAGAACCCGGCAGCTCCGGGTCGGGTGCGTCCATGTGGTGGGCACAGTCGAAACCGAGCCACCACGCATTGTCGTCGCCGCCCTTACCGCAGTCGGTGTCCGCCTCGGAGAAGGTCAGGCCACCGTGGACCTCCGGGTACGGCTCGATGGAGCTGTAGTCCTTCCCGTGCCACGGATGCCCCGGGGGGACCCGGACGTAACCGCAGCGGTAGCCGAGACGGTTGCTCGTCACCTCCCATTCGTAACCGGCCTCCATGCCCTTCGAGATCAGGCAATCCGGGTTCGCGGTGGTGATCGGGTTACACATAACTACTCCTCGATCCTTGCTGGCTGGTTCAGCGGCGGAAGTTCGCGTCCGGTACCCCACTGGTACATGGCTTCGTCCGTACCGCACTGGCTACAGATGTAGGTCTCGTTGTCGACCCGTGAGAGCGCACCGGGGTACTGGCCGAGTTTCTCACTGGACGGCACCCCGCCTCCGCAACGCGGGCACGGGCCTGCGAAGTCGGAACGCCTGGGGTCGGTCCTGTTGAGCAGCATAGTGCTTCCTCCTACTCGTCCTGGGGCTGGTCCCCGTCAGCGCCGAGCGAGATATGGCCGGCCCAGTACAGGGGACTCAGCTTGCCGCCCACCAGGTCGATGGCTTCATCTACGGTGCTGGCCTTTTCACGTGGTACGAGGATGGTCACCTTGACCACCCACTCCTTGTCCTTCACGGTGCCCTTCCTAGACGAACGGGTAGGCGTCGCGGATGGCGGTACGGAACTCCATCATCCGCTCACCCCCTCAAATGTGGCAGTCCACGCAGATCAGGAACGTGGTCTCCGGCAGTTCATCGATGTACGCGTTGGCGACTTCGAGGTAACCGATCTTGGATCCCTCGCTGGCGTCGTTCATCGCCCACCAGCCCATCTGTCCCTGCTCCATCCATCGCCCGTCGCGGGTGAGTATCGCCCAGCCAGGGATCGCGTGCGCCCGGCCCCGCTCGACGTACAGTTCCTCGGGGACCTGCAACGAGCTGATCGGGTCATCCTGCCACTGGAAGTCGGTTCCTTTCAGCGCCCTGACCCGCGGCTGGGAGTGGTACTCTTCGCGGGCCTGCGCGATGGTGTACCCGTTTTCCTCGCTGATGTTCTGGGTGAACACCGTCCAGGGCAGCGCTTCCGGGGTTCCGGCTGTTACCTTGAGCCACTCGGCGTACATTTCCCGGGCGGTAGCGGCTCCCTCGGCGCGCATCCGGTCCAGGTCGAGGGCCATCTTGGGGCCGCCGTCGCAGTACCCCGGCTTGAGTTCGGGGGAACTCCACTGCTTTTCCGGCGTGATGACCAGGCTTTCGTGCTCGGGCTTGAACGGGAAGTACCCGCCCCAGCGCCCGCCGGTTACCCACCAGTCCCACTTGGCCTGGGCGTCACCGCCTGGGTGCCATTCCTCGGTGAGGTTCTCATCGAACGGGGCGAGTGCCTCTTCTAGCTTGGTCGGGTCGTCAAGGCAGACGACCACAGGAAAGTGTGTCATACCTATATTGTACCACTCATGTCCTAGCTATGTACACTTGGGACAGCGTACAAGTTTCTTCCTGTTCCAGATGATCTTGCTGTCCTTGCACCTGTCACACTTCCAGCATCGTACGTCACGCTCACACCCGTCTTCGCAGGCAGGATGATCCGTGATACGCGCCGAGACAGACTGCAAGCACTCACCGCTGATACTGACCGGACAGCGGATCACCCGGGGACCTGCCGCGTGGTGCGAGGACAGCCATGCGCGAACACGACGGCCTACCGGGCCTCTGTCTACCCGGTTCCTGCACGGTGGTATCCCCGGGGTTCCGCCCCGGGCGGAAAGGAGGAACACCCGGGCTTCAGATAGCTGATGGCATCCCGCAGGCATAACAGAACCCCTTGATCACACGCGCCCGCGGGTGGGGACAACGCCCCGTCTCCTGTACACGTTTCTTCCCTGGCTGCGGCTCCGCGGGCACATTACCCAGGGCCATCTCGACACCCAGGGCCATCTCGATAGCACCCGCCACCCACGAAGCCCTGGACTGCCCGGCACGGGCCGAATCAATGGCCTGCGCTACCTCGTCGGACACGCGGACGTTGATGATGACACGCTTCGCCGCAGCCATAATCCCAGCATACGCCCCTGTCAGTCGCCTAGCTGCTCGCTGATACGGTCGATCTGGTCCACCAGCCACGACTTGCTCATGCCGTCTTCACCGATACCCTCGATCACGTTGAGCACATGCTCAGTGATCTCGGATACATCCAGGGCGACGGAATGGTGATGGGTCAGCGCGTTGACCAGCGTCCCGGCCAGCTCGTACTTCTCGGTGCGCTGACGCAGCAGCGCCATGTACAGCAGGCGGCGGGTCTCATCGAAGTCCGTAGCGTCACTGTCGCTGAATCTAGTCATCTTCGTCATGTCGTCTCTTTCTGTTATGATGGTTCCTGCCCGGGTCAAAGCCGTGCGGGCCCAGGCCCGGGCACACCCGACGCGGGGTGGAACAGTTCGGTAGTTCGCTGGGCTCATAACCCAGAGGTCGCGGGTTCAAGTCCCGCCCCCGCTACTAACCGCCGCCGTACACGTACCAGCCCTGCGGCTTCGTCTTCCGGTTGATCTCGATCACCTCGGGTTCGGCCTTGGCCAGGTCTTCCCGTACGTAGCTTTCACCGAAGGATGCCAGCGCGGATTCCAGGTCGGGTGCTATCGCGGCGGCCATCCCGGCTGTGTAGTCGTGGAGCACGTTGGTCCACACGTACAGCTTCATGTGCTTTATCCTGTCACGGTTGCGCCGGTGAACAGGCTGACGAAGAATTTCGCGACGGCGACCTCACCGCCGTGCCACTGGCCGTGTCCCAGCACGGCGAGCATGATGAAAAACGCGACCAGTATGACCGCTGTGATACTGATAGTCATCCTAAAAATCCTCCATGTCGAACAGGGCCCCCTGGCGGGGGTCCGGTGGCGGCGGTGGCTTCTTCACTTGCATAGCCTTGGCGCGCTCGTTCGTGTCGGTGGTCCGCCAGCGGGCGAACCGTGAGTAGGAGTGGGAGTAGTCCACGGTCAGGCCGATCCGCCCCAGTGACGCAGCTACCATAGCAGCGCAGCCGGTCCCCCCGAACGGGTCGAGGATGACCGCAGGCCGGGTGGGTGCCTCGGGCGTGTCGCAGTCACACTCGTACCCGATGACAGTCACGTCGCTGTTGGCGTGGTGGAACGAACCGGGCTTCTCGTTGCCGTGACCCTCGGTCCCGGCAGCACGGTGCCGGGAGTGGGGTGTGTGGGTGAACCACCCGCCTCGTCTTTCCCGCTCCACGACGGGCCGCCTCCCGGTGTTGCACTTGGTGCAGATACCGGTGGGGGACCACCCGGTGATGATCTTCCGGGGCAGCTCCATGGGGAACGCGGCGTAATGCTCAGCTTCGGGACGCAGGCTGGGACGGTCATCTTTACCGGACCACGACCACGGCTCGCGTGCGAGCATGCGCATGTAATCCTCACCCTCCTTCCACGTGCCGAACCAGCAGACGGTACGGCCAGCCTGCACCAGCCTGCACTGCGGGCCGATCAGCGGCTGCACCGGCATCGTCCACACTGACCCGGGCAGGCGGCCAGCGGGGTGCAGACCTTTTTCCAGGCTTAGCGTCTGCCCCGGTTTCCCGTTGTAGATTTCCGCTGGCCTCCTGCCAGGCTGAGCCCGGCCCGGCTGGAACCGGGTGAACGACGAGTCGCTGTGTGGTTCACGGATCTCATCGATGCCCGTGAAATACCGGCGTTCCTTCACGATGTGGAAGACGTACTCGTGGCTGGTGCGGGCCCGGTCATCGACCGATTCGGGGATACCGTTCGTCTTGGACCAGATGATGTCCCGGCGTACGGTCAGGCCCTCGTCTATCACCGCGAGCATGTACCGCTGCGGGATCCCGATCAGCGACTTGAACGGGACACCCCACGCCTTCTCACCGCCACGCTGGCCCAGTGCCTCACCCCGGGACTTGCGCCGGCCGGACAGGTTCTGGTCGTGATCGGTGCGGTGACCCTGTGACGAGCAGTACGTGTCACCCAGGTTCACGAACATCGAACCGGACGGCTTGAGGACACGCGCCCATTCACGGGTACATTCCATCAGCGACTCGATGTACTGCCCGGGCGTGGGCTCGGCCCCGATCTGCCCGTCGTAATGCTGCCCCTGGTCGGTGTAGGAGCGGAGAGAGTAGTACGGGGGGCTGGTCACGATCAAGTCGACCGAGTTGTCAGGCAGGGGCAAGTGCCGTGCCTCCCCGCGTATCACGACACTGCGCCCGCCTGGCATCTAGATCTCCTCGCCTGGGATGTACCCCATGTTCGCCCTGATCGCGACGAACGAATGGCCCGTCTCCGTCATGTGTTCCTTGTGTTTTTCCATGTGGTTGTGGTGCCCGGATGCGGGCAGGATCAGGGTGCGGTCGCCGTTCAGCTCGCAGTCGATGCACCACGCCTCACCCTTGTCCGGGTAGGGGTCCAGCCACTTCACCAGGCGGAAACGCACCAGGGTGAGAAGGGAATGCGGGTTAGCCACTGATTCTCCTTGACACAAGGACTATGCGCAGCCTGCCGGCCGCTATGAACAGGCCGGTACGCCGGAGCACGAACTGCCAGCGTCGCGTACCGGCTATCCAGATCCGCTTACCTCTCATTCGACGGCGTAGACGGCGTTGGTCGCGGCGAATCCGGCGCTCCACGACCAGTTATCCATGACGAGCTGGTCGAACAGGCGGGAATCCAGGGTGACCTGGTTGGAGACTTCCATTTCGAGCATCCGCAGCTCACGGTTGTAATCGGCGGTGTGATCCTCGGGGACGGGCAGGCGGAACGCGAGGTCGATGTGCCGTCCTTCACGGGCGTCAGCGAGCCTGGCGTCCAGGATCTCGATAATCCTGGCCCGGTACGCCTTCTGCGCGGCGAGGAACTTCTCCCGGTGCGAGTCCCGGTTTTCCTCCAGGACGGTGATCAGTTCCGTCTTGTTGACGGTGGTCTCAGCGGGCATCGTTGCCTCCGGTGGGGGTGCGGGGTACGTACATGGGGGATCGTGAGTTGTAGTGAGCCTGGCACGGGCATTCACGGCAGATGCAGATACCGCCAGTGTCACCGGCGTAGCGCATGAAGCAGCGCTGGCACATGCACCAGCAGTTCCTGAGTCCTTCTGCCATGTGCAGCCGGTCGTGCTTGGGGCCTGCATTCCGGGGTGGTGTCCCGGGCTGGTTCAACTGTAGAACCGATGCTGTCATACCCTTATCGTACCACTAGTGTAGCAATTAATAGCTACTGTCATCCCAGTTAAGAGCCCAAGCCTCTAGTGACCGTCCAGTCACGGGTAGTAGCATCCCCCATGAGAGCATCCCGCCGGGGAGCATCAGCACCGCGTGATAACCGGTGCGGAACTGCACCTCGTACACCAGGCCGGGGACGGCCAGCTCGCAGTCGCATCGGCAGAAACGAGCCAGCCGAACCCCGGCCAGGCCACCAGTGGCCGCCTGCTCCAGGTAATCGGCCAGGCAGCCTCCGGGGGTCCGGTTAGCCAGATCAATGATCTGGTCATCGGTCGCGTACACGCCAGTCGCCGCCAGCAGGTGCTCAGCTATGGCGACCGGCCCGCACACCGGCAGGTCATGCAGCCCGGACCCGGGCAGCGCCAGGGCTGGTTTCGTCTTCGCCAGCGGTTTCAGGTGATTCCGCTTCCTTGCCTGAGCAGCGCGGCCGGCAGCAGCAAATCGCAGCGTAGCCTGACGCTGCGCTTTGGAACGCGCGGGCGGTTTACCTGTCTTCGCGATAGCGGCAGCCCGCGTCCTGGCCTGTGCAGCCCGGCCACCGGCAGCGAACTTGAGAGCTGCGACGTGCTGCGCCTTGGTCTGTACATGCTTCGGATGTTTCACGGCACCTCCCCGCTGCCGCTTATCCTACTCCCGCTGAGTGCAGCGCGCCAGGTAATCGGAATACTGGGCGACCCAGTTCAGCGCCGCCATGTATGCCTGCGATGGGGTCATGGACGGGCGTGCACCGAGGTACGCGGCGAGCAGGAGGCTGGCGGTGCGCATCCTCGCGGCACGCTGTTCAGCAGGTGACATTTTCGTATCTCCGTGGTTTCTTGACCTCAAGACTCTTGTGTTTTGTTTTTCCGTGGGTTATTCTGGCGTTGGACCAGTCTGCCCGACCATCGTCGGGCACCATCGAGTGGTCACTCCTGGCCGGGTGTCTCGTCTTCCAGATCATCGGCACTGGCCGGGAAAGCACCGCGGATTTCCTGCTCCAGATCGTACGGAAGTGCCTCACGGCCGGTACGCCGGTCGAGTGAGCGGCGCATCAGGTTCTCCGCGAGCTGCATGTCTTCCTCATCGAGGATGACTTCGATCCTGCGGATACGAGCGGTCGGTACTGTCTCCCCGCTGTCTGCGTCGGTGGTGACTTTCTTGCCATCCAGGATGCAGATACAGACGTGGAGTTTCTTCGGTTCGCGGATCAGGTCGGACATGATGGCCGACAAGCCGTTGCCGTCACCGTCAGGCAGGCGGCCAGAAACGCTAACTCCCATGATGTGTCCTTCTAGTAAGGGGTGCTGTTGTGGCGTTCGATCGCAATCTGCTGCGCTGGGTCCTGATCATCGCGGCGCTAGTGTTCGGTGCGCTGTGGTTCCTGGCGACGGTCGCTTCCGGGTTCTCTATCCCCGACTGGGTTCCCCCGACCGGTTTCCTGTGCCTGGTCGTCGCTGTCGCCATGCCGTAGGGCGCGACAGGCGTGACGGCGGATATCCGCCTTGAGGTTGTCCAGCGACCTTCTGTCGCTACCGCCGTTCCCGGAGTGGACTGCTACCAGGCAGCCATGCCGGTCGTAGATTTTCAGGTGGCTCGTACGCAGGCTACGCGTGATGATATAGCCTTGTCGTCGCAGTTCACGCAGGTACTGATCCTGATGCTGCATCCCATCCCTCCGGTCTGTTGTACTGGCATTGTAGCAGGTGGTCGTGCCGTAAGGGAGGGGTGTCATGCCAGCTCGGCGTAAGATCGGGGCCCTGGAACGAGCCGTCCGGCGTGACCTCAGGACCTTCCCCGAATCGGTGTCGTCCGGGACCGTTGCCCAGGCGATGCTAACCTTGGCGGCGGAGGCCGACGGGCGCTCACTGGAACCCCGCGACCTGTCCCAGGTCCTCCGCGAGCTGCGCCTGTGCACGGTGCAGCTCCGCGAGATGGCCCCGCCCGGAGCTGAGGGAGATAAGATCGATGAACTTCGCAAGCGCCGTGAGGAACGGCTGATGCGGGAACACGGCTGATGGACGACAGCATTCCCCAGGACCCAATGACGCAACTCGCTGCTGGTGTCGCGCAGCAGCATGAGATGTTCATGGCCTACGTCGAGGCCGGGTTCACCCGCCCCGAGGCGCTGAAGATCATGATCGCGGTCATCGTCGCGCACATAACCGAAGACGAAGACTAGCATCATGGCCATGCCCGCGTACGCCAGCGAACCCGTCTACGGTGATCAGCGCCCGCGGATCTGCTCGGTACCCCGGTACCACTCGGACGCGACCGGGCTGGAATGCATCGAGTTCTGCAAGTCGGTAGGGTTCGAGTACGACCCGTGGCAGTCGTGGTCGCTGAAAGAATCCCTCGGCACCCGGGAGAACGGCACGTGGGCGGCTAAGGAAGTAGCGGACGTGCTGTCCCGGCAGAACGGGAAGAACGCCATCGTGGAGGGCCGGGAGCTGTTCGGCCTGTTCGAGCTGTCAGAGCCGCTGATCATCCACACCGCGCACGAGTTCAAGGCGTCGAACGAGCATTTCCTCCGGCTCCGCGACAGGATCAAGGGCTGCGAGGAACTGGACCGCCGGGTCAAGTCGATCATCACGTCGCACGGCGAGGAAGCTGTGTCGCTGCGCCCGGCGTCGGCGCTGATCTTCGGTTCGCACGCCAGGCTGGTCCGCAAGTCGGTGGCACCCCGGCTCAGGTTCCTCGCCCGGTCCCGTGGTTCAGGCCGGTCGTTCACGTGTAACTGCCTGGTGTGGGACGAGGCGATGATCCTGACCACCGACCAGGTGGGCGCTTCGATGCCTACAATGAGTGCTGTACCGAACCCTCAGCTCTGGTACCTCGCGTCAGCCGGGTACCCCGACAGCACGCAGCTAGCTTCGGTGCGACGTCGGGGTATCCGCGGGGACGATGACCGGCTCGCGTACTTCGAGTGGTCGATCCGCCCGCACAACGAGATGTGCCCGCGGGATGAGCGTAAGGGCCGCAGGTCGAACCAGTTCATCATCTGCGACCAGCATGACGACCGGGATGACATCGCGTCGTGGGCGAAGGCGAACCCCGCGCTGGGTTACCGGATCGCCGCTGAGCATGTCGCGTGGGAACTTGACAGCATGCCCGACGACGCGTTCAACGTGGAACGTCTGGGTGCCGGTCACTGGCCCACCGACGAAGAGGGCTGGCTGGTCGTCTCCGAGGAACAGTGGAACGCGTGCGAGACCACCGTCATGGGCGGCGCTGTCACCCCGGTGTGCTTCGCCGTGGACGTGACGCCCGACCTGACCGCTGCGTGCATCTCCGTGGCATGGCAGCGTCCCAGCGACGGGCTGATCATCGTGGAGATCCCGAAGGACTGCTTCCGCCCGGGCACCGGGTGGGTGGTCCCGAGGCTGCTGGAGCTGCGGCGCAAGTGGAAGCCGCTGGGTATCGCCGTGCCGAAGACAGCACCCGCGTCGGCGCTGATAGACGACGGCGAGAACAAGGGCCTGGACTTCCTGAAAGCCGGTGCGTCCGAAGAGGCGCAGGCGTTCACCCTGATGGTCACCGCGATCCGCGACAAGCAGATCGGGCAGCTCGGCCCCGACGAGGCCCCCTACCTGCGGTCCGCGGTCGCACGGGCTGAGACCAGGGACGTGGGAGACGGGATGCGCGGCTGGTCGAGGAAGAACACCGCCAGTGACATCACCCCGCTGACATCGGCGACGCTAGCGCACTGGGCGTTCAACCGGCTGCGCCGCAGCTATAATCCCATACGCAGCATCGGGTGAGAGAAGCGAAATGGCGGCGCTGAGCCCGGACGACGTGTTCAGGCTCAAGCATTCCCTGGCAGAAGCTGACGGGAATCACTACTACGGTGACGGCGGCACGATACATGGCACCGGATACCTGGACATAGAGATCGACCCGGCGACAGGCGAGGTGACCGCTGTGTGGTTCCGCTGCCTGAACCTTCCGTTCAGGACGTTCAGCCGGGACGAGCCCGCGGTAGTCAATCCTGATATCGGGATACGCGGGGTTGAGTACCGCGAAAGAGGCGAAGGTAAATGATCAGCACCTGGACGACTACCCGCGGGATCATCCCGTGGAATCCTGTATCGAAGGAGAACCCGTATCCGCTCGGCCGTAACCTGTACCACGACTCACGGAACCGGGCGTACCCGTGGAAGCGGCAGCTCCCCGTGGAGATGATGACCTCGCAGGACTGGCCCCGTCACATCCCTATCCTGGATCAGGGTCAGGTCGGTTCGTGTACCGGCAACGAGCAGGTCGGCGCGCTGGGTACAGGTCCCCTGTTCGACGCCCTCTCTGCCGGTCATCCCTCGCTGGATGAGGCACTGGCGCTGAAGATCTACTCGGGTGCCGAGACGATCGACGGTGACGGGCCCTACCCGCCGAACGACAACGGTTCGAGCGGTCCGTCAGCAGCGCAGGTCGCGAAGAACCTGGGGCTCATCTCCGGGTACCTGCACTGCTTCTCCCTCACCGACGTGCTGGACGCGCTGGAAACCGGGCCGGTGGGCATCGGGTCGAACTGGTATGACTCGATGGACCGCCCGGACAGCTCGGGCCTGGTCTCCATATCAGCTAACGCGAGCGTCCGCGGGGGCCACGAGTACCTGTGCAGGGGTAAGGACATGGACCGGAAGATGGTCCACCTGGACAACTCGTGGGGGACCTCGTTCGGTCTCAGCGGTTCGTTCATGTACTCCTTCGACACGCTGGAAAGGCTGCTCGCAGAGCAAGGTGACGGGACCGTGTCACTTCCCTTGTCAGTACCGGCACCCGTCCCGGTGCCTGTTCCCGTACCGGTCGACCCGGACCACGTGTTCGCGCAGGTGCTGCACCCCTGGGTCCTGCTGCATCACGTCGGGGGGAACAAGGTCGTATCGCGTGAGGCGCAGGTCTGGATGAAGGCTAAGGGGCTGTGATGGCAGCGGAAACCCAGCAGTTCCCCATCCCCGACCAGGGATACAGGAGCAAGGCGAAGTCACGGCTGGAGTCAGTCCCACGGGGCCAGATCAGCGAGCACGCTGACAAGGTCCGCGCTGGCGAGACGTTCGCTATGGTCATCACCGCGTTCTTCTTCGCGATCGGCTGGACGTTCGGTGCTTCGTGGCGGGCCGTGGTGTTCTGCTGCCTCGCCATCCGGTACGGATACCGGGCTGGTGCGCACGTCACAGTGGAAGCTCAGCAGCCTGAACCGGCGCGCAGGACACGCCCGGGGCCGGGTGGCACCTTCATAGAAGAGTAAGCGCCTGGGGTGGGAGAGCGCGCCGAGCCCTACTCGCGCTCCTGCCCGGGGTACCTGAGGGTCAGTGCGGACTGGTATTGCCCAGTCCCAATCCGGGCGGCGGGGACTAGTACGTCCCACCCGCAGGTTAGCTCCCCCTCCACCGGTGAGGGTGGACTGGGCCCGTTCCAGACCAGGATTTGCATCCTGCGGATACGCCCAGGGCCTGCGGCCGGGGGACCGGGCTGGACCACCGGTTGAAGGGGGCCCAGCCGCGTGCTCCGTTCACGTGAGCACTGAGAGCATACCAAACCACAACACGGGAGGGAAGACCTGTGGGCCTTGTCGACCGTGTGCGTGAAAGCAGGACAGAACAGCGCGTCATCGGGGGAGTGCCCTGGAGGCCGTGGGACTCGCCTTATTTCCCGTTCAACACGGGCGGGCCGGTCCACCCGACCCGCTCGTTCTACGGTGCTGACGAGGCATTGCGCCTGGTCCCCGTGTATGCAGCGGTGAGGATGATCGCCGAATACATCGCCAGTTTGCCGTTGAAAATGTACATCAAGACGGACACGGGGCAGAAGCGGTGGGATGGCCCGTCGATCTTCGATGACCCGTCCCCGTCCACGAACATCATGGACTGGCTGTACGAGTGCCTGGTGTCACTGCTGCTGCACGGCAACGCGTGGGGTTTCATCCTGTCACGTGACGGCTACGGATATCCGCAGCAGATCCAGTGGATGCCCCCGGAAATGGTGCAGGTCATAGACGACGAGTCGCAGCCGTTTAACCCGCTGCGGTCCCGGGTGTACTTCTACGGCCGGCTGATGCGCCGGGAAGACTACTTTCACATCAAGGCGTTCTCGCTCCCGGGCCGCACCGAGGGGATCAGCCCGCTGCGTGCGTTCGCGCTGACGATCCTGAACGGCCTCGAAGCGACCCGGTACGGCACTGACTGGTTCAAGGCCGGGGGTTTCCCGCCCGGTACGTTCAAGAACAACGAGATCGAGGTCAACCCCGAGGACGCAGCTGAGATCCGGTCGATGCTGAACACGTCGATCCGCAGGCGCGAACCCCTGGTGTACGGCAGGGACTGGGATTACCACCCGGTAACTGTGCCGCCGAGTGAAGCGCAGTTCATTGAGGCAATGCAAATGAACGCGACGCAGATCGCCGCGGTGTACGGGCTGCCCCCCGACCGTGTTGGCGGCAAGCGGGGTGACTCTCTCACCTACTCAACGACGCAGCAGGCCGCGATCCAGATCATCGAGGCGCTCCGCCCGTGGCTGGTCCGGCTGGAGACAGCGTTCTTCAACATCCTGCCGCAGCGCCGGATTGTCCGGTTCAACTCTGATGCGCTGCTGAAAACCGACCTGTCTGAACGCGCCGCGATCTACCAGACGTGGCGGCAGATCGGTTTCAAGTCGATCGATGAGATGCGGGAAACGGAAGACCTGGAGCCGCTGCCCAATAAGACGGGTACGGATAACATCCCGCTCGAAGCGATCGTCGCGATGGCACGGTCGGTCCGGGCGATCCCGAATGAGCTGCTCCCGCAGGTCACACTGGAACAGCGGCTGCTGTACGAATACTTGCAGTCGCTCGCAGCAGGTGCCGAACCTCCAGGGTTGCCGCCGGGTGGCACACCGGCCGCGGCAGGCCCGGGTGCTTCTGACGCCCCGCCAGCGGTCAACGCGCCGGGTGCTGCCGGGGCTAATGTGTCAGGCCCTGGTGGTGCAGGGGGTTTCCAGCCGCCGAACGTGCTCCAGCAGATCGTCAAGGACATGCTGTCCGTACGCAAAAACGAGGAGATGCCGGCCGGTCAGTATGGTCTGCCACCGGAGGTCCTCGCACAGATCGTCGCCGCGGTCCGCCAGGCGGAACGCGACGAGGCACTGGGCCCAGAGTATGTGGGGCCGTGGATTCCGCCCGGTAAAACAGCCCATAATGGCCGTCATGGCAGCAACGGGCGTGATCATTAGAAAGGGTCAGGTAAATGGCCGAAATTAGCTCAGCCGCCCAGAACGACCTTCCCGACTCCAGTTTCGCCTACGTGGAGCCGGGCGGCATGAAGGACGCCCAGGGCAAGACAACGCCCCGGAGCAAGCGGCACTTCCCGATTCACGACGCCGCACATGTGCGGAACGCCCTGGCGCGGGCTTCGCAGTCCCCGTTCGGGAAGATGGCCATGCCCAAGATCGTCTCAGCCGCGAGGCGGTTCGGCGTTACGGTCACTGCCGGGCAGCGGGCGTTCGGCGGCCTGGACCCCGACAGTGCATCGTTCCCCGAGCGGCGGTTCACCCGGTTCCCGCTGGAACTGCGTGCTGACCCCGCGGGTAAGCAGGGTGCCCAGCACATCTGGGGATACGCTGCGTGCTTCGGTAAGCTGTCCCGCAGGCTGGGCGGTTTCGTTGAGCAGGTGGGCACGAACGCGTTCGATGAGTCGAAGACCGAAGGCTGGCCGGATGTGGTATGCCGGTACAACCACAAGGACGACGCGCTCCTGGGCACCACATACGCGCGGACGCTGACTCTGGGGATCGATGAGACGGGCCTCGCGTACGACGTGGAACCACCGCAAGCCCGCGCCGACGTGCTGGAATATGTGCAGCGCGGTGACATCAGGCACTCCTCATTCGCGTTCAGGGTCTTCCCCGGTGGTGACGAGTGGGGCGTGTCGGAGTTCGACTACCCGATGCGGACGCTCCACGCGGTGCAGCTGATCGATGTCGCACCGGTACTCGACCCGGCTTACCCGGATGCCACGGCTGCTGCACGGGCGATGGACGGCGCGGTCCGGTCCCTGGCTGAATGGGTTCAGGCCGAACCAGACGAAGTACGGGAGCGCCTGGTGGAGAACAGGGCGATGGAGTTCTTCAAGCGGACCGACAACATCAGCCCCGCACGTCAGGCATCCAAGCAGCAGGAGCGCAAGAAGACCCTCACGGGTGCGCTGGCGATGCTGGACCTGCTGGACAACGCGCAGGACCCGTACGCAGAAACCGAGTAAGAAAATCATCAGGCACCGACTCCAGACCCCGGCCCCTGCCTGCTTCAGTGCATGGAGGGCGTCGTGGAGAAACTCGTCAACGGGCTGCCTGGCCCGCACGAGTCGTGGCAGGAACTAGCTGACCACAGCATCGAACATGACCAGCTGCCGGAACCCGTGGTCCCGGTAGCAGGGTGATTTACAACTTAATAGCGCCACCGAGGCCGTAGCCACCCTTCGGGTGCGGACGGAGCCGGTTCTTAACAGATCCGTCCGTAGCAGTAAGGAGGGCCAGTCATGGCCAGTGAAGTTGCTAAGCGGCTTCGCGACAGGCGGCTCAACGTGTGGAGCGAGGCGAAGAAGATCGCCGAAGATGCCGCCGCTGAGAACCGCGCGTTCACCCCTGAGGAGCAGGGTAAGTGGGACGCGATGCAGGAAGAGATGCGGACCCTCGACACGCGGATCGGTGCCGTTCTCGACACCGAGAAGCGCGCCAAGGCCGCAGACGACGCGTTCAACGACCTTGAGGGTCGCCCGCGTGAGGGTGCACAGGAGCAGCGGCAGAGTGACATGGCCGCTGAGGTCCGCAAGTGGGCACGCGGCGAAGAGGGTGCCGGTCGCGCCCTTGAGATCCGCCGTCAGGCATCAGGCCCGGTTAACTACCGGACCCTGCTGACCACGGGCACCGCATCCTCGGTTATCCCGACCGACTTCTACGACCAGCTCATCGCCCACCTCATCGAGGTTTCGGGTGTCATGCAGTGCGGTCCCACGGTCCTGAACACCGGGGGCGGCGAAACGCTCCAGGTGCCGAAGACCACCGCTCACTCCACCGCCGCCTCGGCAGCACAGGCCGGACTGATCCCCAGCTCCGACCCCACGTTCTCGATGCAGCCTCTGTCCGCTTACAAGTACGGCATCCTCTTGCAGGTCGCCCGTGAGCTGATCGATGACACCGCGGTGGACCTGCTCGGATACCTCGCGATGCAGGCAGGCCGTGCGCTTGGTAACGCATTCGGCACCGACCTCGTTAACGGCACCGGTACCAGCCAGCCAGCTGGTATCGTTACCACCGCTACGACTGGCGTCACCGGCGCTACTACCGGTGTTTCCGGCGCACCGTCGTATGCGAACCTGGTCGACCTCGAATACTCGGTTATCGCGCCGTACCGTCAGTCCCGGAGCTGCTACTGGCTGGCGGCTGACAAGACCATCGGCGGTTTCCGGAAGATCACCGACACGACCGGCCGTCCGATCTGGGAGCCCTCCGCGGTTCTCGGCTCTCCGGACCTGCTGCTGGGTAAGCCCCTGGTGGCTGACCCGTTCATGCCCGCCCAGGCGCTGTCCGCGAAGTGCATCGCTTTCGGTGACTTTTCGCAGTACTTCGTCAGGCTGGTCGGCGGGGTCCGTTTCGAGCGTTCGGACGACTTCGCCTTCGGCACCGACCTGGTGACGTTCCGCGCGATCCTGCGTGGTGACGGAACCCTGGTCGACCGCACCGGGGCGATCAAGCTGTACGTCGGCGCTGCGACCTGATCTGATGTCCAACAAGCGGAAGCTGAAGGTTTCCGGTGCGGAACCCGCGGAACGCTGCTCGTCCTGCGGGCGGCGTATCGGGGCTAACGCTGACGCCTTGCGGTTGCGGACCGGCCAGGTTATCTGCCCGCGTTGCCGCCAGTCGGGGGACCTCCCCCGGCTGGCGTGCGGGCATTACGCTCTGCCCGGGACGCTGATCAGCTCAGACAGCGAAGATCACAGCACGATGCAGTGCCCGCGCTGCTCACCGGTAGCGGGTAAGTTCGGCATGGCAAGGCTTGGCCTGCCCCAGCAGGGGCAGTAGTATCTGACCGCACCGGCGGAGACACGGGCTCCGCTGGTGCGGCCAGTCATAAGATGCATGAAGAAGATAGGAGAGGTGCCATGGCGGGTACTAACCAGCCGAGTCAGAAGCCGGACGGCGGCGGCCAGCGTGCTGGTGGCGGTCGTGGCTACTCTGGCGTTTCCGGGGGTAATGACCCCACGACCGAACCGGGTCAGTACCCACCGGCCAGCGACGGTGGTATTTTCGGTGGCCCCCTCCCCACGGGGACGGGCGCACCGGGCACGACCGGCGGACGTGGCGGTGGCGATGACACGACTGAGCCGGGTCAGCTGACTGACGGCCTGACTGGTGTCGATGACTCGGATATCACCAGCACGGGTGCCCCGGGTACGTCCACTTCCCCGGGTAGCGGTGGTGGCGGCACGTCGGTCACCTACACGAAGATGGGGTCGCACCTGACGGGTACGTACCAGTCGGAGACTTCCAGCGAGACCCTCACCGGTCCTGGTGAGTCGACCGAGGCGAACAGTGAGGGTTACGCGACGGGCGGCCCGCAGCTCCCCGGTATCAAGGGGAACGAGCCGGTACCTGGCGGGAAATACCAGCCTGGCAGTGGCCGGGTCCTGCGTGGCGGAAGGGCGGTGCGGGGATGAGTGACGTAGCACGTCAGTACCCGCCTGGTTCGGAACCATCGAAGGGTGGCGGCCTGCTGGCGGTGCAGTACCCGCCCGGCCTGGAGAAGGCCAGTCACCAGAACAAGGACCTGGCGCACGACTACAAGGATGACCGGACCAAGTAGGAGGCCGCTATGCAGGATCTTTCTAACCTGCTGAAGCCCGACCCGGTGACCGCCCTGGCTCCCACGTCGCAGGCTGGCGGGAACCAGATCGTCAGTAACGCGAACGCGCAGACCGCGCCGGGCAGCCAGCCTGCGCAGCCAGCGACGAGTATCACCGGTGAGGTCATCGATCACAACGAGCCGGTCATCCCGGCTTCCGGGCCGAAGATCCCGCCTGGCACGGATGGTAAGCCGCAGCCTGGTAAAACGTGGTCGCCGGGTGCACCGGCGTGGAAGAAGTAGGAGGAAATCATGCCTCAAGTTCCTGCCCCGGTCGAGGGCACCCCGAATCTGCCGTACCAGCCGTATGACGCGTCCGCCGAGGGCACGTCGGACACCGCACCAGGCCCCGGCCAGGTGTATGACGGCAACAGCGGTGCAGACCCGACCGGCTGGGAGAAGCTGCGTGACGGCGGTGCTGCTGACATGAGCAGCGGCCGGGTCACCGGTGGCTGGCCTGATAACGGCACGTCTGACGGTTCTGCCTGGAAGCAGACCTGATCCTGCGCCGGTTAGCGGCTGGCACCTGGAGGGCCCATGTGGTGGGTTACTGTCACTGGTGCGGCGGTTGGTCGCTGGAACCTCTCGATTCCTCATACATGTGCGGGCGGTGCCGGGATGGGTGGAGAGAAGCACACACCATGCGTGACCTGCTGATCATCACCCCGACCCGGGGCCGCCCTCACGGGGCCCAGCGCCTGATCGACGCGGTAGAGAAAACCTCCACAGCCGTGACTGACCTGGTGTTCGCGATGGACGACGACGACCCGTCTTACCCTGGCCTGACCGGGCGGTTCGAGTCAACTAGCGGCCCGAGAGACACGTGCGGCGGGTGGACGAACAAGATCGCCGCTGAACGCCTGGGCAGGTACCACGCGATCGCGTCGATCGGTGACGACCATGAGCCTCTCACCCGCGGGTGGGACACCATACTGCTGAACGCCATCGTGGACATGGGCGGTACGGGTATCGCCTACGGGAACGACACTGAGCACGGTGAAGACGTTCCTACCGCAGCGGTGATCAGCTCTGACATCGTGGCGGCACTGGGCTGGGTGTTCGAGCCGACCATGAATCACTTCTACGCCGACCTGGTGTGGAAAGAGATAGCGTGGGCGTCGTGCCTGGCGTACCTGCCTGGCGTGATCATCAAGCATTACAACCCGAACTACGGCACCGCCCCCATGGATGACACGTACACGGAGGCCCGTGACCGTTACGGTGAAGACGGCGACGCGTACAAGGTGTGGGGTGAGCACCGCCGCGCTGCTGACACTGCCACGGTCAGGGCACTGGCACAGGCCAGGCGGTCGTGAAGATTTACGACTCGTTCCTGTTCCGTGACGAGCTGGACCTGCTGGAATGCCGCATGGTCCAGATGGACACCTGGCCGGTGTGGCAGCACATTCTCGTAGAGGCGAAGGTGGATCACCAGGGGCACCAGAAGCCGCTGGTGTACGCGGAGAACCGGGAGCGGTTCGCACCGTGGGCTGACCGGATCAGGCACGTCGTCGTGGATTCCCTGCCTGACGCCGAGCCGATGATACGGGAAGCAGCACAACGGGACGCGGTATCCCGGGGCCTGACTGACGTTGAGGCGGGTGACTGGCTGATCCTCGCTGACGTGGACGAGATCCCGAACGATGTCGCGCTGGCAGCGGTGAAGAACCGCGAGGTGGGCGTGTTCGAGATGGTCTGCTGCATGTTCGCGGTCGACTGGCTGTGGGGGCCGCCGCTGAAAACCTCCGTGATCCTGCCGGCTGGTAACGGCGGGCAGATGTCCGTAGCACGCAGGGACGGGTGGTCCGCCGGGCCGGAGATACCGGGTGCGGGTCACCACCTGACGTGGCTAGGCGGGCAGGACGGGATCGCCGCGAAGATAAACTCGCACTGCCACACCGAATGTAACGCGGGCCTGGCCACGGGGAACGCCGCGGATGTTCTCTACCAGCATGGCCATAACCCGTTCGGGACACGCTTCGGGTACTCGGACCAGATGATCCCGGTAGACGTGGACGAGTCGTGGCCACGCTGGGTGTATGAGAAACGCTGCCCCGGGAACTGGTTCCGTCCCAGGGCAGGCTAGGATGACCGCGTGAGATACCTGATAACTGGCGGGGCCGGTTTCATCGGTTCCGCGCTGACACGCCGCCTGTCCCTAGAAGGCCACGAGACAGTCGTCCTGGATGACATGAGCCGCGGCCGGGATGACCGGCTCAGCGGACTGGAACGCTGCCACATCATCCACGGTGACGTACGCGAACCCGACATCGTGAACTACGCATCGCTGGGCTGCGAGACCATCCTGCATTTGGCTTACATGCAGGGAACCCAGACTTTCTACTCCGAACCCCGCCAGGTCCTCGACGTGGCCCTGCGGGGGATCGTGAACGTCCTCGAAGCGTGCCGGGTGAACGCCTGCCGGGAACTGCTCCTGGTGTCCTCATCGGAGGCGTACGAGACACCCCCGGTGTGGCCCACCCCCGAGGAAGTGCCGCTGGTCGTGCCTGACCCGCTGAACCCGCGCTACTCCTACGGGGGCGGGAAGATCGCATCGGAGCTGGCCGCGCTGGCGTGGCAGCGGACCGGGATCCTGGACCGGCTGGTCATCGTCAGGCCCCATAACATTTACGGGCCGGACATGGGCACCCACCATGTGATCCCCGAGTTCTGCCAGCGGATGAACGAGCTGACCAGCACCCACCCTGACGGGCCTATCGCGTTTCCCATCCAGGGAAGCGGTCAGGAAACACGGTCGTTCTGCTGGATCGATGACTGCGTGGACCAGTTCATGCTTCTGCTGGCGAACTCACCGGCCGGTTCTGAGATTTACCACATGGGCACGATGGAGGAGAAAACAGTCGCTGACGTGGCGTACCGTATCGCTGAGTGTTACGGGCGGAACATTAAACTGGAACCGGGGATCCTCCCGAAGGGTTCCCCGTCGCGCCGCCTCCCTGACATCGCGAAGATCACCCGTCTCGGGTACACCGGGCCCCGGGTCGGTTTCGATGAGGGTGTCGCCCGCGCCGCAGCCTGGTACCGTGAGCATCATGGCTGAGACGACGCAGGAACGGCCCCGGCGGATGCACTGGCGCAACCAGGATCTGCTCGACGCGCTGAAAGAAGCAGGAATCATCCGTGATGGTGATTACGTCCGCAGGGTCGTGATCGACGTGTGCGTGGGCAGCGCAGTCGTGGTCCACGTTGAACGGTACGGGGATGACCGGCTGCTGCGGGTGATCCGCGGGATGACCGGGGTGGATGTTCACTGTGACACGAGGGCCGAGAATGAGTAGGCACCTCGGCACCTATTACCGCCCCGAGGGACCGGTGCTTTCCTGCGGTTCGTGCGGCTCCGGCGGCCTGGAACATGTCCTCGACCTGGGGATGCAGCCGACCCCCCAGGCTACCGTAGGCAAGAAGAACAGCACGTACCCGCTGAGGCTGGTTAAATGCCCCAGATGCACCCTCGTCCAGCTCGATTACATCGCACCGCAGGACGAAGTGTTCGGAGTAGACTATCCGTACACCACCGGGAACACCAAAGCTCTCCGTGACCATTTCGAGCAGCAGGCCAAAGACGTGGACACCCTGCTGTGGAACGAGGGCTTCACCCTGCGCGGTGCTGTCCCCGGGCCGCTGGTCATCGACATCGGCGGCAACGACGGGACGATGCTGAAAGCGCTCCGCAACGAGGCCCCCGATGCGCGGCTGATGCTGATCGAGCCGACTGACCAGGCGAAACGCTGCACCGACCATTTCATCGAAGTGGTGCAGGAGTATTTCACCGCTGACCTGGCCGAGGACATCCGGGCGCAGCGTGGTGCCGCGCAGGTCATCACCGTGTCGAACGTGTTCGGGCATATCCCCGACCCGCATGACTTCCTCGACGGCATCCAGATCCTGCTGGCCGAGGATGGCACGTTCCTGATCGATAACCAGGACTGGTACAACGTATCCCAGGACCTCCAGATCGACACGATCTATCACGAGCACCTGCGGTTCTACACCCCGGCGTCGCTGGGGCTGCTGCTCGCCCAGCACGGCCTGATGATCACGAGCTGGAACCGGATAGGGATGCACGGCGGCTCGTTCCGCGCCCTGGTGGTCAGGGAGAAGCCCGACCTGGAAGTCCGGTCGATGGCGGTGGTCAACAAGCTGATCGGCCTGCTGTATGAGGCTGAGCGGGCCGGGCCTATCTACGCGGTGACAGCACCCACCCGGGCGACACCGCTGGTGAACTACGCGGGCCTGGGGAAGTTCCTGACGTGCGCGTGTGAGGTTGCCGGGTCGGAGAAGATCGGCGCGACCATACCGGGCACGGAAGTGCCGATCGTGGACGAGAAGGTGCTGTTCGAGGAGCAGCCGCCCACCGCCCTGCTCCTGGCGTGGGACCTCGCCAGGGGACTCATCCCCGCTTTGCAGCGCAAAGGGTACAGGGGTGACTTCATCGTCCCCCTGCCCGAGCCGAGGATCGTCAAAGGGGTGACGGACTGATGCCTGAGCCGATGATCCCGCTGCGGCTGATACCCCCAGCCCACCGACGCAGCGGGGTCATCTCGGTGACTGTCCCGTCGCGGGGACGTGAGGCGAAGCTGGCTGACTCCCTGCGGTCGCTGCTTCAGACAGCGCACCGCCCGGATCTCATCGAGATCCTCGTCGCGTACGACCCGGATGACCCGGACACGAAAAAGGTCGCGGTCCTGATGAACGCCGACGTGATCTGGGAGGCACCCGAACGGTACGGGTACGCCCGGTCAGGTCACTACTGGGCTGAGCTGCTGAACCGCTCGACCGGCGAGTGGGTGCTGCCCACCTGGTCCGATGATGCGATCATGAAATCCCCGAACTGGGACGACATGCTCCGCGCGCAGCCCCCGGGTTCCATCGCCTACCTCGACGGCAACTACCCGGGGCTGACATGTTTCCCGGCGGTCCACGCTGACGCGCTCGGCGCTATCGGCAGGCTCGCACCGCTGCCCGCACTGGACACGTGGTTCGAGTATGCGGGACGTGACAGCGGCAACCTCGTGCACCCTGGTATCTACGTCCACCAGGACCGCCCCGACCTGACCGGCTGCGAAGCAGACCAGACCCACGCTGAGGGCGGGGGTGCGTGGCGCAGCGGTGCGGGCGGCACGGTCCAGCAGGCGTTCTACCAGATGCCGTACGTCGAATGGCGGGCGGAAGACACCATGGCCCTGCGTCATCACCGCCAGATCGAAGAAGAGTACCAGGCCCGGATGGGTGCCTGGTCGGACATCATAGAGCAGATGCCGCTGATCAGGCAGGCTGCCCGGTCCTACTGGAAACCTGTCATCGGCGAGCTGGGAACCCGCACCGGTGAGTCAACATCGGCGCTGATCGCCGGGGCTTCCGCTTCTGGCGGCCACGTGTACAGCGTGGACCTGGACATGGGTGACCGGACTGGTGCCCCTAACGGTTTCAATGCCCCGCCGTGGTGGTGCGAGCAGGCAGGACTGTGGTCCGCGCTGTCCGGTAACGACCTGGGTGACGAGGCGGCAGCGTTCATCCCGGCCGAGCTGGACATCCTGTTCATCGACACGTCGCACCTGTACCAGCACACCCTGGATGAGCTGGCCATGTACGTCCCCCGGGTGAAGCCGGGCGGCACGGTCCTGATGCACGACGTGGAGCTGACCATCGGGGAGATGGTCGCCTACGGTGAACCGGGCGCTAGGGAAGATACCTACAGCCCCGAGTACCCGGTCGCAGCGGCGCTGGACTTCTACTGCTCCCAGCACGGGCTGACATGGACCCGCCAGACTGAAAGGCCCAGCCCGGTGCCGGGACGCCCGTTCTTCGGGCTCGGCACCATCGTGATCCCCGGGGGAGGTGATGCCCTGTGACGACTGTCGCGCCGTATCCTTCGCCTTATCCAGGGTCTTGTGGCAGGGTGGGTGGGTGAGCAAGACATGAAACTGAGCCTGGTGAGCTGCCGGTCCCCGTTTCTCGATGACGACCGGATCTACCCGCCGCTGGGGCTGCTGTACCTGAAAGCCGCGGTGATGGCGCAGGTCCCCGAAGCCAAGGTCGACGTGATCGATGACTACGGTGACCCGGGTGAGTTCGCGGACGCTGACGTGATAGGCGTCTCGGTGATGACACCGCAGCGTAAAGAAGCCGACCAGCTGGCCCGCATGATCAAGGACGCGTGGCCGGACAAGACGCTGATCGCCGGTGGCCCGCACGTTCGGCATTACGGCCGGGACATGTCGGACCGGTGGGATTACCTGGTCGGCGGGGACGGTGAACGTGTCCTGCCGCAGATCCTGCGGGGCGAACGTGTCCCCCGCACCACGTACGACCAGATCCCACGCGCCGAGCTGGCGGCTATGCCGCCACCGGACCGGCTGGGTGAAGCGTCGTTCCTGCGGGGTTACACGTACAAGCTCGCGGGCCTGCCGTCCACGACGATGCTGCTGGGGCGCGGATGCCCGATGGCATGCAAGTTCTGCGAGGACGCCCGGACGCTGACCCGGTGGACGTCGCTGGAAAACGCCGAGGCGGAACTAGCCGACATCGTTCTGCTGGGCTACCGCGGCGTGTACTTGTTCGATGACCTGTTTGCGATTAACCTGGGAAAATGCCAGCCATACCTGAACCTGCTGAAGAAGTCGGGCCTGAAATTCCGGTGCAACGTCCACGCGAAGTTCATGACGGACGAGTTCGCCGCGGCCCTCTCCTCCGCTGGATGCGTCGAAGTAGCGTTCGGGGCAGAGAGTGGTTCCCAGCAGATCCTGGACCGGATCGACAAGAAGACGACTGTGCAGCAGAATTACGACTGCGTGCGGCACTGCAAGAACCACGGGATCACCGTGAAGGCGTTCCTGATGATCGGCCTGCCCGGTGAGAACATGGAGACAATCGCCGAGACGGAGCGGTTCATCTGCACGTCCGGTATCGATGACGCGCAGATCGCGATCTACTACCCGTACCGGGGTACTGAGCTGCGCCGCGAAATGGACGAGGGCCTCACCACGGACCTGGCGTTCGAGGGTGAGGGGCTAGGTGCGTACGGGCAGAAGAACCTGGGGACCGACTCGGTGGTCCGCACCGAGGAACTCACCGCGCATGACCTGGTGCGGATCCGGTCGGACCTGATCGAGACGTACAAGTTCCACTCCCACGTGGGACCCCGGGATCATTTCTTCGACACGCACATGGCGGTGTCGTGAGCCTCCCCCTGGTCTCGGTGATAACCGCTACGTGGAAGCGGAATGACCTGCTGCTGAGCCGGTGCATCCCGTCGGTGCAGGCGCAGGGATACCCCGCGGTGGAACACATCGTCATCTCCGACGGGCCGGACAACAGGCTGGCCAGGCGGCTGGCTGAACCGCGGCTGGACGGGTGGAAGAACCTGCTGTACAAGGAGGTGGACTGCCACGTCAGCGACGACCATTACGGTCATTACGCGCGGCTACTCGGCCTGGAATACGCGTCAGGCGAGTACGTCACCTACTGCGACGACGACGACTCGCTGCGGCCGGACCACTGTTACCGCCTCGCCACGGCACTGGATGAGGATCCTGACGCAGGGTTCGCCGTGTCGCGTATGGTCGCGCACCACGCCCACCCGGTGACGGTCGGGTGGGGGCCGCTCGCACCCGGCAACGTGGGCTCCCCGATGATCATGCACCGCAAGTGGGTGCTGGACCACGGCACGTGGGGACCGGCTTCGTGGAAGGAAGACTGGGAGCTGGTCGAACGGTGGCTGGACGCGGGCGTCAAGTACGTGAACGTGGACGCTGAGACTTCCGACGTGTGGCCGTCACGGTTCCGGGTTGAGGCGTGAAAGCCTTCATCATCTTCCGGGATCGTGTGACATACGCGGCCCGGTGTGCTGCCGCACTGGCCCGTGCTGGCCTGGAAGTGGTCATCGTGGACCAGGGATCCACGTATCCTCCTGCGCTGGCCTGGCTGGACGTGCTGGAGATCCGCGCAGGCACGCAGGTGCTCCGAAAGGGCGGCGGGCACCCGCAGGAACTATGGGGCTGGGACCCCTTCCGGCAGGCATGCGGGACTGAACGGTACGTCGTGACCGACCCGGACGTGGTACCGGATGACCTGTGCCCGCTGGACTGGCCGGAACGGCTGGAGAAAATCCTGGACGACTCGGACTACTCCAAGATCGGGATGGGCCTGCGGATCGATAACATCCCCGAGACGTACCAGCATCACGACCACGTGGTCGAGTGGGAACGGCAGTTCTGGACGCACCCCGTGGGTGACGGCAGCGTGTTCTCCGCGCAGGTCGACACGACCCTGGCGATGTACAACCCGCTGCCCGACTTCCCCCACTTCACCATCGACGGGCTCCGCACCGGCCCCCCGTACGTAGCGGAGCACCTGGCGTGGTATGAGGACCTTGAAAATCTTTCACCGGAGTTGCAGTATTACCATGAGCACGCCGAAGCTGGCATCTCATTCTGGACTCTGGAGGACCGCAGTGCCTGGAACCAGTGACCGGACGATCATCTTCCCGTCTATCACCACGGCGGTCACCCCCGCTGAGTCAGCGGAGCTGGCCCGGCTCGCAACCGGGTGCACAGTCCTGGAACTGGGGTCGTTCTACGGGTACTCCACGATCGTGATGGCGTCGGTCGCTGACATGGTGTACTCAGTCGACTGGCATCAGGGCGACGACCACGCGGGCCAGTACGACACGTGGGAAGACTTCAACGCGAACCTGCTCGGGTATGGTGTCAAACCGCACGTGCAGGCGGTGAAGGGCCGGTTCGAGGAGGAAGTGCCCCGGCTGTGGCGTGCGGGTGTCCGCACTGACGGCGCGTTCCTCGACGGCCAGCACGACGAAGCCTCTGTCCGCAGGGACCTGGAACTGGCACTCATGCTGGTTAAGCCGGGCGGGTGGGTCGCGTTCCACGACTACGGGCGTGGTGAGGAAACAGGACACCACGGGTTCGAGGTCACGAAGGTAGCGGACGACTTCGGTGTGACCGACGTGGTGGGCTGCCTGGCGTGGGGAACCTACGAGCCGCCCGAAGACTGACATGCGTCACTGGCTGGGTGTCGACTCGGGTGAAGGCGTGCCGTACCTGTTCTACTCGGGGCTGTTCGGCGTGATCGTGTTCACGCTCGGTCAGGTCGCGAACGTGTACGCCACGCTGCGGCGGAACAACTGCCACCAGCCGAACTGCTGGCGTCTCGGCCGGTTCCCCGTGGAGGGCACCGCGTGGAACTGCTGCCACCGGCACCACCCGGAACCCCCGGTGAAAGAAACGATCCGCGAGCGGTACCACCTGTATGCGGGAGACAAGATCGGTGATGGCTGATAACGCAGACGGCCTGGCGGATTTCATCATGGGCCTGCCCGAGGGTGAACGCCACAAAGGGTTTTTCTGGGCGGCGAAGACCGCGGCCGGGAATGACCTGCCGCCAGTCGAGGTGACGAAGATCATCAACGCGGGTATCCGCGCCGGGCTGGAAGAAGCGTACGTCCACCGGACCGTCACCGAAGCGCAGGAGGAAAAGTGAGCCGTTTCATGATCCCGCGGGTAGCTCACTGTTCCACCGGCGGTTTACAATCTTGACGTGAAGATTTTCGCTGGTCATGATGGCGGGTCCGGGTGCGGCTGGTACCGCATGGAACTCCCCATGGCACAGCTCGCCGCCCACGGCTACGAGGTGACGCTGGCATCGGCGGATGCGGATAAGACACCGGGTATCACCGCCCGCTCTATGGAGGGTCACGACGTGATCGTGGCGCAGCGGTTCAACAAGCCCGGTGGCGTCCACATTTACCGTGAAGCCCGCACCCCGCGGAACCGGCTGGTGTACGAGCTGGACGACGACGTGTTCGCGATCTCACCGGAGAACTTCAACGCGTACCACATGTGGCAGCGGCCCGACATCCTGGATGCGGCGACGCACGCGATGGAAGTGTCAGACCTGATAACGTGCAGCACGGAGCCGCTGGCGGAGGTGCTCCGCGAGTACAACCCCAACGTGGCCGTGCTGCCTAACCACATCCCCGGGTGGGTATGTGACGTGGAACGGAACCGGCGGGTGCGCCCAGCAGTGGGCTGGGCCGGGGGCGCTTCGCATGGCGCGGACGTTGGCCTGATCTCTGGTCCGGTCCGCCGGTTCCTCAAACGTTTCCCCGGGTGGGACCTGCGCCTGACCGGGACGGATTACCGTCCCACGTTCAAGGCGGGTGACCGTGCGGTCTTCACCAAGTGGGTGCAGGTCAACGACCACCCGGAGAAGTTCTACAAGTCTCCCGACTGGGACATCGGGCTGGCCCCCGTGGTGCCGAACCGGTTCAACGCAGCCAAGTCGTGCCTGAAAGCGATGGAGTACGGGGCTCTGGGCATACCCACGATCGCGTCGGACTACTACCCGTACACCGGTTACATCCGGCACGGCGAGACCGGGTTCCTGGTCAGGCGGGATCACGAGTGGCTCAGCTACATGTCGGAGCTGGCCTCCGACGACAGCCTGCGGGAGAAAATGGGTGCCGCTGCCCGTGAGCAGGCCCGCCAGTGGACCATCGAGAACGGGTGGGCGAAATGGGCGGAGACTTACGAGGGGCTGTTCCGGTGATCTGCCACCCGTGCAAAATGGATTTCCACGATTCCTGTGATAACACGCAGCCGTCCCACGGTGGCGGCAACTGGTGCGACTGTCAGCATGAGGACCGGGTCTGGCCGGAGGAAGAGGAACACTGATGACAAACGTTCAGATGCTGGTGCACATCACCGGCGGGCGCGCTGACGGCAGCGTGTGGCCAGCGGTGGGTCACGAGAAGCCGCTGAAGGTCAGCAAGGCTGAGGCGCAGGACCTGTACACCGCGCAGCTCGCCCGCCCCTGGCCGGGTGGTGACGAAGAGGAGCAGACCGCTGAGGCCGCTGCGACCGCGCAGACCGAGGCGCTCGTAGAGGCAGCAGTACCACCGGTGCAGTGGCCCCCCGATGAGCCGACCAGGATGGGTGCGCAGGCTGAGCCGGTAGCGGAGGCTGACGAGCCCGAGGCGCAGGATGCTGACGCACCCAAGCCGGCCGCACCCAAGGCTGACTGGGTGGAATGGGCGGTGTCGCAGGGTGCTGACGAGGAAGAGGCTAACGCTTCCACGAAACAGCAGCTGATGGAACAGTACGGGGCGCGCCCGTGACGACGCGCGTAACCAAATCGAACGGCAAGGTCTCGTTCGATAACGGTGAAACCTGGCATACGGTCACTGACATGGAAATGTCGTGGAGCACCATCGAGGAAACCCGTGGCGGGGAAGAACCGGGTGACTGGAAGGTCGCCTGCGAGGTCATCCCGGTGGTCAAGGAGAAGGACAGCGAATGACCACGAAGCTCCGTGAGCTTCTCGACACGGTCCGGCAGGTTGACCGGAAGTGGCAGAAGCAAGTTGAGGTCCCGGAAAAATTCACCCCGTGGATGCCCGCTGACGTGGCCCAGTACCTGGTGCTGCTGATCGAGGCGATGCATGAGGCACCGGGGGAGAAGTTCCTTGAGATCGGCTGCGGCCCGGGCACGAAGATGCTCCTGGCGCGGGACGCCCTGTGTGACATGCTGGACGTATCCGGGTTCGACCGGGTCCCCGAATACGTGCAGGCCGCACGTGAACTTGGCCTGAACGCCGTGGTGTGCGACGCGTTTGACTACCCGGCGTACAACAAGCATGACATCGTGTTTTTCAACCGGCCGTTCCGTGACCGGCAGATGCAACGTGACCTGGAACGCCTCGTCTACACGAGGATGCGCCGAGGTGCCGTGGTGATCTGCATGAACCTGGAGAACAAGCCGCCATCTGACAAGTTCCTCGTCATCACCGACGACTGGGAAGAGGGGCGGCGCGGGGTATGGCTGAAGTTGTAATCTCCCACGACTACGGCGGGGACGTAGGCGAGAACCCCGTGACCGCGCCGGTGGAGAACAAGGTCGTGGTGGCTGGCCTGGCATCGGCTTCCGCGGCACCGGGTCCAGCGGAAGTCGAGGAACCTGACAGTGGCGTGGACTGACAGCCGCATTTTCCAGCAGGCTATGCTCAACCCGATCGCAGGGCGTTCCTGGACGACAGCGGCACCCACCACATATTCTTCGCTTTCCGCCGATACGATCGACGTGTCACTTTTCAATAACACGACCACCCCTGACCGCACCGCAGCGGTCGCTAACACCGGATATAACACGGGGGTATGGGTCACCGGTAATGAGGTTGTGGACGTGACGAACTGGGTGGCTGGCGGCCGGGCGCTAGCATCGAAGACGTTCACCATCGACACCGGTTCATCCAGTATCTGTTTCGGTGCGGCGAACCTGTCCGGTGGCGGCAACGTCACCCTGGCGAACGTGTTCGGGTGCTTCGTCTACGACGCCACGATCACAGGCGGAACAGTCTTGAAGCAGGGGCTCTGCTATAACTACTTCGGCGGGGCCCAGGGTGTCACCGCCGGGGCTTTCACGATCGTCTGGGCGACACCCGGTGGTGGCGCTATCAGCGCGGTCTTCAACATTACCGTGTGAGGCTGGATATGAACGTTCCCCTGCTCGTCGCCTACCAGGACTGGTACTGCCCGGAGTGCGGGGCTGAGGAGCGTACCCCGCCGCTCCCTCCGAACTCGTCACGCATGCACACCTGCCCTCGACTCCACATGCTCACCGCGCCCCTGGTGCGGGCCGGAGCGGACTGCAAGCTCGTCGCCAGTGAACGCGAGGACTACCTGGGTGACGAAGTGCAACGCACCGGGGACGACGGAAAGCCATACATGAACGTGGAAACACAGCACGCCGATGGGCACAACGACATCGCCGTTTTCGCGCCAGTAGCGAGAGGTTACCTGTGAGTAAGTACGACGAGGGTGGCATACTCCCACCCGGCTGGGCGACGGTAGAAAACGACACAGGTCAGGATCTTGTTATCCACGCACCCTGCGCAGCGGCGCAGGGTTCAGCGTCCATGAACAGCGAATCTGAGGAGGCGGGCGATGGCCTGGACTGACAGCCGGATCTTCACCCAGGCGGTACTGAACCCGCTCACCGCGTCCGCGTGGTCTACGGTCGAGCCCACCTCGTATGGTGCGACCGGGTTGTCCACGGACACGATTAACGTCGCTACGTACAACAACTCGGTGACACCCGACCGTGACGCTGCTGTCGCATCCACCGGATACGCGACGGGCACATGGTCCGGTAACGAGATCACCGGGACGAACTGGGCGGCTGGCGGGCAGGCTCTCGGATCCAAGACTTACACCGCCAACCTGGGCGCTGTGCCGTTCATCGTTTCGTTCGACGCGGCTGACGTATCCGTGGCTGCTGTCACCTTGCTGGCGTTCTTCGGGGACCTGACGTACGACAACACGATCTCAGGCGGGACCGTCGCGAAGCAGGGATACTGTTTCCACTACTACGGCGGGACGCAGAGCGTCACGGCGGGCAACCTCACGATCATCTGGGACACGACCGGGGTCTTCCGGTTCAGCGTTTAAGGAGAAGCAGCATGATCTTGACGGGCACGTTCAATCTCGCTGGCGATCCGACTATCTCCGTGGATATCGTCGCCGCCGCCTACGAAAACGCCGGGCTCAGCGTCCCTCCCGAATACCCTGACCAGCACTGGTATCTTCAGCGGGCTGACACCGCTTCTGTCTCGCTGGAAGGTTTCGCGGCCACCGGCTACCCGCTGCCAGGCAATGCAGGATCTGTTACTCAGTACAATTTCCCACTGGGCAACACTCCACACCTGCGGAATCACTCCACTAGCACAGCCACGCTCTACTACATACTAGTAGCTAGCTGACAAAGCAACGTGAGAATCTGCTACTTCTGGACGAAGCTCTGGGACGAGGCCGTCGAGGCGCTCCCACCCGACGCCGAGCAAGTGTACGTCGGTGAGTCGCTTACCTCCTACTGGGACGCTCTGAGCGCACGGTGGGGCACTGATGACCTGATGATCGTGGAGCACGACATCGTTCTGCACGACCAGGTGGTGGAGCAGTTCGAGGCGTGCCCGAACGTTTGGTGCACGTTCCCGTACTGGCATGACGAGTGGCTGGACGAGGCCCTCGGGTGCACCCGGCTCCGCCTGTCGATCCAGCAGCAGATCACCCCGGCGGAGATCCAGGAGGAATCCTGGGGGTCGTGCTGGGAGTGCAACCCGACCGCGACGATGCCGACCGTGGATGAGCTACGAGACCTGCCGAAGTGGCGGCAGCGGATCAAGGACGGCGAGATCCTGGGATGCTGGCGTCACATCGACGGAAAGCTCATCTGGTCGATGCGCAGGCATAAGCAGAAGGTGTGCGTACACCTGCCCACGGTGGAACACCTGAGTCACCGTGTCATCCCCGATGGTAATTTTTACGTGAGGAGCTGGGAATGACATTCCAGACCGGGACGAACACCGAGGTCCTGTACTGCATGCCCGCCGCTGGCGCAGCCCTGGCGAACAGCACCGCAGCGGCGATCATTTCCGCGAACACGTCCACCAACCCGCCGTACCAGCTTCCCCCGATACAGAACCTGTTCGGCGGTCCTTCCTATGCACCAGGACGGGCCATGCGCGTCGTGGCCCGGGGTACGTTTGGCACCACGGGCAGCCCGACGTTTACACTCACCTGCGGTTTGAACGTTTCCGGGTCCCAGGGCAATACGGGTTTCGCGACTGGGGTCATCCTCGCTGCGACGGGGGCATTTACGGCACCTACCACGATCACGAACGGGATCTGGGAGCTGGAATTCGGGATCGACATCAACTCGATCGGTGACACGAACGCCACCGCTGCGCTGAGCCTGGATGCGCTCGGCCGATTCATCCTCGGTTCGGGTAACAACGCTGCCACCGCAGCGGCGACCGCATACATGGTGGGCTCCGCCACGGCGATCACTACGGTGGTCCCGCAGAACGCGTACTGGGTTGAGCTGGTCGGCAAGTGGGGTACGGCCAGCGCGTCGAACACGATCACCTGTCTCCAGTTTGAGGTGCTCGGCCTGAACTAAACATAGGTCCCGGACACCTGCCGGCCGGAAAGGGTAGCCCGCCATGGCTTTCACGGTTAAGGCTACTCAGTCGGGTGGCGCGGGTATCTTCCTGGCCGTCAAGGTTCTCTCTGGTGCCAGGGTCGCGTCTTCACCCGCCACTGCTACAGAGAACAGCCTGACTCTCGCGCCTACCGCGAGCATCACCACCACCACGGTAGGCGCTCAGGTCTACGGCTCGATCATCTACACGGTCAACAACAGCTCGACGTTCACCGCAGCAGCCGGCAATACGATCGCTGACTCGATCGCGGGTGTTGGCGACACGTTCGGCTCCACCCGCCTGACTGCCGCTGTCGTCACGCCCGGAGCGACCGCTGTCGGTGCCACCGCCCCAGCCGGTAACGGGACGTTCGGCACGTCGGCCGCGTTCCTGGAGATCCTCCCGGCCGGGACTATTGCCCAGGACGGTTCTACCCCGGCTGCTGTCGCCAGCGGTGCGCTGTCTTCAATTACGACAGCGGCGTTCACCCCGCCGCCTGGCACGCTCCTGGTAGCGCTGGTCAACACCGACGCGGCGCAGACCATCCCGGTGATCACGGATACGTCGGGCCTGGGCCTGGTCTGGACACGGCAGGTCTCATCGACCAGCGCTAGCCAGTCCGGTGGTGCCTGGATCTACACCGCTGTGATGCCAGGTGTCGCTTTCGACAATGCTGTGGGCGCGAGCACGGCTGGTACCGCTTTCACGGTCAGCCCGCACACCTGGACGCACGTCAACAACGGCAACTGCATCATCGTCGCGTTCGACGCTTCTGCGGCCAGCACCAACCTCGTCTCGGCGGTCACCTACGGCGGCGTGAACATCCCGCTGCTGACATCCCAGAACGGCGCTGGTGCCACCCCGAACCTCACGGTCTACGGGCTGGCAGGCCCCACCGTCCCGACCGGCAGCAACACCGTATCGGTCACGTTCACCACCGGTTCCGGGGATTTCATCGCCGGGTCCGTCTCCCTATCAGGGGCGGCCTCGCTGGGTACCCCAGTGAGCAATTCCATCGCCGGTGCAGGGGCGGGCACGCTCACGGTCTCTGTGCCCGGTACCACGGCCGGTGGCGTGATCGTCGCTTCTGCGACTTTCGGTGGTGGCGGCGGTGGCACGTTCTCCGGTACGAACGGTGTCACCATCGGGTGGCAGAACAACGTCGGCACCGGCAACGCGGGCGATAACGCGACGATGGGCACTGTGTCCTCCGCTGGCGGTGCCCAGACGGTCGGCTTCAGTGACAGCGGTGGCAGCGACACCTGGACGCTCATCGCGGTCGAGGTGCTGCCCCCTTCACCTCCTTCTTCTCCTCCGCCGCCTCGTGCCCAGCCAGGTAGTGCGTGGCGGGTGCAGCGCAAGTTCAGTCACACGCGCCGCCCGAAGCCTTCGGTCGTCAAGATCCCGCCCCCGTTCGTCACGAATGTCACCGGGGCGCTGACCTCGAACGTCGGACCAGGCGGTGTGCTGCTGCGGGTCTACGCGCTGACCGGTCAGGCTGCCAGCCCGATCGGGAACACGGGCTCGGCTGCTTTCCATGCCGCCTCGACGGTGCTGGCCGCGTCGATCACGACCACGCAGACGGGCAGCCGTGTCTACGGGGCGCTGGAAAACAACAACACGTCCGGGGCTAGCTCCGCTCAGGCTGGCACGACGCTGGTCGATGATGTCCCTGACGGGCTCAACAGCGCCCAGTACCTGTCGTGCAAGACCACCAGCCTGACGGGCACGCCGGGTGCTGCCACAGTGGGTGCTACTAACGCGTTCACTTCTGGTTCTGTGGCGCTGGTGGAGATCCTGCCAGGGACCGGGCTGACCGAGGATTTGTCGTCGCCGCCCCCGGTGTCCTCGACTTCGCTTACCTCGGTCACGTCGGCCTGGTTTGCGCCGCCACCCGGGTCTCTGCTGGTCGCACTGTTCACCGCTGAGGGTGACGGGGTTAACACACAAACCGCCAGTATCACGGACGCCGCGGGCCTGGTGTGGACGCAGCAGAAGCTGGCCTGCATCACAGCTTCGGGTCTTTCCGGTGTGTGGACCGCGCAGGTGCCGCCCGCACCGGTAGCCCCGACCAATGTCAATGTCAACGCGCCAGGTGTCGCGGCGACGGGCGTATCACCGCAGCCTGTCGTCAAGATAGACCTGCCGCAGACCGGTGTCGCAGCTACCGGTTCAGCCCCGCAGGCGACGGTCAGCCTGACCGTTTTCGCGGGCATCCCGACTGCTACGGGCACAGCACCCGGGCCTGTCCCTGCGATATCGGTCCTGGCTGGTATCCCCACCGCGACAGGTACGTCACCGGCCCCGTCCATCCAGACGGGCCTGACTGTCAATGCCGGGATCCCCACCGCTACCGGTGCGGCACCGGGACCTGTTGTCGCTGAGGCTGTCAAACCTGGCATTCCCACGGCTACGGGCAGCGCCGCCGCGATTGTCGCTGAGGCTGTCCTGGCGGGCATACCTACTGCTACGGGTAGCGCACCTGCACCGCAGATCCTGACGGGGCTGACCGTCAACGCCGGGATCCCGACTGCTACGGGTGCAGCATCACAGCCGGTGGTCGCTGATGCGGTAATTCCTGGCATACCTACTGCTACGGGCAGCGCCGCCGGGTTCGTGAACATCCAGGCTAAGCCTGGTATCCCCACGGCTACGGGTACGGCACCGCAGCCAACGGTGGCTGAGGCTATCCTAGCCGGGATCCCGGTCGCTACCGGGGTAGCACCGCAACCAGGGATCGTCACCGGCCTAGTCATCACCGCTCCTCCTGTCACGGCGGCAGGCTCAGCATCTGCCATAGCGAACATCCAGCCGATCGCTGGCGCACCGGTAGCCACGGGCACGCCAGCGCAGCCGGTTGCTGCACCGTCGGCATTCGCTGGTGCTCCCACCGCTACCGGTTCAGCAGCAGCAGTAGCGAACATACGCCCCGTGGCTGGTGCACCCACAGCTACAGGCGCAGCCGCGGCGACCGTCTCGATCTTCGTCAACGCGGCCATACCTGTCGCTACGGGTACGTCACCGCAGCCGGGGATCGTCACCGGGCTCGTCATCAACGCACCCCCGGTCACCGCGTCGGGCCTGGTATCGCAGCCGGTCATAGCAGAGGTTATATTCGCCGGGATACCTGCCGCAACGGGCAGCGCACCACCGGTTACGCGTGGGGTCGGTGCAGGGATACCGACCGCTACCGGGTTTGCACCGCAGGCGAAGATAGCCGAGTCGGTGTTCGCTCTGGTTGCGGTCGCTGCGGGCGTGGCACCGGATGCCCAGGCGGTATCGGTCCTGCCGCATGTCACCGCCCGTTCCACGTCTTCGGTGGATGCGAAGGTGAATTCCACGTCAGCAGCGGATGACCCGCGTGAGGCCAGTAGTGCTGTCGGAGGGCGGGGTTCCACCTCGTCAGCTGACAGCTCGAAGGGCGGCGCGGGTTCACCGCTGGTGACAGGGGCACGTGATAGCGTTTCATCAGTGACGTAGAAAGGGAGGGTCGCGGTGTCGAGTACCGTCTTCTACGACAACGCCAACGAATTCGCGACCCTCACTGTCACATTCAACGTGCTGACCATACCCACCGATCCGACCGCAGTTTCATGTCTTGTCACTGACCCAGCGGGCGGGCAGGTTACTCACACGTTCGGTGGTGCTGCCCCCGCTGACGTGACCAAGGTCAGCACCGGCAAGTACAAGCTGGATATAGCGTGCTCACCGTCGATCACCGGGGTTGAGGGCCTGTGGTCCTACGCATGGGTAGGGACCGGGGCGGCAGCCGACGTGCAGCCCGGGACGTGGCGTGTCCTCGCGCTGGACCAGCCCCGGTGGTACGTGGGACCCGAGGAGCTGAAGGACCGCATCGGCCAGACGGACAGCACAACCGACTCGGTCCTCGCGTCGGTGTGCCTGGCCACCTCGCGGTGGATCGACCGGTACTGCGGGCGTCACTTCTTCCGCACGACCGACGTGCGGACCTACCAGCCGACCAACATCGCGCTGCTGGTCACCGATGACATCGTGTCGGTCACCAGCCTGAAGGTCGATGTTGACGGTGACGGCGTGTTCGAGACCACGTGGACTCAGGGCACCAACTATCAGCTCCGCGTCGGATGGGGCCAGTACAACACGGGTGAGTACAACCAGCTCGCGTCGGGTGAGCAGAAGCCGTTCACGCAGGTTCAGGTGATCGGCTCAACGAACTTCTTCCCGTTCATCTGGCCGTTCGTCCACATGGACCGGGTGCAGATCAGCGGGGTGTTCGGCTGGCCCCAGGTCCCCCCGGTGGTGACGCAGGCTGCACTGCTGATCGCTGCTGACTGGTTCAAGATGAAAGACGCACCGTGGGGTGTGGCGGGTATCTCCGACCTGGGGATCATCCGGGTCCAGTCGAACCCGTGGATCAGCGAGCAGCTCCGCCCGTATTGCCGGGCACGCGGAAAGGTCGGGGTGTGAAACCTGCTACGCGCGGTGTGCTGACCACGCAGAACTCACCGGCGATCGTCGCTGTCATATTCGGCTTCCCGGGCGGGCGGCGGGGCGGCCGGGGCCGGTGATCAGTGGCCGGGAAGCGGTGCACGTTCTACGCGAACGGCGTGCACCACTTCGTGTTCTACGGGAAGAAATACGCGCAATGCCGGTGCGGGCACAAACTGAAAAGGGTGTGAACCGTGGCTGACATCAACGCGATAGCCACCGCCATGGCGAACCGTATCGCCACGACCGGGGTGAAAGCCCTCCCGTACGCACCCGGTGCGATCGTCCCCCCGGCTGTGGTGGTGATACCGGACCGGCCTGCGATCCTGTACGGGCAGACGATGGACGGGGAAGTCAACCTGAACTTCCTCGCGATCGTGGTCCTGTCAGCGGCGAACGACACGACCGGCCAGCTCAACCTGAACAACTTCGTGGCCTCGTCGGGTGCCCAGTCGGTCAACGCGGCGATCCAGGGTGACCCGTCACTCGCGGGGACGGTGGAATTCGCTATCGTCCTCCAGGTCGGCACGTACGGCCTGATCGAATACGCAGGCCAGCAGTACATCGGGGCTTCGTTCCTCATCCAGTGCGGGGCGCACCTGTGAAAATAGCGATCATCGGTTACCTGGGTATCGTCGGCCAGGCACAGGCACGCATGTTCACCGGGCATGACCTGGTGCGCCGCGACACAGCAGACGGTTCTGCCCGCGCTGATCTCACGGGATGCGATTTCGCGGTGGTGTGCGTGGGCACCCCGTCAGGCGACGGGGGTTACGCCGACCTGACCTTCCTGGACGAAGCGATATCATCCCTGCCTGAATCGCTGCCCATCCTGATCCGTTCCACTGTCCCGCCTGGCACAACCGTCAGGGTCAGCGCTGCACGCAGCGGTATCACAGCGTGCGCACCGGAGTTCCTGACCGAACGTAAAGGCGGCGCGTGGCCGGACAGCACCGACGTGCCGTTCCTGATCCTGGGCGGAGACACCGGAGGGCTGGGTTTCTTCCGGCCCCGCCTGGCCATGGTGTTCCCCGGTGAGATCATCGAATGCGCCCCGACCGCAGCCGAGCTGGTCAAGTACACCGCGAACCTGTACCAGGCCACCCGGGTCACGTTCGTGAACGAGATGGCCCGGATATGCGAGGCACGCGGGGTGGACTGGGAACAGGTCCGTGCAGCATGGCTGGCCGACTCACGGGTGGACCCGCAGTACACGGCCATGGAAGGTTTCCCGCCCGGGTTCGGCGGCCGGTGCTGGCCAAAGGATCTCGAAGCCCTGATCACAGCGGCCCGGAGCTGCGGGTATGAGGCTTCGTTCCTGGTCGCGGTCCGTGAGGCAAACCAGCGTTTCACAGCGGAGGTCGAATGAGGGTTCTTGTTGTCCACCCGGGGCCGAACTTCTCGGTCGCTGACGTACACAACGGGTGGGTAGACGCATTGCAGGGGCTGGGCTGCGAGGTTGCCTCGTTCAACACAGACGACCGGATCCAGTTCTACGCGCATTCGCTGATAGACACCGGTGAGGTCGATGAGGAAGGCCACCCGCTGGTCCGCCGGGCGATGAGCAACGATGACGCGTTCCGAGCTGGCATGCAGGGCCTGTCCCACGCGTGTTTCACGATGTGGCCGGACGTGGTGGTCTTCGTGTCGGGGTTCTTCGTGACCGCCGGTATCTTGCAGCTGCTCCAGTCGAGGCGGATGAAGGTGGTGCTGCTGGCCACCGAGTCCCCGTACCAGGAGAAGATGCAGCTGGAACGGGCGCAGTGCACCGACGTGACGCTGCTGAACGACCCGGTGAACATCGAGCAGTACCGGGACATGGGGATCGTCGCCGAGTACGCACCGCACGCCTACCGCCCGTCGGTCCACTACCCGCACGGACCGGGGGACGTGTGGAAACCCGAGCTGGAAGCGGACCTGTCGTTCATAGGGACGGGGTTCAAGTCGCGGGTGGAGTTCTTCGAGCGGATGAACCTGCGTGGCCTGGACGTGCTCCTGGGCGGCTGCTGGGTGGACGTACCGGAGGAATCGATCCTGAACCAGTACCTGGGTCACGGGCCCGACGTGTGCGTCGACAACACCGAGACCGCTGAGATCTACCGGCACGCGAAAGCTGGCATCAACTTCTACCGGCGTGAGTATGACGACGCTGATGACGACGCGGTCCAGCCGTACGCGATGGGTCCCCGTGAGGTGGAGATGGCCGCGTGCGGCCTGTTCTACCTTCGTGACCCCCGCCCCGAAGGCGACCAGCTACTTCCCATGCTTCCCACGTTCTCCGGCCCCGAGGATGCCGGTGAGCAGCTCCGCTGGTGGATCAGCCACGACAAGGAGCGGGAAGCAGCAGCCGCGGCAGCGCGGGAGGCAGTATCTAACCGCACGTTCGATGAGAACGCGCGGCGGTTGCTGAAGCTGCTGGACTCATAATTGAATAGTGTCACCGAGGCCGTAGCCACCTCACGAGGTGCGGACGGAGCCGGTTCTTTCACAGATCCGTCCCGTAATAGTAAGGAGCACCTACTGTGAGTAGGATCCACGGCCGGAACGGGATCGCGTACATCGCGGTCCAGTCCGGTGCTGCGGCCTCGCCGATGGCATTTCTCACCGACTGGTCGATTAACTTCGTCGTGAACAAGGTCGACGTTACCGCGATGGGTGACCCCAACCTGATCTGGGTCGCCGGTCTCCCTGACGCATCCGGTGACTTCTCCGGGTTTTACGACACCGCGACCGCGCAGACGTACGTCGCGGCTACTGACGGCCTGCCGCGTAACATGTACCTGTACCCGAGCACGCTGGGCCAGCAGGGTGCTAACCCTGGCCAGTACTTCTTCGGTACGATCCTCCCCGACTACAGCGTGACCGGTGGTGTCTCGGCCGCCGTGTCGCTGAAGTCGACATGGAACGCCGCCTCGCCTATTATCCGCTACCCGAACGTGGGTATTCCGGGCACCTAATCTCATGGTGCTGGACAGCGGTGTGGGCCCGACGACGGCGGAGGTCACGTAACAGGCGGGCCTCACACCGGCAGTACCAGCATGAGGAGATGTGCTAAATGGCAGATGACGTGCGCGCCGAAGTCGAGATCGCTGCGACCCAGGTGCAGGCGTCCACAGACCGGGAACTGTCCGGCGAGGTCATCAACCATGACAGGGTGGTGACTCTCGCCGGGCAGGACTTCCGGGTCGCGGAGAAGGTCGGGCTCATGCCGTTGCTGAAGTTCAGCCACGCGGCTGAGCTGCGCGCAAACGACTCCCGCGCGTATGTGGCGATGTACGAGATCCTCCGCGACGTGATCATGGAGGCCGAGGAGCCGTGCGGTGAATGCGCGGCCTGCAAGGAAGCCGGGGACGACCCGACAGCACGCGACTGCATATACGCAGACGAAGGTGACTGGGGTAAGTTCCAGGAACACGCCGTCACCTGCAAATGCGAGGCGGAAGAACTATTCGACGTGGTAGAGCAGGCGATCAAGGTGATCTCAGCCCGCCCTACCGGGTCGCCATCCAGCTCTGCGGATGGGTCGCGGCGCACTTCGCGGAACTCGACGGCAGGCAACTCCGCCAAACGGGGCGCGGCCTCGAAACCCTCACCCCGCGGCAGGCGTGCAACCTCGCGCTGACGTGCATGACGGAAAGCATGGAAGAGGAGCAGCACGAGGAATTCATGGAGGAACTGTACGCCAGGGATTCGGCTGAGAACACAGCGAAGCAGCAGCTCCGCGAGCACATGGAAGCCGCTGGCATCCAGTGGGACGAGGAGATCTGATGGCGGGTGTTGAGGTTATCAGGTTCCGGTTCAACGAGGCTGAGGTGCAGGCGTTCCTGAACGACCCGGACGGCCCGGTTGCGCACCTGATGCGCGAGCTGGGCCTGGAAGCGGAAGGTTTCGCCCGGGCTAAGGTCCGCAAGCGCGCGTCCCCGTCCCCGGGTAAGAGCGGCCGGCCGGGCACGTCCGCACCACCGGGCAGCACAGCAGCGTCGATCGATTCGGCGTTGCACGCGAACGGGTTCCGCATCCCGTGGGCCGAGGTGTCCGCGGACATGGTGGGCTTGTTCCTCGAAAAAGGCACCAGGCCGCACCCCATCGACTCGTACGGGCCATGGTCGCTGTCGAACTACGGGACCGGGTATTTCGGGTATCACGTGAACCACCCGGGTACCCGGCCTTATCCATTTCTGACGACTGCCCTGTGGGCTTTGCAGGGTCAGGTCTGAGCTAGGGGAGTGATGCTGTGGCGCGTCGGCTAGGTGAGGCGTTCGTCTCCATCGAAGCCGACGCGTCTCTTTTCCGTCCCACGGCTATAGCCGGGATGAAGAAGGCGCTCGCCGGCGTGACCGGGAACATCAAGATCACCGCTGACATGGACCCGAAGAGGGCCGAGCAGGGGATCGCGGCGCTGAAGCTGCGGATGGAGGCGCTGTCGCAGATCCTGGCGAAGCTGCGCGCCAGCGTGGACACGAAGTCGGCTGAGGCGTCGGTCGTGAAGCTGCAAGCGGACCTGCACGGCCTCGCTAAGAGCGTCAGCAAGATCACGTTCCAGCCGGACACGCGGAAGCTGGACGCCGCCATCGCCAAGGCGCAGACCGAGCTTCGCGGGCTCATGAAGGACCTGAGCAAGGTCACGCTCCAGGCGGACACCACGAAGCTGGACACGGCCATCGCCAAGAGCAAGGCCCTGCTCCGCTCGCTGGAACGGCAGGCGTCCGAGTTGCAGCTCGACGCGGATGTCACCAAGATCGACTCGAAGATAGCGAACCTGAATAAGGAAACCGCTGTCATCAACAAGGCCCTGGGGAAGATGAAGGCCGATGTTGACATCGACAAGGCACTGTACCGCCTGTACGCGATCGAAGCTGAGATCAAGCTGCTCAACTCCGACGCGAAGAAGATCGAGCTTATCGCGAAAACCAACGCGATCAACGTCCAGATCGCCGGAGTCCTGAAGCACATCGATGACCTGGGGAAGGAGAAGGCTGACCTCGCCGCGAACACCACGATCATCAAGGCGCAGATCGCTGATGTGCACGCGCGTATCGCGGCGCTCTCACAGGAGAAGATCGACCTCACCGCGAATATCGACACGAGCGTCCTGCTGAACGCCGAGCAGAGGATGCTCGGCCTGGAAGCTGCCACGTCGAAGATGGCGGGGACCACGAAGGACGCCACGAAGGCGTCCGCGGGGCTCCAGGGAATATGGACGGGCGGCTGGCTCCGCGGTGCCATCCTGGGTGTCGGCATCTGGCACATCGCGCTTGACGGCCTGCTGGAAATCATCATCATCGTGACCGCCTCGCTGATCGCCCTGGCTGCGGGCGCGGCTGGCCTGGCCGAGTCCGCCAGGAACATCGCCACGCAGATGAACAGCGTGCGGACGGCATCATCAGCTCTCGGGCAGAACATCCAGCCGCTGACCGGCAAGCTGGACAACCTGATGAAGTCGATGGCATCCCGGTCGATCGAGATTTTCGGTGGCGGCCTGAACCTGATCAAGAACCAGGCAGGAGGGGTCCTGTCCCGGATCGAGCCGGTTGTCAGCCTGTTCGACACGTGGGTCGCGAAGATCGACATATGGGCTGCGCACAACCGTGACTTCGGCGCGGCTATCAACTCGGGCCGCCAGTTCCTGGAGCAGCTCGGCAAGATCATCGGTATCCTGACGAACGCTATCTCGAACCTGCTCCAGAAAGACCCGGGGATCGCGCATTTCCTCCTCGACTTCGTCCAGGGGGCGGTGCTCCTGCTGGACGCGTTCAGTAAGCTGCCGAGGCCGATCGTGGAGGCCACCCTGGCGATCCACGGGGCATACCTGTGGCTGAGGCTGCTCGTCGCGCTGCCGATCCTGGCGTTCGCGAAGTCGCTGGGGATCCTGTCAGCTAAGCAGCTCGAATCAGCTGGTACCGCGCTGAAATTCAGTAATGTCGTGAAGTTCCTGGCCACCAACCCGTTCGGGTGGGCGACGGTAGCCGCGATCACGGTCGGGCTGCTGGCCTGGCAGCTCACCCAGGCGACCGGTGCGGCTAAGAGCTTCATCGGCTCGCTGGAAACAGGGCTGGCTAACGCCAGTGCCAGTCAGGCGATCAGCCAGATCAGCATTGACATCGGGCTGCTCAACGCGCAGATCGACCGGGTCCCGGCTCGTGTCGGCAACCTGGAACTATCGGTTGTCGGTTTCGCGTCGAAGGCTGGTACTTCTTTCAACAATGTCAGCCACGACCTGAACAAGGGAGACATCAACGGCGCGCTGACCGACATTGCCCGCACCGCTTACAACGCGGTGCGGGCTTTCTTCGGGTTCCAGTCCGTGGGCCCGCAGATCAAGCAGACCCAGAACGACGTGGGGAAATTCCGCGAGGAGATCGTCCACCTGTCTGCTGAGCAGACACGCCTGTTCCACACGACCGGGACGCTGGTCACGGGGCAGAACGACCTGCACCTCGGCACCTTGTCTGTCTCGCAGGCGTTCGCCCTGATGGACCTGGCGGGGGTGAAAGCATCCGACAGTATAGATGTGCAGTACCAGAAGGTCAAGAACCTCGTCACCGGGTACAACGCCCTGTCCATCCGCGGCGGTATCCTGAAGAACTCCGTCAACGCGATCACGTTCGCCGCGCTCCAGCAGCAGGAGAAAGTCGGGCAGCTCAACTCGGCGTGGGACACGTTCTTCCAGACGGTCACCGGTGGCGCATCCGGGTTCCTCTCATTCGCGACGCAGACCATCGGCCTGTACTCCACGCTGACCACCAACGGTGTCAAGCTGGCGTCCAGCAACGGGAAGGTCCACGCCAGCCTGTCGGGTCTCGCAGCCGGGGCTCAGGACACAACCATCTCCATGACGGGGCTGAACCTCGCGTCGATCAACGCCAGGCAGACGTTCCTCCAGTCCGCTGGCGCGGCCAACACGCAGATCGACAACCTGACCCTGCTGGCGAACGCAGCCGGGCTTGGCCAGAAGGGCACCGACCTGCTCACCCGGGCGACGCAGGACATGGTGGCGTCGCTGCTGCCCGCGACCGGTAAGTCCCAGGAACTGACCGACGCGCTGTTCGTCCTGGCGCAGCGTGGCGGCTACCAGGGTGCGAACAGTTTCAAGGCCCTGTCGCAGTGGGTGAGTAAAACCAAGAACCCCATGCAGGATCTGGATAAGATCACTTCCACGCTGACGACCGACGCGTCGAACCTGACCGACGACGTGAAAAACCTGTCGGTCGCGCTGGGGCAGAACCTGAACGACGCGATGTCGCAGGCTATCCTCCAGGCCACCGGCGGTCAGCAGGCGTTCGATGATTTCGCCAACGCGATGCTGAACACCAGGACTAACAGCGCGGCGCAGCAGAAGGCCGCCCTGGAGCTAGGTAATCAGCTCCTCGCGCTGACGGGGAACACGAAGGATGCGCACAAGGAATTCGACGCGTTCGCCATCCAGATGGGAATCAGCCGCGAGGATGCCGACAAGCTGTGGAGTGAGATAGCGGGCAAGCTCACCCCGACGCTGGCCGAGCAGGCGACCAAGACCCTGCCGAACCTGAAGAACGCGTTCACCGACTGGGCGAAGAACGGCCTGAACTTCGGCAAGACGAAAGCCCATGACCTGTGGAACGAGATCACCACCAAGCTGGGCCCGAAGCTGGACGGCCTGGGTAACCTGGCTGCCGGTCCCGTCAAGCAGAAGTTCATCGACTGGGCGATCCACGGCCTGGGCCTGACACGGCAGCAGGCGATCAACCTGTGGAAAGAAGTGGACACCCTCCAGCAGCACATCGACGCGCTGCACGGCAAGGCTGTTGTCGTGGCCATGCGGGGTGACGGCTCGTACGTGATCCGCGGTACCAACCTCCAGTCCGCACCGGGGACAGGCGGGCCGAACGCGATCTCCCGTGGCGCAGCCGAAGGCTGGTACGTCTCCGGTGGCACCCCGGGCAAGGACAGCGTTGCGGCGATGCTGATGCCAGGCGAGCTGGTCGTCCCCACGAACATGGTCAACGCCGGGGTAGTCGACCACCTCCGCGGCAAGCTACCCGGGTTCGCTGGTGGCGGTGTCGCAGGCACCACGCCTAACCTGCATAAGAACCCGCAGTTCGTTGACGGCATGTACTCGACGTTCAACAAGACGATGACCGCTGCGATGGTCTCGGCGATGCACGCATCACTGCGGGCGTCGGAGATAGCAGCGCTCGCAGCGGCGAAGGCTGCGGCTGCGGCTGCGGCCAAAGCATCCGCGGGTGTCCCTGGCGCGCTAGGAGGCCCGACCTCAGCGTCCGCGTCGCAGGCGCAGTCTTATGCGAGCGGCCGGCTCGGTGCGTACGGGTGGAGTGCCGGGCAGATGAGGCCGCTGATCCTGCTGTGGAACCAGGAGTCAGGCTGGAACCGGTTCGCCCGCAACCCTGGCAGCGGCGCGTACGGAATCCCGCAGGCACTCCCGCCCGGGAAGATGGGCTCGGCAGCTAACCCGCCCACCTCATCAGCAGCAGCGCAGATCAACTGGGGCCTGGGTTACATCAGGTCCGTCTACGGTTCACCGGCCGGTGCGTGGGCACACGAAATTGCCCACAACTGGTACGCGAAGGGTGGTCTCGTTCCCGGTTATGCTACTGGCGGGCTGGCCTCGAACCAGGCTGGTGAGCGCGCTAAGTACTTCGGTCTGACACATTCGGTCGCGATGGACCTGGCGCACGCCAAGACCGGCTCTTACACGTCCGGTCACCGTAAGACAATCATCAACGAGCTGGGCACGCTGGCGAAACGGCAGAAAACCGAGCTGTCAGCCTACGGTGCTGCTGCCCGTCTGTCTAACGCCGCTAACCTGGGGCACCTTGCAGCCGCAGCGCATGCCGAGCAGCGCACAGCCTCAGACCAGGCGCTCACCCACGTGCACCCCGGGTGGGCGAAGGACCTGCGCATGTACCTGGGGCGGCTGGCAGCTACTAAGCCCTCGGCCAGCGGTGGAGGCGGAGGCAGCGGCGGAGGTGGAGGCGGGGGTAGCAGCGGCGGGAGCGGACCGGGTTACCCGGCGTGGAACCCGCCGAAGGTAACAGGAAGCGGTGGTGTCGCCGGGCTGCAAGCCAAGCTGAAGGACGTGGAACACCACGAGGGCCTGGACTACCTGGGTCTGCGTCACGCGTTTTTCGCCGGGCCGAAGAAATACCTGGACAAGACCACGCTGAGCGAACTGGAGACGCTCCGGCAGCGGCAGGCCGCGTCGCAGACCGTGTTCTCGCTGCTGAACCGCAGCGCTGCTAACGTGTCCGACGTTAACCTCGCCAAGCTGGCCACGGTAGTCAAGGCGGAGGCAACGACGGTGACAGACAAGGCGCTGAACAGGCTCCCCGGAGGGCACCCCGGGTGGGCTCACGGATTGTGGCACTGGCTGGAGCAGCTCGGCGGGTTCGGCAAGGCCGGGGTGGCACCCTTCCTGCCCGGCGTCACCCACACGTTCGGCGGGGATGTCGGTAACACGATCGCCGAGTTCCTATCCTCGGTGATCAGCCCGCTGGGCCTGGCAGACGGCGGCATGGTCAGGTCGTATGACAAGGGCGGGTGGATGCCACCGGGACTGTCCATGTCGTACAACGGCACGGGCAGGCCCGAACCTGTCGGCTCCCCGTCTAACGTGGTTGTCACGTTGCAGATCGACGCGGGCAGCAGTAACGCCGACCAGTTCCTCGCGGCGATGATCAAGAAGTACGTGAAGGTAAGCGGTGGAGGTAACGTGCAGAAGGCTTTCGGGGCGCACTGATGGTTAACGCCCCCGCTCAGCTCGCAACAGCGACCGGCCTGGGTGTTCAGCCTGGTATCGGGACCGGGCTGAACGCCAACGCGCAGCTTGCCTCTGCGCTGGGTGCGGCCGGGCTGCCCGCCACTAATGCCACGTCGCTGACGTTCCCCGCGAAGAACCTTCAGGCCCGGGTGGACCTGCTGCTGAACGGGGTGTGGACTGACATCACCCCGTTCGTGTACCAGCGGACCGGTATCAACATCACGAACATGGGCCGGACCGACTGGAATTCCACCATCCAGGCCGCCCAGCTGACCATCACGGTGAACAACCGTGACGGCAGGTTCACGCCGAAACTAGCCGCGGGCGCATATTTCCCGAATATAGTGAGGAACACGCAGATACGCGTGTTCCTCACCGTCACCTCGGTCACGGGTGTTTCTTATGCTGGGTTCCGGTTCTACGGTGAAGTCACCGAGTGGCCGGTCAACTGGGACGCCTCGCAGCGTGACATCGCCGTTGACATCGTGGCGTCGGGTATCTGGCGCAGGCTGTCGCAGCTCCAGACCTCTCTCGGGTCTGCGTACCGCAGGTTCAAGGTTAACACGACCGCTGCGACCGGGATGCGGTCCTACTGGCCCATGGAAGACGGCACCGGGTCAGGCCAGATCGTCCCCTACGGGTCCGTCGCGGGCACGCAGAACGCCACCCAGCAGTTCGTGTCAGGCCAGGCGGGTCTCTCGTTCGCTTCGGTCGGCGCGTTCCACGGCAGCGATGACCTCGTGGGCCTGAACGGCGCGCTGATCACCGCTACCGTCCCCGCTGGCGGCACCCCGACGAACAACGTGACCCGGTTCGCGTTCTCCATCCCGCAGGCGGGTGACTCTGCCGCTGCCGGGGGGAACTGGAACCTGGTCGAGATCGACTCGGCCGGTACGGTCGCCAGGTTCGAGGTGTACGTGACCGGGACGACGAAGCTGATCATGCAGCTCCGTAACTCCGGTGGTGCCCTGCTCGCCCAGGGGACCACGAGTACGCTGGTGAACGGCACCCCGTACCTGGCTTCGTGTGAGCTGACCCCCTCCGGGGGTACGATCAACTTCGCGTTCCGCATCATCCAGCAGGGCGCTTCGGGTATCACCGAATCCATGACCGGTTCGCTGACCGGGACCATCGGGCAGATCAGCAAAGTGGTCGTGTCCCGCGCGTTCCAGCTGTCCGACACCGGGTTCGGGCACCTGTCCGTCGCATACGGTGCGCCCACGTCCCTGGTGCAGGAAGCGTACGTGCTGAACGGGTACCTGGGTGAGTTTGCTCTCGACCGGTTCAAAAGGCTGTGCGGTGAGCTGGGCATCACTGCCAGCACGATCGGTTCGTCCGCGTCGTCAGCACCCATGGGCCCCCAGGTTGACGACACGTTCGCGAACGTGATGCAGTCGATCGAAGACACCGACTGCGGGCTGCTGTACGAGCTGCGTGACCAGTTCGGCCTCGGGTACCGGACCAACGCGTCGATGGCGAACCAGCAGATCCAGTTCACCCTGGACTACTCAGCGAAAACCATCGACCCGAGCCTGGCACCGTCGTACGACGACCAGCTCACCAAGAACAACGTCACGATCAGCAACTGGTCGGGATACACGCAGCAGGCGATCCTGACGGCGGGTCCCATGAGCGTGCTGAACCCGCCCAGCGGCATCGGCAACGGGTACAACTACACCCGGTCCGTGAACGCGGCGAACGACAATCAGGTACCGGGGATAGCGAATTTCATCCTGAACGTGGGATCGGTCGATGAGATCCGGTTCCCGGTCGTGACCGTGAAGATGATCCGGTCGCAGCTCGCGAATAACTACTCGGCTATCCCCAACGCTGACATCGGGGACTACTTCCAGATCACGAACCCCCCGTCGTTCCTGACCACCACGGTGATCCGGCAGCTGATGTGGGGGTACGCGGAGACGCTGAACGCCCGGGAGTGGACGTTCCAGTTCAACACGGTCCCCGAGACACCATGGGAAGTCGGGTTCTCCCCGGGTACGATCCAGACCGCTCAGATCCCGGGTGGCAGCCCCGTCTCCTCGCAGGCGCAGGGTTCGCTGGGCCTGGCTAGCCTGATCGCGAACGGGTCCCTCACACCGGCGATGCTGTCCAACGGGATCACCGTCCACACCCTGGGCGGGAACGCGATCACGATCTCCGCATCAGCCCCGGTAGCACCCAACGTTAACGACATCTGGATCGCGTCTGCGACGGGCCTGATCAGCCAGTGGAACGGGTCCGCGTGGATACCGTTCAAGTTCGACGCGTCCCAGACGATCATCGCGGGAACGATCGTCACCGCGAACATCGCCGCCTCGGCTATCACGTCGTCCCTGATCGCCGCTGGTACGGTTGTCGCCGGGATCGTGGACGCGACACAGGTGAAAGCAGCCGAGTATGACGCGTTCAACACTACCGGCCAGTTCTTCGCCTACGACACGTCCACCCCCACCACGGGGCACCTGACCACCTCTATCGCCGGGGGTTCCGGCACTGACACGGCCAGCAACGCCTTCCCCAAGGGGCTGATGTCGCAGCAGCTCACCCTGGTTAACCAGGGCAGCGTCCCGTCTGCCTTCTCGGGTGCCTCGGTGCTGTACACGTCGTCATCCGACCGGCTGCGTTATCTCAGCTCCTCCGGTAACGACCTGGTTCTCGACAGGTCCGTGCTGGAAAACACCACCCATTCGATGAACACCCAGACCCTCGCGACGATCATGTCCGGCACCCTGAGCTACCTGGCGAACGAAGGACAGGTCGGGTCCGAGTATGAAGTCGAGATCGACGGGACGTTCACGTCGCCCAGCGGTCACACGGCTGTATACAACCACAGTTTCTTCATCGACGGGGCGGGCACCGGGATCAACAACGTCACGTACGGCGCTGTGTTCACATCGGCCCTGCTGACGATCGCCTACCACCTCCGGTGGACCCTGACTGTCAACACGACCGGGGCGGGCGGCTCATGCAACATCGAGGCTTCCGGTGGTGCGTCCATCCAGTTCGACAACGGCGTCCAGTTCAACCTGGGAAACTCCTCCCCTGTCCGCAGCGGTGGCGGTGGCGGGCAGGGTGCGGTCGCGATCAACCAGATCAGCACCGGTGTCGCTTTCGACACGACCGCGAACCACAGCTTGGCGATCTACGGTAACTGGGGTGCGACCACCGGCACCGGGCACAGCGCCATCACGTACCGCACCAAGAAAACACGGAGGAACTAACCGTGGACGAGGTTGTCGTCGCCTACCTGCACGGCGACACGGTAAAAGCGGAATTCGCCCAGTCGCTGCTGATCATGTGCCTGGAAACGGACGTGCCGGTCACCTCGGTGGTGGCGGTCTCGTCCGGGCCGAACCTTTCCGCGGGCCGCAACATGATCTGCCGCCTGTTTCTGACACAGCATGAATCACAGTGGCTGTTCATGTGCGACACCGACATGGTTTTCCCCTCTGACACCCTGGACCGGCTGATAGCAGCAGCGGACCCCGTTGAACGGCCCGTCCTCGGTGGGTTCTGCCAGCGGCTCACCCTGCAAGGCCAGCCCAGCCCGACCTTGTTCCAGTTCGTGTCAGGCAGGGACGGTGCGGTGTATCCCGTGACCTACCCTCGGTGGCCCGACAACGCCGTGTTCCGGGTGGAGGGGACGGGTGCTGCGTGCCTGCTCATCCACCGGTCCGTGCTAGAGGCCGTTGAGAAGAACACGGGGGACCGGTCAGCCCCTTGGTTCCGTGAGAGTGACTGCGCCCCGGGTCTGCTGCTCGGTGAGGACCTGACGTTCTGCCTGCGGTGCGCCTCGGCGGGCATCCCCGTGCACGTCCACACCGGGATCAGGGTGGGGCACGTGAAGAAACAGATCATCTAGGAGGCAACATGCCTGTAGGCGCAGTGATTGGCAGCAGTCAGGTAGACAATATCCTCAGCGCACTCGCCGTGCAGCTCCGCGACTCATGCCGCCAGATTTACAACCTGAACCTCGCGGTCAACGGGCAGGCGACCGGGCTCGCGTACCTGGTATCCATCGGGTACAGTAACGTGGCGAACCCGGCGAACCCGGGTGGTATCAGCGACGCGCAGCTAGCCCTGAACATGATCGCCGTGCTGAACACGATGGCGGGCTTGTACTTCGGGACCGCGACGCAGGCGACGACTTTCAATTTCGACCAGCAGCTCTCCCAGCTCTGGGCTGGCCGTGTAGCATCCGGGTTCTGATCTTGGACGTGGTGACGATCATCACGACGGCAGCCGCGTTCATCGGTGCATGCGTCGGCGTGTCCGCGTACTTCTGGACACGTTCCGAGGCCGCCAGGCAGCGACGTGAATCAGACGCGAAACAAGACGAGATAGGCCAGTCGGCGCTGAGGATCGCCACCGAGACTCAGGCCAAGGTGGACCGGGAGGTGCCCCGGCTATGGAATGCGATAGCAGAACAGCAACATCACACTGGGATCCTGGAAACCAAGATGGAGGTTTTCTGGAGGAATATGGCGGTCGACGTGGCTAACGTGCTGCACAGCCCGCATGAGGGGTGGCGCGGGTTGGATATACTGCTAGAGAAGTTCCGCGACGAGACCATCACGGATACCGAGATGAGCGATCTGACCGCGATGCTGCGGATGATCGTGGACGGCTCGTTCGCGGAGCTGATGACGGTCTCGCGCGCCGACCAGGTAGCCGCGTCGCTGCTGCTACGAGCTATCGAAGTGACACGGGGGACCGTTAATGCCGGAACAGGCCAAGAGTGAACTACAGCACATCGTTGACGAGATCACAGGGTACCGCCGGCGCACCCGCGTCTATTACATCGCCGTCAGTTTCGTCGCTGTCCTGGCCATCGCCATCGGTGTTCTCGTGTTCTTCCTGAACAGGCACGACAACACCACGCAGAACGCCATATCCGAGCAGATCCACCAGTCCCAGCTGGATAACTGCGCCACGGCCAACAGGAACCGGATCAAGGACGAGCAGCTGTGGAGGACTTTCATCAAACTGGTCGCACCCCACCCGGACGCGAACGCCCGGGCGATCGAAGCGCAGTTCTTCCCCATCCTGCACGCTAAGGACACCCCGGTGAACTGCGTGAAGGTTTACCCGCCGCTAAAGTGAGGTTACGATGGCCGCTCCGGTCGAACGGAAAGTCCAGGCATCCACGGGTATCGCCGCAGTATCAGGAATGGTGCTGTGGGTGCTGGGGAAGTACGTGTTCAAGGGGGTCGTGCCTGACGTGCTCGCATCATGGGTGTACGTCCTGGTCCCCGGCGTGCTGACATTCGTGGCGGGTTACTTCACGAAGCACACCTCCCGCCCCGGACCACCTGCCGCCCTGCCGATGACGGTCACGTACAGCGGTGTTGTCCCGCCCACGACCAGCACGGGGAGCACGCCATGACGGACAAGGTACGCCCCGGCACGGTCCTGTGCGTCCGGTCGTCCGGTTTCGCCGGTTTCATGATCCGGTTCGGGTCAGCGTTCCGTGACAAGCCCAACTTGCAGAACCACGTCGCTGTCGCCCACCACACCGACGAGCATGGCACCCTGTGGTGCATCGAGGGACGCCCCGGCGGGGTCGGGTGGCGTGACGCCACCACGTACATGCAGTCACCGTGGACCCTGACGAACGCCGGGCAGCCGTTCACCGACGCTCAGGGCCTGCTGATAGCGAAGAATATGGAGGCCCTGCTCGGCACCAAGTACGACTGGGATTCTATCGCCGCTGACGCCCTGTCGGACCTGGGGATGCACCTGCCGGGGTGGGATTCCAAGTGGAAGGGCCTCGTCGCCGGTCAGGTCGTTTGCTCGTCGGCTGCGTCGTACTCATACGGTAAGGCGTCCGTGGCTCACCCTGCCGGGGACCGTGGCACCCAGCCGTCCGACTGGTCCCAGTGGATCCTCACGAAAAGCTGGGAGAAACAAGCCTAGTTACCGGACAGTAGACCGCCCCGCAGGCTCCCTGCGGGGCGGTTTTTTCATGCCCGTCCTGAGCCGCCGTGATTCACATACACCCTCTGACCAGGCTGATTCACGGCCTATCGGGTGAATCGCAAAGACTCATAACGAACTGATGACAGCAACTAGACAGCCGTAGTACGTTTCGCTTCGGGAACCCTACTCCAAGGAGGAATCCCCGAGTGAAACGGAAACTGACGTGCGCGTTCACGCTCGCCGTCACCATCTTCTCGGTGGTTACCCTGACCACCGCGTTTTACACGCCGCCAGCGGCAGCAGCCCCGGCCAGGCCAGTCCCGGTCGTAGCGGCTAAAGCCCCGGTGACACCCCTGCTTGCCGTGGCGCTGGCCGCATCCAGGTACCTGGTCCGCTCAGGTGACAGCCTGTCAGTCATCGCTGTCCGGTACTGCGGGCACGCGAACGACTGGACCGGTATCTACGAGCAGAACAGGCACAGCATCGGGTCGAACCCGAACCTGATCCTGCCAGGACAGGTTCTCTCTATCGGCCGGTGCACAGACCCGCCGAAGCTGCTCCGCCTGGGCAGCGTCCAGCCGCACCCCCACGTGGCCCCTCACGCCACCCTGCACCGCGCTGCCAGCGGCAAGGTATGGAAAGTGACGTACGGGTACCCGTACAAGTGCGGTGACGGAGACAACGACGGGTGGGACGTGGCCTGCACGGCACGCACCGCCCTGCCAGTACGCCACCAGGGCAGCACCAGGCAGGTCTACCACGCCACGTACAGCGGTTCAGGGGTGTACTCCTACGGTGGCCTGGAGGCGCTGTGGGTGTCCGCTGGGGGACCAGCGTGGGCGGCAGCGCACGCAGCGTCGATCGCTGAATGCGAATCCGGCGGGAACGTCGGCGCGCACAACCCGTCCGGTGCTACCGGCCTGTGGCAGATCCTCGGAGCTGTCGTGGGCGGGAGCCTGTACAACCCGTACGTGAACGCCGCTAACGCCGTGTCGAAGTTCAGGGCCAGCGGTGACACGTTCGCTCAGTGGGTGTGCCAGTGATACGCCGGGTTATGATTACCGGTAAGCGGCTGCGCCGCGCAGGCGCTCTCATCCTGATCACAGCGGGCCTGTGCACGGCACCCGCTGTCATGGCGACGCCCGCGGCGCATGCCGCTGTAATCGCCCCTGCTGTCACCGGGAACACTGTCGGTGACAGGGTGCTGAATCGTGCGATAACCAGGGCAGGCGACTGGTACTCGTACGGGTCCTCTGGTCCCGCGTTTTTCGACTGCTCCGGCCTGGTGTACTGGGCTGCCGGGCAGCTCGGGATCAGCCTTCCCAGGACCACGTACGGGATGCTGGCCGGGTCTGCGCATCTCTACCGGATTCCCCTGTCATCAATCCGGCGGGGTGACCTCGTGTTCTACGGGTCAGGTCATGTGGAAATCAACACGGCCTGGTCGCACACCTCGTTCGGTGCGCACCACTCTGGGACCCGCGTGGGCTGGCAGTCATGGTCGGTGTACTATCATCCGACCGAGGCGATGCGGCTTCGCTGAGCCCGTTATCGCAGCAAAGAACCCCCCGCCCATCACTGGGCGGGGGGTTCTTTCGGGTGCAGGGCCCGGCAGGAACCAGAACATTACTGCACTGGTTATCTGTCAGTGCCTAGTGTACGTCAGCCCTACGGGAGAGACCAGGCTTGGTTCCTCTGACCGTTGAACGGGTAGACGATAACCTTCGCACCGTTACTGGTATTGAACGCGGCGTCGTCCAGAACCCGGCCACCGTCGAAGGCGGTCGGGAACCGGTAGTAAACGCCGCAGTGGCAGGCACCGGCACCGTGAACCGGGGTGATGGTCTGCCTCGGAGCGGCAGCACACACGCCCAGCACCACGCGGCCGGTCCCGTTGGGAGCGGTCACGCACCAGTGATCGTTGGCAGCCAGCTTCATCTGGTAGGTCCCGCTGTTACCGATCGGGACCAGCTTCCACTGCTGGTTGTTGTTTCCGTTGCACCGCCAGATTTCCAGCGGATTGAACGCTGCCAGGTGACCGCCAGTGTTGTCCAGGCAGGACACGCTGTGGTTGGAGAACGTGGATACCTGACCAGGGCCGATCACAGGCGGAGGCGGCGGGGTCGTGACGCAGACCTTGCCGGTGATGTTCCCGTCACCGACACTGTTTCCGTCATTGTTGGAACTGGAATCGACCCATGTTTCGCATCCGCTGGTGTCGTAGGTCCAGCTGTAAGCACCGTCCTGGACGGTACCGAAACTCGTACTAGCCGGGAAAGCCTGCTTATACCAGTTTTCCGTTGAATGGAACCCGGTACCTGTTGAGACACCGTGGTCGTCCTCACTTGCCGGTACGAGCGAACTGTCCGGCGCGTTATCTGAGAAGACATGCTGCGTGTAGCCACCTGAGAAGTTACCCGTAACGGCGGGCGACGTGATACTCAGGGCCGCTCCCACGTGCGGGCTGTTCACGTTCGGGGCACCAGCGCCCGGACGAGTGGTGAACGTCCCGTGGTCGCTGAGCGTCACGGCGTAACAGGAATCTCCTGCCGGTGTCACAGGACCGCAGTTCGTGTCCGTGGCATCCACGTTGACAGTCAGCGTGCGGGTGAACGTGTCATCCGCCCAGATTGCGGGTGTGCCGTGACCACCGTCGGGCCTGTTGCTAACAGCGGTAGAAGCGCTTGTCGCAGCCGAGGCTGCTGACGTAGATAGCGACAGCACCCCCAGCGCTACGCCTGCGGCTGCCAGTACCGGCGCAGCCGCATGCCTGAATTTGAACATTCATGTTCCTTTCAGAGAGTTTACCCACGCCACGGTACACCCGTGGTACAGAAATGGCCACAGCAGCCTGGTCACGGAAGTGTCTCCTCCTGTAGTTTCTCTTTGTACAGTTCGAGGAACCGGCAGAGCTGCTCGGCCAGTTTCGTGACCTGACCTTGGAGTTCACCTACCGCCATCCAGAGCTGGACCACGTCCTGCTTGGTCGCCAGCTCGGATGGCTCAGGTGGTATCAGGCTCATTCAGCAGGCGCTCCTTCCGTATCCGCCTGCGCTCACCGCAGTAGTCCGTGTTGGCCTTGGTGCACTCGTCGCAGTGGCACCCCCAGTTGGAGTACCCGCCCGGGGTGCCGTGCGGGACCAGGGTGGGGTCTTTCACGCCCCGGGCAGTCCTGGCCCTGCGCTGCGCGTTACCCCGGGCTGTGTTCGCCGCCTTGCAGGTCTTGCACCGGCACCCGTACCGCATGTACCCCTGCACGTTGTGGACGGGTGACGGGCGTCCGTCAGTAACCGTTGCCGACACGATTCTCCCGGTACAGCCACTCGATGCGGATCAGCGCAGCCTGGATCTCACGGGCCCGGTCAGCGAACTGCTTCCGGGTCATCACGCCACGGTCACCCGCCAGGATGGCACGCTCAGCAGCGAGCACGTCGCCACGTGCGCATCCCAGGCGGTCCCACGGGGTCCTGGGGACGACCGGGGGGATGTTCACCATTTTGCCGGTCAGGATGGTCCGCTCAGCGGCGGCTTCCTTCACTGCCACGTCCACGCGGCGGATCTCACCGGTTTCGATCTTCCGCATCGTGTCCGGTGCTTCGCTGATCCGTGCTTCATCGAACCGTTCGAGGGTCCGGGGGGTGATCTGCCGGCCGAGGCGTTTCGCTGCGAGATTCGCCCACGGGGCAGCACCCGGTGGCATCGAACCGTCAGCGTCCGGTATGCGGGGCCCAGCCTCAGCCTTGGCTGCCTTGATGAATCCGAAACGGTCGGCTGCGAGCGCGATCTGGGGGATGGTCAGGTGGCGTCGTGCCGCGTTAGCGGACCACACGAACGCGCGGGCGTCAGCCTCGGTCCCGTTGAAGTTCTTGAGCTGGACGGGGACGCCGAGTGTGGCGGCTACGGCGAGCCGGTTCCTGCCGTCGAGGACCATGTCCTCGAACATGACGAGGGGTTCGTTGACGCCGTGTTCTTTGATGTCGTCGTAGAGGCGGTCCAGGTCACCGAGGGCGATCAGGGGGATGAGCCGGGCGAAGGGGTGAACGGTGAGTTCTCGTTCATCGACGGTGCCGTCACCGTCTACGAGGACCTTCACGGAGTCGTCTTCCCCGCTGGTCAGCCTGGTGGCTGCCTGGCGGTGCTGGGTGTCAAGTGTCTCTTCCATTGTCCTTCTACTGTAGCACACAATACCTGCTGTGTGCCAGGGGAGCTGCCCACGACCCTGGGCTCGGTGAGGCTTGCGCCCTCTGGCTGGCAGGCCCTCAGCCTGTCTGCTCCCCTGGCACGTATATAGTACACGGACATTTGCCTGTGCGCTCCGTCGTCAGGCACGAGCTACGCTGCCCCTTACGCTTCCCCACGTCGATGATGTCGTGCTCAACCATGGGATGTGTGCAGGTACAGGGGGTCATCCACAGCCTGACCTTGACGAGTACGTCAGGGCCTCCCTCGCACCGCTGAGGGTCAACCATATGCTCCAGCCAAAAACAAAAAAGGCATGGCCCCGAACCCTTGCGGGTCGCCCTGGGGCCATGCCAAAATTGGGGCTTGTTCTCTCCGCGGAGACAATGATACCAAGCAAGACGCGGCGCGCACAACGCCCCGGGTCCTGTTTTTCGTGCCTGCACCAGCTCGAGGTGTCAGCGCCGAGACCGTGGCTCCGCTCTAACCTCAGCTTCGCTGAGGGAGAAGGTCAAGGTCAAGACCCTCCGTAGCAACCTTGGCTTCGCCAAGGTCACTACGGCTCGTAACAGGCGGACCTGTAGGATTCCGGTACGGTGACCAGGCTGGACCAGGGGACCAACGTACATGAGACACGTGTGGTTGACAGCATACCCTGACAGGCTTACATTCTAGATATGCCAGAACTATCACCCGGCCGGCCTGCCATGAGGCAGATCATGGAAATGCTCGAAGAGGCAGGCAGCGACGGTCTCTACGCCACCGAGATCGCGAAGCGTTTCGCCGAGCAAGTACCCGGTAAGACGTACCAGTGGACAAACGGCCTCCTAGCCCGGGCTAAGTGCGACGGCAGGGCGCGCCGCACCCCGCACCGCCAGCTACCGCCCGGTTTCACCGATAAGCGGATGCGCTCGTTCCGCTGGTTCATTACCGATAAGGGCCTGAAGTACCTGCGGCCGATCCCGATACCGGATATCGCGACGCTGGATGAGGCACCGAACCCGAAGCGGATCCTGGAGATCCTCAAGGACGCCGGGGCTGAGGGGATGCGTGCCCCGGACATCGCGCGGAACTTCCATGTGCCCCCGGTGTACATGCAGTCGATGGCGCACCTGCGGGACGAGTCGCGGGTGCTCCAGCGGAAGATGACGTGGACGAACCAGATCCTGGACCGGTTCAAGCGGAACGGGTACGCCCGCAAGGGCGGTAAGGAAATGTCACCGCACTACCACAACGTCCCCGCGTACCGGTGGTTCATCACGCCGGAGGGGGTTTCTTACCTGGCTGACGGGCTGGATGAGGGCCGCAGGCAGATGCGGCGTGACCGTGAGGCAGCCGAGGACGCCCGCCTGGCGGCGCACCGGAAGCACCTGAATGACCTGCTGACGCAGGCGTACGTGGAGAACGACCCGGCGACCACGACGGCGTGCGAACGGGAACGAGTGATGCGGAAGCTGCGCGAAGAGGGCTGCACGCTACAGGACATCGGTGATGTCTTCGGTATCACCCGGGAACGGGTCCGCCAGGTCATCCATGGTGTCAACGTGAACCCGTGCCAGTGCGAGAAATGCGCGATGTTCGACGGGCCGTGGTGAGCCGTGACGAACTGCTTCCACTGCGGTGACGACGGTCATCTGGCCCGTGAGTGCCCCCGGAACAAGACCACGACGCAGGCACCGCCTCCGTCCACGAAGATGCGGGGCGTGCCGACCACGTGGTGCTCGTACTGCGACGAGGCGACCAGGCTGGTAGAGCTGGAACATTCGGTGGAACGCTGCCCCAACTGCCACCCGCTGAGATTTCACGCCCTGGCGCAGTCCCGCAAGTGCCCGACATGTAACCAGACCGTGTACGAGTGGGATCACGCACCGTGCGGGTGCCACGCCCGCCCTGGCCTGCCCCTGCCGCGCCCTGCTACGAAGGGCCGCCCCGATTCCACGAGGACGGCCACGTGAAACCACGCTGCGGGGCTGAGATGCACGCGTATGAAGCTGTATGGGGGGCACTGCTCGACCCTGTGCTCTGCGGTAGGCCCGAAGGTCACGTCGGCAGGCACCGGTCGGAGCAGGCAATCCGTAAAGAACGTGACCGTGGCCGCCGGAAATGGGCTGAGTACAGCAGGCTGCGCAGGCAGCGTGCGGCACAGGAACGGATGCGTGCCGAGCTGGTCGCCGCAGTGGAGGCGTCAGCGAAACACGCTAAGGACATGGCGATGCGCACACGCGAGGTGAACTGGTGAGCATGACCAAGATGTGCGGCGTGTGCGGCAAGGTCTTCTGGGTCAGGCAAGGACACAAATGCAAGGGACGACCGAAATGATCACCGTGACGTACCCCTGGTGGGCGTTCTTCTTGTTCTTCTTCTTCATAGTGCCAGTTATCCGCCTCGCCGATTACACCGGCGAGAAGCTGGGTCACTGGTCATACCGCACGTGGCACGATTGGAGGGAAAGCCGTGAACCTGGACGAGGACGCCCTGATAGCAGCCGCTGACCTGGTAGGCCGCACGGGCGCTAAGGGTTTCGAGATCGGATTCGTGCACGATGACGTACCGGTTGAGGAGGCTGCCTGGTACGCGCACGCCCAGTATCAGGGTGCGCGTATCACCGAGGAAGGGCACACCGGCCCCGTGCAGGCGGCTGAGGCGCTGGCCCGCCGCCTGCTCGAAGGAGGCAAGTGTACTAAGTGCGGCGGTTTGGTCGCGCTGTCCAGCCGCGGCGCGGTCGTCTACCCGGGTTCTAAGCTGAGCGACGGTACTCCGTGGGGAGTTCCCGAGGCCCGGGCTGCACGTCAGTGCCGGTGGACTCGAATGGGCGATAGGTGGGTCGCTGGATGCCTCCGCACGCTGCGCACATCCACCGGCCCTGACGGCGGACGATGAGGTTCCCGCGGACCACGTAGTGGCCGCAGGAAACAACGGAAGACTTACGCGCCTTCCGCACGCACACTTCCTTCACGGTACTCATGAGTAGCATTATACCTTCACGTAAGGGTTGAAACGTGGACAGCAAGGAACGGAAACTGCTCAGGAAAGTGAACAAGGCCGCATCGGCGCTCAGGAAAGCGCTCAGGACAGGCAAGACCCCCGCTGAATGCAACCGGCTCGCAGAGGAGCTAGCCAGGGCGCAGCGCGAGCTGGCGAACTACCAGCTGCTGAACCCGTGATGATCCCCCCGCCGCACCTGATGGTGCGGGTCAGCCGCAACGACGACCCCCAGACGTGGATCGACACAGGCAAGCGCCTGGCCGTGAAAATGATGGACACGGCGGGCGGGTGGTCGCAGCGACCGGTCCGGGACATACTGGACTGGGGTTGCGGCCCTGGTCGTGTCTCGTCGCAGATCACCGAGAATTACCCGCCCGGCATCACGGTGTACGGGTGCGACGTGGACGCCGAGGCGATCGGATGGGCCGCTGAGCATGTTACCGGCCAGTACGCCGTGTCGTCCCTGTCACCACCCCTGCCGTACGAGGATCAGTCGTTTGATGCTGTGCTGGCAGCCTCTGTGTTCACGCACCTGCCACGCAGGATGCAACGGGTATGGCTGAGAGAGCTGGCCAGGGTCCTGCGCCCTGGTGGCGTCCTGGTCGCCTCGGTGCACGGCCAGGCAGCAGCCGAGTCGTTCGGGGTGACGGACCTGGCAGGCATCCAGGACCACTACCTGGACGAGAGCCTCAACGGGATAGCACCGGACGGGTACTACCGGGCTGTGCTGCAAACAGAGCAATACACGCGCAGCGCATGGTCGGACCGGTTCGTGATCGTCGCATACGAAGAGGCAGCCCTGGACCTGCACGATATGGTGGTGCTGAGGCCACGGTGCGCCACCCCGGAGCCCGCTAAGCGCTAGCTTTTACCCTGCCATTTGAAACCAGGTCCGGGGCGCACTCCCGTAGAGCACTGACGCACCGCCCTTCTATCATAGGGGCGTGACCCTCACCGACGCACAGATCAGGGAACGGGACTGTGACCGGTGCGCCCGCTGCGGCGGTGTCAAAGGCGGCCTGCACATTCACCACCGGTGGATGCGCTCAGCAGGAACCGACGAGTCAGGCTGCAACCGGGTGACGCTGTGTTCGTACTGTCACAACTACGTCCACGCGCACCCTGGCTCGGCCATCGATGACGGGTGGCTCGTCGGACGGTACGGTGACCCGGCCGAGGTCGAGATCCAGCATGCGATGTGGCCCACGTGGCCCATCCTGCTGGAACCGGAGGGTGGCATCACCCCTGTCATAGCCGAAGAATAATCCTGTTGGCGTAGCGCCCTGTCCTAGCGTAGTATTACCTGTTATGGCTACATACCTGCACCAGCTCATCGCCGTGCAAAGAGGCGTGGACGAAGAGACCGCCAAGACGCTCGGTGCCGTGAAGCACCTGCTCGCAGTCGGTGGTGACCAGGACCCTCTGACCGGCCTGTCCAGGGTGTACGAAGCACGCTCTGATGACCCCGCAGAAGAGTTGCCCGCGCAGTCCCGCAAGGTGCAGATCACCGCAGCCGAGCTGACCGGCAAGGTGGCGTCTGCGCTGGACCGCCTGTTCAACCTCAAGTTCACCCGTGAAGAGGGGAACTGCAACGCCCGCGCGGACGTGGTAGTGGACGGTCACGTCATCCTGACGGGTGTCCCGGTCGGGTTCCTGATGTTCATGGAGGCGCAGGTCGGGCAGATCATCGGCCTGATCGACCAGATCCCCACGCTGAACCCCGCTGACGACTGGTCTGACACCGCACCGGGCCTGCGTGAGGGCGTATGGGCGTCCGCACCACGAAAGACAGCTGTGCCCAAGCGCATGCCGCAGGTGCAGGTGCTGTCTCCCGCTCAGGTGATCGACGGGCAGAAGTTCGACCCGCAGGTCCGCCCCTACGAGACCGAGGTCACCGTGGGCTGGTGGACCACGGTCAAGTACTCGGGCCAGATGGACCCGAAGGTGCAGCAGGACATGCGCGCCCGCGCCGTCAAGGTGCAGGACGCGGTGCGTAAGGCACGCGAGGCAGCGAACCGGCTGGAAGTCACCGACGTACAGGCCACGCCCCTGCTGGAGTACATCTTCGGTGATGTGGTAGCGTGACCCGTAGGGTGACAATTTCTGGTGGATTGTCTGCGGGTGTTCGTGGCCGGGGCTGACGATGTAACAGTCGTCACCCCGGCTGCGGGCGTAGAAGAGGCATACGACATCCTCGTAGACGGGGGTGTCGCACCCCAGAAAGCCGCTGACCTGGCCGTGGGTTTCGCCCGGATCGGCCCGCCGGGGCCAGAGTGGGCGCGGAGCCACGAAGAAATGTACCCCGTGTTCCAGGCGCGGAAGTTCCTCCGCCTGCGGGCGAGCCTTACGTGAAAAAGAACTGTAGGAACAGGGGGCAGGGCCTGTACTGTGCCTGTTTCTGCCTGAAATGCTCAGCCTGCCACCATTGCAAACGACACTGGCGTGGCTGTCACGCAGGCTGCTCACCAGCGCCACGTGTCAGCGGGAAGATCAAAGGTAAATGGGTATAGTGCCTGCCCGTCCACCCGGATGTGGCACCAGCCAGCCGTACGTACCTGCGGAATCGAACCGCGCACACAGAGTCGAACTGTGCGGGCAGGCAGAATCTATGCTACGTTAGACGTAGAGCACAGCTTCCTCGTCGTCATTGTCTTCATGGTCATCATCGTTGTTATGCTCCAGCTTCCTCATCATCACCGCACCTGCCAGGACTGTACCCGGTAGGCACCGTAGGTCGCGGGTTCGACACCCGCCCCCGCCTCGAAAGTAAAACCGCAGGACAGTTGCTACCGCGTTCCTGCGGGCCGGGCGCTGAAAATAAGACGCCAGGCTAGAGCGGTAGCGCACCATGGCGGGGTAGCTCAGTGGCAGAGCGACGGTAGTCACAAGAACCCGGGGCGGGACACCGGGCAGGGATAGGGCGGCTTACATGTCGTTAGTGGGGCAGGATGCCCCGCTCACCTTGGGAGTGAGATTGCAGGTTCGAGTCCTGTCAACGCTGTTACAGGCGTTGTGGCGTAAATGGTAAACGCACACGACAATCAAGGGGGCCTAGCTCAGGGTTAGTAGCTAGGCCCCCGTCGTGCGTCCAGGTTCAGACAGGGTAGATGGTGAGCTTCACCCCCGTGCGTCCTTCGGCTGCTTCCATGGCGCGTGCTGCGGGGTGCAGGTGCCGGCCGCAGGCACGCTGCTGATCCACCCTGCGGTCCCCCACGGCGATCCACCACTGCGCATAGCAGGGGCACGGGTCACCGGTGCGGTCTTCGATGCTCTCGCACTTAGCCCTATCCACGCCTCACATCCTCTTTACGGAGAGGGACAGGGACGACTTCACCGGAGAGCCTGGACCACTTGCCGATCCACTCGTCGTGCTCCCCTTCCGCGTCCATGGCCGTGGCGTACAAGTGCAGCAGCCAGTCAGGCGCGTAGTTCTTCCCGGTCGTGGTGAGGTAAGCGGGCCGGTCGGGTCCTGACCGCCCGCGGATGTGGTTCTTGTCCACCCAGTCGCGGAGCTTCGCCATGCGCTCACGGCCCACCATGAGGCTCTTGGGCTCAGCGGCAGGCTTCGACGGCTTCGTGGGTGCGCTCCCGGGTGCGTGCCCGGCGCGTATCCACGGTTCGAGGAACTCGCGTAGCTCCCGGGCGTGTTCCTCGGTGAGGTCGAGTTCCCGCTTCTTGCCGTCGATCGACACGAACACGGTCTCGTCAGCGGGGACCCGCTTGCCGGTCTCCGCGAAGGTGAGGTCATCCGACAGGACGATTTGCAGTTCCTTCATGCTGGCAGCAGCTCCTCGAACAGATGCCACACCAGGGGCTCTATGATCGCCGTGCCACGGTACTCCGCATCATCAGGGACCTGATGACCGGTACCGAACACGCGCAGGCGGGCCGGGTGCGGTTCCCCGACACCGGAGAGCGCCCAGAAATGCAGGGGTGATACCTGACCGAAATGGGCAGCGACGTGGACGATCGGGCCGGTGAGCTGGACCTCGTGCCACTCGTCATCGACGGGGACCTCGTAGCGGAAGACCTTCATGCGTTCGCCCCGTTCTTCCGGGCTGCGTCACGCACATACGGGGCCTGACGCCGGCCGAGTTCCGCTACGTAGTCGGCCTTGGTGAGCCCGGCACCCTTGGGGGCGAGGTACTCGTCGTCGTACTTGTAGCGGTATTTCGCACCGGACAGGATGCCACCGCGGAGGGTGGTCCTGGTGCGCTGCGTCCCGCAGTCGGGACAGGTGTAGGTGAGCTGGTACACGCCTTGCCTGACCGGCCTGGATGTGACGCCCTTGGGGAGGGGCCCGACACGCATCTTCGGGAAGTCGTGCCGGTCACCTTTGCATGATGCGATCCCGTCTGAGATCGTGTTCAGGTGTTCGTCACCGGTCATGTAGACCTTGACTGTTGCCACTGGTAGGTCTCTTCCTAGTAGGAGAGTGCTTGTCCTTCCAGTGTAGCACTATGTCCTAACCCAGTAAACCGTCCCATGTACCCTCTACGTCTCATAGGGTATGATTGAAGCATGACACAGCCAGAGAACTCCTGCCTAGACGACAGCCAGTCTCCGACTGTGCACATAGAGTCAGCAGGTGGCAGGCACGGGGGCGGGGTCATGGTAGACCCCGAGCGCATGTCAGCAGCACGCAAAAGCGCCATGCTGGAACGCGCCGAGCTATCCGACCTGTCCAAGATACTCGAACTATCCAGGATCGCCGCTGCTAACAACGTCAGCACCAGCGGCGAGCGGGGAGTACCCGAGCTGCGGGCACTGCTCGCAGCCGCAGGGGTCCAGCTCGGCGGTAAGCGCATCGGGATCTCCCGTGACGAGCTGGCGAAACTGGAAACTGGCGGGCGGAAACGCCCGAGGATCACAACGCTCAGGAAATTTCTCGACACAGTAAACTACGCCAGGGCCCAAAGGGACAAGCCACCGATCGACGTGGAAGACCTACAGGTGCCCGGCGAGGTCCTTATCCCCGAGACACGCGAGCCGGACCCGTGGGAGCCCGGCGCTGATGAGCGGGAAGCGATCGACGCGTACCAGGAAGCCTCCAACGATATTTACTACGCAATGAAAGGACAACCAGAGGACGCAGAGGCAGGTATATGACGACAATGCCATCCCCTGTAGATCTGCGTATCTGGCTGCTGTCCCGCACCCTGGGCTGGTCCGGCCGGAAAGTCGCGGGTGAGGTCGGCGTCAGCCAGCCCACCGTGGTCCGCACCCTGGAACGGCTCGATAAGGAACCCCCTACCGAGCAGGAAATCAATGATTTCGTGAACGTCTCAGCGACCCCGCCACGCGGGCTCCCGGCGATCACCGGGAAGATCAAGGCCGCGAAACGGCCCAGCCTGCCAGGGAGATGGATCTTCCACGCCTGCGCTGTGCTGGTCACCCTCGCCGTGGTCGCTATCATGGCCGGTTTCGCCGTCAAGCTGCTGAGCCCGGCTCAGGCACAGGTACCAGCGTCAGGCCAGATCGCATGCGTGCGGTTCGCGCCTGACGGGAGCATCGCCGGGTTCGGCTCACTGAACCACGGCACCTGCCCGCGCGGCCAGTTCGCTGTCACGATCGTGCAGAACCCGTAAGAAAACAAGCGGCCCCAGGAAGGGATAACACAAGGGTGTCATAGGCTGTCACAGCACTCCCCCGAAGGCCAAGGGGATGAAGAGTGGCTAAGCCCTTGTGAAGGGAAGACAAAAAGTCTCACGCGGGTTCGACCCCCGCCCGCCGCACGAACAGGTTACCGGACTAATCAAAGGAATCATTAACCCATGAGCGACTGGGAAGAGTTCACCGCCTGGCACCGTGAGCATACAGTCAAGGCGATGTCCGACTCCGCGTACGTCATGTCCCTGGTCCCCAGGGCCGAAGAGGTAGACGTGAAGTTCGCGGTCGAGCTGGGACTGGCGATCATGCTGGACAAGCCCATCGTGGCGGTTGTCCAGCCGGGCGTGCCGGTCCCCCCTGGACTGCGGAAGGTAGCTGAGGCTGTCATCACGGCCGACCTTGACACCGAAGAGGGCAAGGAGCACACAGCCAGGATGCTCAAATTGTTCATGGCTGACCACACGTGAGAGGGAAGAAAGGGGTCAAGTGCTGCGGGCGGTGGAACCAGCCCTGCCGTTGCCCCTCACCCTGCACCCGCTATCACGGCGGGCCATGCAGGTGCCCGAACTGCGCGTGCAGCTTACAGCCAGTCCCCGTCACGGTCGAACATGATCGTGGTGTGAATCGTGCAGTCTGCCTGGGGCGGGCCGTCGTACTGCCAGTCGAACCAGGGGCGGCACTGGCAGATCATCGGGGCGAACCGCACCATCTGCTGCCGTTCTTCCAGGTGGTAGTCGTTGAGTGCTTTGATGTACCGGCGCACGTCAGCGTTCAGTGGCACGCTGTCCCACTCTGGGTCTTGCCTCACTTGACTCCTATGGTATGATTGTATGTATGAAGATAACAGAACAGAAGGTTCCTGGTCGTATCGATCTTGAGAGGGTCACGATCAACCTCATCCCGCGAGCCTCAGACGCTCTCCACGAGGGTGTGGAGATGACAGGGGACAGCAAGACCGACTTCATCAACCGTGCCATACAGGCATTCTCCTGGCTGCAAGAGGTCATTCACAGCGGCGGCACTGTCCTGGTCCGAGACGAAAAAGGCGAAACGTCCCAGATCCTGTTCCTGTAAATCCTTCTTCGGTGCCAGCAGCTCCAGCTTGACGCTGCTGCTGGGGGTGAGTGGCGGCTGCGCCCCGTTACGGGCGTAGTCCGCCCGCACCTGGTCGCTGTCCAGGTTCTTCCGGTTGCTGACAGTCCACCGTAGCACCTTCGGGTACCCGTCAAGCTGAACCTCGGCCTTACCCTCAGTGTTCGGCCGCAACCCGTCCAGCGCACCCTTAGCCAGGGCCTCTTCTTCCTTCGCATCCTTGATGCGGGCACGTGCCACCTCGAGGCGGAGCGCCCACTGGACCGCGTCAGTGTCATCGACCAGCAGCACCGACCGCTCATCCCGGTCGATCACGTGCCCGTCCCAGCACCGGTTGAAGAACGGGCAGTGCTTACACACCGCCGAGTCCGGGGCGTAGTCACGGGCGAGCCATTCCAGGGGTGTCTCCCGCACCGAGGTCAGCCACTGCATCGCCTCACGGGTAGCCTCGTAGTCGAACGGGCCCTCCCACAGCCACGAGTTACCCGAGTCACGCACCAGGTAGTCGATCTGCACGGTGTGCACGGGCCGGTCGGTCAGGATCAGCGCCGCCGCATACGTCATGACCTGCCACAGGTGACGGCGGGGCGGGCCGTTGAGCTGGTAGTTCGCGAGCTGCGCATCATAGCCGATGGTCTTGATGTCCCGCAGGATCCCGTCCACGTACAGGTCCGGGTGACCCAGCAAGCCCCCGAATTTCACTTCCTCGTTGATCACAGAATTCGCGGGGATGATACCTGCGTCACGCATCATCCGCAACGCCACGTCAGCGGTGTCATGCACCGCCGTGCCGATCACAGCCTGCACGGACCCGCTGGGCTTCTCCGGCGGGTAGCCGTGCAGCTTGTACCCCGCCTGGCGTCGGCACCCACCCAGGTCGCTCATGCCAAGTCCCTTTTGCTTGGACCTGGGACGCTCCCAGTCAGCCTTGAGTAGCAGCTCAGCGGTCGAAGGGAGCTTCATCACGGCTTCTCTTTCCACGCATGATCGACGTACTCGTCTGGCCACTTGAACCATTTACCGCAACGAGGGCACTGTCTCATGGGTGTCCCAGTTCTTCCGCTGGCACATTCAGGGGCGCACCGGTGTCGGAGTGCAGACGGTAGTCATCCAGCGCGTCATCCAGGGCACGCCAGGCTTCGTCTTCGTACTGGTCACGCCAGCTTCTCAGCCACGCTTCTACCTCGTCGCCACGTCTCGGCTGGAACATTACTCACCTACCTGCGGTCCGCACGCAGCGCACACGTCCCACGTGGTCCCGGTCGCATCGACGTGCAGCTCATCCTTCTCGAACCGGCCGTAGCAGATGCAGCACATCACCCGGCCGTCAGGGCAGACCGGCCCGGCGTGCCGCTGGGAGCAGCACAACCGGACCGGCTGGTAGCAGCACAGGTCGAGGGGGATCTCGTTAGTCCTTGTCATACCACGAGTCTGCTTCTTCGTCGGCAGCTTTCATCGCGTCACGTTCAGCAGCAGCGAGCTGCGTCAGCGCTGCCCGCCGGGCACCCACCGTGGAACCCGTGTCCTTGACCGCGCGGGTGATCACGTCGTGCGCGATCAGCACCTCGGCCTTGGACAGGTCGGTCAGGGTGGTCACGTCCCGGTGGACCAGCGCGGACACCAGGTCATTCTGGGCGTCACCGTGAAAACCGCACCTGCGGAGAAGCTGGGACAAGTCGTCGTAACCAGGCGGAGCGGGCCGCTCTGGTTCAGGCTCGCCAGCAGGGCTTGGAGCATCAGATTCTGGTACAGGCCCGTCGTCTTCGCCATGATGGGTTTCCTTCCCGTCCTGCCAGGCGTCCATGTGCTCCTGAGTGGCCTTGGTTTGCGCGTCCAGGCCAGATAGCTGATCCTTGACGTTATCCACGACCTCAGCCCGGTATGCACCTTGATAAGGGGCGGGCTGACCAGAATCAGGGCCGGGATAGGTCGGGGGCTGGGCTGGTGCGGGCCCGGAGGGTGCGGCCGGCCCCTCAGCGTCACCGATACCGGCAATGTCGAACCCGTAGATGACCTCGGGTGCGCCGATACCGGCGGCCCGTGCGACAGCACGCCACTGGAGCATGTCCCTGCGGTACTGCTCCCACGGGAGAGGATTGCCGCTCTGCGACCGGGCTAGCAGCTTCCCGTCTTTGACGGTGACGAGACGTGCCATCTTCGCGTCTTCGAGGTTGAACTCGCCGACGTACTCGACCTCGTGTTTCTCGTCGCCGCGGGTGATGATGCACTTGCACCAGTCATCGCCACGCTCAAACTTGACCCGGTGCCCGGCCTTGCGGATCAGGGCCAGGAGAAGCTGGCCCCGCAGGCCCGGCGTTCCGTTGGGCAGGACGTAGATACCACGGGTCGCCTGCGTCCAGGTGAGACCCAGTTCCTGGCCGAGCATCATCGTGACGAGGCAGTTCTGGGGTGAGCCGCGCAGAGCGCCGGGCACCATGGATGACTGCGCGAGGACCTGCGCGATGGCCCACGCCTGGGCCATGTTCTTGAGAGGCCCGTCGAGCGCTACCTCCAGTAGCTCAGGACGAGAGGCTACGATACCACTGCCTGGTGGGGTGTTCACGTCGTCGTGTTCCCTTCGGGTGACAGAACAGGTGAACCCTCATTGTACCACGCACGTAATTTCAGGGTAGCAGCCTGTCCTAGCTGACCCTGACCATGGTAGCGTGGGGGTGTGACATTCAGGAGGCTCCAGGATGTTCAAAACCCGCAACGAGGACCGCAACAAGACAGTCGGACATGGAACCAGACAACCCAGAAACTCCCGTGGTAAGCCGGCTACTGTCAGCCATCTCCGACGTGTATCCCGAGGTCAAGGCGAGACTACCAAGGAACTCGCGAAACTCGCCAAGCGCAGGCACAGAGCAAGACGATGAGGAGCATGACTGATGGGGTTTGACCGCAAGTACGGCAAGGTCACCACTGAGCACGGCGAGATCCCGGATGACGAACCGGTCATCGTGTTCCGCGCCCGCGACAAGCTGGTCCCGGCGATGCTCACCACGTACATACAGCTATGCGAGCAGGCAGGGAGCCCAGCCCGGCACATCGACCTGGTAGAGGGCAGCAAGCGGCAGATCGTGGAGTGGCAGCGGGACAACAAGGACCAGGTCCGGAAACCGGACTCTGAGCGCAGCCGCGCATGGATGAAGGAGTAGGCATGACGATCCTGCTACCTGACGTGTCAGAATTCCAGACCGGGAACAGCGCACCCGACTGGGCTGGCATCAAGAGCAAGAACGGCGGTGCGGGCATCATCCGGGTCGGGTACGGGGACGCGCACCTGGACCACATGTTCGTGAACAATTACACCGCGCTGAAGAAGAACGGGTACAGGTTCATGGGCCTGTATCAGTACCTCGTCGCCGGGCAGGACGTGGCGTCGCAGGCAGCTAAGTTCTGCGAGTGGGTCGGCCCGAAGAGTGCTGTCGCACCGGGCACCGTGTTCATCCTCGACCTGGAAGAGGGCAACGGCGACCAGTCCGGGCGCGCCCTCACCTGGCTCAACATGGTCGACGGTCACTACGGGCTCAACTCGAAGCCGCTGAACGAGCGGTCCTGGCTGTACTCGTACGGCTCGTTCGTGACCAGCCATAACCTCGGCGCTATCTTCGCGTCGCAGCGGCACACGTGGATCGCCGCCTACCAGGCAACCCCGCCCCCCATCGGGCACACCCTGTGGCAGTCCACCGACGGCAAGACCGGTGCGAACATCACGAACTGGCCGGGCTGCGGCCGGTGTGACACGTCGCAGCATAACGGGAACCTCGCCAGCCTGTCCCTGGACGCATGGCCGGCGACGGTGCAACCGAATCCTCCGGGCACGTTCCACGGTGAATACGTGGGCGCGGGCATGTTCAGCCTCGCTGACATCGCGAAGAAACTGGGCCAGCCCACGAACACGCTACTGCGGATGACGGCGGTCCACTACGGTGCGTACGACCCGGTCCTCGCCACGTATATCAACGACGTGATGACGGGTAAGAAGCCGTCCACCGCGCCGGTCCCCAAGGGAGCGAAAATCTGGTGCAACTAATGCCCGTCCACGCCGATGCTCACCCGCTCTCCGGCCAGGTAGTCACCATCAGCAACGGCGTCGAAGACCCCGCGCAGTCCGCCGTGAAACCCGGTGCCAAGTACAAGATCGAAGACTGGTGGGACCGCGTGTCGGGCCGCCGCTGGGGTGAAGCGGACGGCAACCCTGCCTGCCTGCACTACGCGATGCGGGCCGCGGCGAACATGATCCCGCCCGACGACGAGGTCCTGTACGGGAAGATCGACGGGTCCGGGCATCTCGTCCACGTGTCAGAGATCGACTGGTGAGCTGGAGCGAACTGGTGAGCAGGATGCGGTACCAGGGCGGGTGGCTGCTCTACGGCGGGAACCTCGGCACGATCGCCGCCGAAGTGCTGGACGCTGACATTTCCGTGCAGATGAGCAGGATAGACGTGAGCAGCTTCAGCAGCCCGCTGGCACACAGCATACGAGGGCCTGTGAGCTGCACGTTCACCGCCCAGCTGTACGAGGAAATGGAATGGGACAGGGGCCGCACCGGCACGCAGCGGCCCCACATGGCTGCGCTGCTGGCCCTGGCCCGTAAGCACCCGGAAGAATACGAGGACCTGCGGGAACGCGAAGATGTCCTGAAAGCACTAGGAGGGTGAAGTATGAGCCGGGTGCGGCTCACCAGGCAGCAGCGGCGGGCCGCCATGCACCTGTCAGCGTTGAAGAAGGACGAGTACACGGGGCTGTGGTGCTGCTGGGTGTGCGCCCGGCCCATGGACCCGGTGCTGTACGACAACGGGTTCGCGTCCCATCCGGACTGCGACCCCGGTGAGATATCCGAAAGGTTCCCGCCGGAGACAGAACCTGCATGGCTGCGGCTAGCATAGACCCCGTGATAGCAGCGCTCGCAGTCCACGCGCACCCGGCCGTGACAGCGCTCGTGATCCACGCGCACCCAGTGATGGCGGCTCTCGTGATCCACGCGCACCCGGCCGTGGCAGCCGCAGCACGTCATGGCGCGCGCATGCTGATACGCCAGATCGCCGGCTGGTTCGCTGCTGTCCTGACACGCAAACCCTCCGTCACCGTGGTCACCCCGACGTGGGAACGGCGCAGCCTGCTGACCCGCCGGTGCATCCCGTCCGTACGGGGGCAGACATACCGTGGCCCTGTGAGCCACGTCATCGTGTCAGACGGGCCCGATGAGGGCCTGGCCGGGGTGGATGGGGTGAAGTTCCTGCCCGCGCACGTCCTGGAACAGAACAGGGGGCTGACCGCACGCAGGCACGGCGCTGAACTGGCTGACGGGGAACTGATCGCGTACCTCGATGATGATAACGCGTGGCGGCCAGACCACCTCGAAAGGCTGGTCTCCGCTCTGGTCAGGAGCGGTGCTGACTTCGCGTACTCCCGTGCGCTATGCCATGACAGCGGCCGGACCTGGACGATCGGGCAGTCAGCACCCGTGTTCGGGCAGATCGACACGTCCGTGATCGTGCACCGCCGTGAACTCCTCGGCCTGTCAACATGGGAGGCGTCCACGGGACCAGCCGACTGGTCGCTGGTGTCCCGGTGGGTCGCTGCCGGTGCGACGTGGGCGCACGTGCCGCACGTGACAATGGACTACTATCATCCTGCTGGAGCAGATCATGCAGCCGTTTAAGAGCGTCGAGGAAATAGCAGAATCACTAGGGGTCCTGGATCACGGGCCCGGTGAGTATGATTCGATGCGGGAACGGATCGTCCCGATGATCAGCGACTCCGTGAAACGCACGCAGCTGCTGGGCCTGGACCTGATCGGGTGGGACATGATGGTCGTACCGATGGCCAACGCGATGCTCATCGGTGTCGCCGTGGCGGTGCGGGGATACGACCTGACGGGGCCCGGTAAGGAACTGATGCAGTTCCGCCCGTTCTCCACGTGGAAGCCAAGCCAGGAAGAAGTGGACCAGACAGTCGCCGCTATCGTCACGGGCCTGCGGGAGGCACGAGCACAGCAGAAGCAGCGGTGAGCGAAAGGGTGCAGATCCAGTGCACCTACCCGAACTTCGAGCGCGCCTACCAGTGGGCCGACACGGTGGATGCTTACCGCAGGGAAGACGGGACCGCATGGTTCCGTGTCCGGTACACCGATGGTGAAGAGTTCGACCTGCCCGCCGGCCGGTTCCTGTGGACCTACGAGTTCAGGACACTAGCCTCTTAGCTGCTACACTCCTGGTCATTAGCTGCGGCCGGGAGGGCGCGTTACGTGAGAGACCTGTCTGCTGCTTGCGCGGAGCTGACCGACCAGCTCAAGATCTTCGGCGACCCGGAGATAACACAGGACCGTGCAGACGGCGGGCTCCCCACGGTCGGGTGGATGGTCGTAGACCAGGATATAGAACCAGGACTGGGCCGGGCCGGGGTCCCCGCCACCCGCACACCAGGGAACACGGCGGCTCTGAACGCGCAGCTCGACGCGCACGAAATGGTCCGCCGCCTGGAAGCTGCGCTGCGGCTGGCAGTAGCCGGGCATGCGGGCAGGGCCCGGGGAGGTTCGGACGGGAACACGGCGGCAGCCCTGAAAGCGATCCAGAATCTGGGTGCGGCGCTGCCGCAGGAGGTGAGGGATGCACGGGGGAAACTGGTGTGGCCGTGCCAGGAACTCGCGGCCCGCGTGGTGGAACGGGCAGCGTCAGTGATCGGGCAGCTCCCAGCGGTCGATGAGGTCCCCAAATGGACGAAGATACGACCGGGGCCGGGCGGTCTTCCGCCCCGCTGCCCCAACTGTGAAACGTACAGCCTGCGCGTGGCGCTGGCCTCGGGTGTGGTGGTTTGCGTGTTCCCCGACTGCGAGGACCTGGACGGGAGGCATCCGCCCCAGGCCCGGATGGACATCAGCAGGATAGACGGCAGGCCCGTCCTGGTGTGGCGTGATGGCCTCGTCCAGTAACGGGCGTACCGGTCTGACAGCCAGGGAGATAGCGGACCTGCTCGACCCGCCTGTCACCACCCGGCAGGTCATGTGCATCGTGCAGCTACTCGGCCTGAAACCCTGCGGGTACCGCAGGTCAGGCCAGCGTGGCAGGCCAGCCGCCCTGTACGAGCCCGCAGCGGTCATGAAAGTACACGCTGCGCTCGTCCCGTATCTGCCGGGTTGAAGCACCCGCGTTCGCGCACCGGGCACCGGGCCCGGTGCGCGAACGTGGAAGCTCCTTACTTATTGATCTGGAGGCCGCTGGACTGGCCCGGGAAGCACCCCATGGGAGATTCCTTGTTGATCTCCACGTCCTTGAGGCACTGGGCGACCAGCTCGTTGACGGTCGGGTTCCCCAGGTTCTTGTACGCCGTGGCGTTGGCCGTGTTGACCTTCTCGTTCTCCGTGGCGATCGTCGCGTTGGTGTACGCGGTCTGGATCTTGATCAGGTTGTTCTCGATCGCCGTGCTGTAGGTGATACGCGGCAGGTACACGGCGATCACGTTGACCTGGCCGCCGATGTCGGTCCGCATGGTCCGCAGGATGTCCGGACCGAACGCGGTGAACTGGCTGGTGTTGGCGTTGCTGTTCACGGTGTTCTTGTAATCCGTGATCGGGTCGTAGTCACCGAGCTGGTTATTAACCACGACCTCCAGCTCCCGTACGACCAGCGCGTTCTGGATTGCGTTCATGAGATCGCTGCGGTTCGCGTAGTCGGAGAACAGCGAACCTGCTGCACCAGACTTCACCCGGTACTGGATGGTGACCTTCGCGCACGCGGGCTGCTGACCCCCGATACGGATGGGCAGCTCACCGCCGCACTGCGCGGTCCCTGGCAGCTGGCTCCCGTTCTCGAACGTGACCGTCTGTATGGTCTGGTCGATGATCGCCAGGTGCAGGAACGGGTTCCACGTCTCGTGCGCACCGGAGTTGTAGAACCCCTTCCCCACATGACCCAGTGACACCGGGACACCGACCGACTTGGCCGGGACCGATTTGATCCCGGACACGGCGAACGCACCGAACCCCAGCAGGGCACACAGGACCGCGCTCGCTGCGTACGCGGGTTTGTAATCGGAGGCCAGCAACGCGGCCCCGATGAGGATCAGCATGACCACCCACAGGATGATCGCTACGACAAACATCTAACTCTTCTCCTTCTTCCAGGTGGTCTAGCTGATCATCCGCCTTCACCTGGTCGACCCGGCGGATGAAATCTTCCAGCTCAGCCTGACTGGCGAGCTGATGTTTCCTCGCTGCTAGCTCCCTGCGGCGTCTGGCACGCGGCAGGGCCACCATGAGGAACCCCACCACGGCGGCGAGACCCAGGATGGCAGCGAGGACGCTGACGATGAGGTACTCGATCATCAGGATGCTGACGCGGCCGGGTCCGGGTCAGGTACAACCTCGGGCTCACCCCTGCCGCCCCACTTGCAGTACGGGCACCACGGATACAGCCGCCGGTGCGTGTGCGTCATGGTGAACGTGACGCCGATCAGCAGGAACGCGACCACGTTGATCGCGTAAGCCCACCAGTGGTGACCGCCGACCCATGGCCCGGCGAAGAACCACACGATAATCGCGAACGTCAGGATCTTGACGACCCGCATGTGGTGGTACAGGCGCAGGAACCGGTCCCAACGGGTCACTGCCTTCTGCGGGTCCAGCGGGGTAGCAGCGATGCACCGTTCGCACAGCCGCTCCTCGTGGTAGGAGAAGTCGAGGATGACGGTCGCGAACCAGAGGATCCACACACCGGACACCACCCACGAAAAGACCCCGTTGTCACCACCCGGCCTCCCGGCCGCGTTGTAGAACACGATCAGCGCGACAGCGGGTATCATGACGCGGATGCTGTAATGACCGGCCCACATCAGGAACCTGTTATCGTGCCGCGGCCCCTCCTGAACAGCCACGGCTACCACCTCCCTGCCGGGTCGGTCTTGCGGTGACACTGCGTGCATTTCCTGCGCTTGCAGTGCACGATCCTGACGGTCACGCCACTCTGGCCCCCGGTCTTGACCTTGCAGTGCGGACCGCAGTCCTTTGTCAGCACTGGATCTTTCACGACTACCTCCTAACGCTGGCGGCGGTTCCGCCGCCGCTCAGCTCTCGCCGCCCGTTCCTGGCGCTTACGCTGAGCGGTGACCCGCCGCTTCTCAGCCTTATCGCGCTTCTCACGGGCCTTACGTTCCTTCTCCTGCTTGCGCTGCTGCTGCTGCCGCGTGCGGAGGGTAGCGGCAGTGGTCTCCTGCCGCTTACGCTCAGCGTCGTGCTCTCGCCGCGCTTCGCGTTCCTGCGCTTGCCTCGCCTGACGTTCGCGACGGTCCCGGTCCTTCTTCTCCCGGTCCTCACGCGCCTGCCTGGCATCCCGCTCGCGTTTCTCCTGCGCCTTCTTCTTGATCTCCTCGGCCTGCTCGACCAGCTCTTGCGCCCGTGCGTTTTTCGCACGCTGCCGGGTCAGCCGCTCAGCTACGCTCGTGGCACGTTCAGCCGCGTCGATCTGAGCGCGGAGCTTGTCACGCACGCTCGGGTTCAGCTCAATATCAAACGCACGCTGAAGCTTCCTGGTTCTCTTGCTGGGCATAACGGTGCCTCCTAACCCCAGAACCCCTTGGCCTTACGCTCCGCTTTCTTCTGTGCTTTCTTTTCCCGCCGCTTATCACCCTTCGCGATTGCCTTAGCCTTGAACTTCTTACCGCTGGCCGCGTTCGGCGGGTTGAGCGCCAGGATCTTAGCCCGCTTAACGTCCCGGTCCTCTTGCTTCTTACGGGCCTTCTGCTCCTGTATCTCCTTCTTGCGAGCCTTGGCCTTCTTCGCCTGGATCTGGCTGGCGTCGCCTCGGTAGGTGCTTTTACGGGCCTTGATCTTGTCGTTGACGACTTTCTCGATCGAGCCCTTGGATGGTCCGAAAATCCCCACGATCTTCTCCTTTCCCTAATCTTCGTCCTCGTCCTGGTCGCTGTCGGCCATGGTTTCCCGCTCGGCTACCGCCTCAGCGAGCAGAGTCTCGGCGTTCCGCGCGGCCTGCTTCATGATCTGGCGGGATGACATGACATGCATCTCAATCAGGTGCGCCATGTCAGCCAGCATGAACCGCCGCAGCTCGTCAGCGGCACCATCGACGGTGATCTCATCGTCACGCAGCTTGCGGCGCAGCTCCTTCCGCAGTTCGTCGTATCGTTCCTCCGAGTCACCGGCAGGGTCCGCCTCGCGTATCTTCCGGGTCGCTTCACCGATGGAAGACCGGGCCAGCAGCTCCCTGAATTCCTCAGTAGGCATGGTCTTCTCCTAGCGGGGGAATTTGTGCCCGCAGTTCGGGCACTTCCGGTAGGCGGAGAGGATGAGCGCATGACACTCCGGGCATTCTTTCACTGTTCTTCCTCCTTGATTTCGTGGAGAGCATGCAACGTCACTCCCCTGTACCGGGCCACGATCCCCTGATGATCCAGGACTGACCTTGGCACAGCCAGTATGGTCCGGTCCTCGTGGTCTGCGGCGCACTTCTCCGCCGCGGTTTCCTCAGCCTCGATCAGGTCGGTGAATACCTGCGGTAGTCCCTTGAACATGATGAACACCATGCGTTCGTCCTGACCTGCCATGATCTACCCCTTATCCTGATCGCAGTTGCACCCGTCGTAGTAGGTGGGGCAGTTCCAGGGGATACGGTGATTCCCGGGCTGAGCAGCAGCGGCGTAGTGGTAGAGACACTTAACCGGGTCAGGATGGTGGGGGTCGCAGGTGCAGCCGCCGGTCTCACTCGTAGTGAGCTGGATGCCGTGGCTGACCTTGATGTCGATGAGGGATTTCAGGTAGCTAGCCCTGGCGCTGGTCAGCGCCCTGGTGCCAGCGGCTTCACGCCGGATGGTGTCCTGGCCCGTCCAGACTACGACCTGGTGGGCTAGCCGGAGCAGGTGCTCCAGCTCTGTGACGCTCAGCGTCTCGTCGGTGTCGTCTTTCACGATTGCTTGTCCTTTCCTGGTCGTTCCCCGCCGACCCTCCCAGCTGTGAACAGGGAGGGGCGACGGCCAGCGACCAGCGCTGTGCCCCATGCCGCGGATCAGGTTCGCTGGCGGATATCACATCCAGCCGACCAGTCTCCCGCACGGTCTCGCATCGGTTGTCACTCGGGGCGAGCATCCCCCGGCTTAATGTGGTGCTGCCGGGCCTACCAGGTTGAGCCACGCCCCGCCACCAGCGAACGCCAGCGTGAAGAACGCGACGATGAGCAGGACCCGTATGAGCCACGGGTTCCTCTTCGTCAGGGCGGGCCTGTTCTTCATCAGCCACCGGACACGCAGCCGGTGTGCTGGCGTACCGATCACATGGCCCTGGCTCAGCGTCAGGATCGATTCGGACTGGAGCTTCGCCGCGGACCGCTCAGCGAAGAACCACTGGATATCATCAGCGATCCTCTGGATGAAGAACTTGGCGGCCAGGCCACCGAGGATCCCCATGATGATGGTGATCCACGTGCCCGCCTGGATCCACCCGTTGATCTCAGACGCCCACACACCCCAGTCCGCCGGGACCTTCCAGCCGTGCTGCATGAGCCACGGCAGCTTCCACGCCAGCACGCCCACCAGGCTGATGGGGATGAGCGCTGCACCGATCGCCAGCGGTATAGATGTCAGGTAACCCCTGACCCCCGGGTTGTCATCGACCGGGTACTTGGGCTTCGTGAACAGCAGCGTCACGATGATGGTCGCGATCAGGGCGATACCCACGTCCCTGATATCGTGCCGCATCGTGATCCACCACAGCGGCTCACCCTGATGGGCCGCGTCGTAGATCCCGAGGTGGAACAGGTTGGAGATATGCGGCGGGAGCCGATCCCACGGGTCGGTCAGGCTGATGACGTTGTGATGCCAGTTCGCCTTGTCGTAGTAGATCGGGTACCGGAGCTGGAACGTTACGAAGTACGCGAAGCTGACCGCCCACTTGACGATGTGGGAGATCACCGGTGTCCAGAACACCAGTGATTCCAGGCCCAGCCATGAGATCAGCTTGATCTGGGGAATGTCCAGCCGTGCCCGTTTCGGTCTGGGCGTGTCGACCGGTACCGCTGTCATGACGGCACCGTCGATTCGACCGTGACCACGCAGGATTCACCGGTTGGTTCATCCTCGTCATCCTCTGCGTACTCACGGGGGAACGTGATGATGTACTTGTTTTCGCTGATCTGGGTCAGCTTGGCGTCCGGTCCGCTCAGTTCATCCCAGAACCCGGACCCGGAGTGGGCCTCGGCGTCGATCTGCTCAGCGACGCGCTGCGCGAAGCTGGTCATGACGACGACTTAGCCGCTGGCGGGGTCGGGACCGGTACGGTGATATGCGGTGTCGCCGATGAGGTCACGCCCGGTATGGACGGCTGACCCTTCCCCACGCCCTGTGCGCCCTGCGCGAGGGCGTACGTGGCGATTCCGTCGATCCACGCGGTCTGAGCCGGGCCCTTCTTGGCTGCCTTCAGCGTGAAGGTGTGCACGCCGTAGTTCACGATCTTCTTGCCGTCGCCACTAGGGAACGTGTCCTGCATGGCTTTCTTCGCTGACGCGTACGGGTGCGCAGCGGTGAAGTCCTTCTTGAGGTTGGCGAGCAGCTGCGCCTCCAGCTTGGCCTTGTCCTGCTGGTAGGCAGGGTTCGCCGCCAGCGAACTAGCCGCTGCACGGGCTGACGCTGACGCAGCCCCGGGTGAGGATGACGAGCACCCGGCACCCGCTAGTGCCGCAGCGACGATCACCGCTGCTGCTAGCCCTGTTCTTGCATGCATGACATTCTCCTTCTGTCGTGGAACGTGGCCGTTCCCCGCGCACCCTCCCCGCGCATGCCGGGGAGGGGTCACGGCCAGCGGCCACGCCGCTGGCATCAGGCAGGACAGATCACCCTTGTGCCACGGGCTGTCCGGGTCGTGACTGGCGCACCGGACCTGCCTGCCTGAGCTGGTGCTACGACCAGGTGTCCTGCATCGGGTTCGATGAAGACAGCCTGGCTTCCAGGCCGCCGAGGAGCGGCCAGACGAACTTGTCGCTGGCGGCCATCACGGCCATCGTCTCACTGCCATGCGGATTGGTGTACGTCATGGTTTCTTCCCGTTCTGGTTGGGGTCAGGCTTCTTATGCTTACCGACGTACCCGGCCTTCTTTTTCTTCTTGTCGGCCTGACCGGGCTTCCGTCGTGGATCTTTACGCGGCGGCAGCGGAGGCATAAGCCTGTCCTTTCTGTGTGCGCACCGAGTATAACAATGGAACGTGTGCGCTGATCGTTCCCCGCAGCACCCCGTCCCCTGGGTGCCACGGCCAGCGATCAGTCACTCATCTGGCGCGAACTCACCAGTGCCGTTGACAAAATCCCGGCCACTGTCCGTGACCGGTTTCAGCGTCCCGATGTCCTGTTCCTCTCCCAGCAGCCGCGTGGCCGCCGCGTACGCTTCAGCGCTTGTCATCGATGAAGGACCCAGGTTGTGCAAGAGACCCGCTTCAACGGCAACAGCCAGGATTTTGCTGCGAACCTCCCCGTCTGGCAGGTCCCACGCCTTGTAAATCGCTCGTGACTGCGTGAACCACCAGTAGTCGGGTGCCTTGATGATCCCTGCATACTTCTCTTCCAATGATCCTCTCTTCTATGGTTCCGGTCTCTCACCCTGCGGATCGGCGAACATGGGCAGGTCGTCAACATCATCGACGCCATCCGGGCAGTCAGCATCGTAGTACCTGCCCTGGTAGGCCAGCACGCAATGGTCAGAGGTGGGCCACACCGGGTACGAACCCTCGATCAGCTCGGCTGCACGCCCAGCCCACTGCGCGCAGTACCCGTCGTTGATGTCCCACACGAGCGGGTCATACCTTACGCCGTGTCCGATCGTCGGATAGAACCCGTCACGGCGCATCTCGGTCAGCAACTGTTCCGTTACCTGATCCAGGATGCGCCGGACTTCGGCTGGGGTCATTCATCCCCTTGATCTGTTCCACCGGATTCCCCCCTGTTGCGGGAATCCAGCAGGCTGATAACCTCAGCGATGTCGTGCACGGGACAGTCCGGGTCCATGTCGAGGGCGGTCATGTCGTGATCCTCGAACACCCCGCTCAGCTCCGGTATCTCAACCTCGGTGCACGTGCACCCTTCTGGCTTGCTCACTTGTAGCTGGTCTTCCCGCGGTACCTGCGGGGCATGCCCTTCGGGGGTGTGCCACGCAGCGGCGTGCCGCTATTACCGGACTTGGACCCGTAACCAGAGCGGGTCTTGTGGACCCGGTGCTTGTACTTCAGGTTCGGGCCGGACATCTCATACGCGTTCGGGTAGTCACGGCTGACTGCCCCTTCGTAAACGCTCGGTGGTGTTGTCATGGATCCTCCTCTATGTCACAGTCCCAGCAGCAGCAGACACACTCGATCCGGTCGTGTTCCGGGTCGGACCAGCGCCGCCGCAAGTGCCGGAACTGACGTAGGTAGCCGTAGTTCCTGCCCAGCAGGAGCCAGTAACGGACTCTGCCGACCGTAGCTGCCGGGTCCATTACCAGACCATCAGGATCGACAGGCCCGTCACCGAGTACGCCCACCAGTCGAAGATCCCGACGATGACGACCATCGTGAACAGGAAGCCCACGAAGAACGCCACGAGCATCGTGGCCTCGGTGTCGGTGATCTTCTTAATCACTCTCCACCTCCCTCGGTGAACGACGCCGCTGGTACGCGGCGCTGTCGTGAACGTTGATCTGGATGCACAGCCAGTGGTCCCCGAACCAGTGCATGGGCTGTTCACACACCGGGCAGAACTCCTGTTCCATGGGACGGTCCATCTAATTTTTCCGTTTCTGTTTCAGGCTGCGCCTGATGGCCAGCTGGTGAGCCTTAACGTTCACGCATACCCAGTGGTCACCGAACCAGGTCATCGGCTGGCGGCACACCGGGCATGACTGTTTGCGTCTCGGCTGTGGTGGCATCTTAACTCCCTTCTTCCGGTAGCGTCATCAGGCCCGTAGCCGTCTCCACCACGGTTCCCTCCTGCGGAGCCTGCGCTCGACCGCCCGGTTGAGCTGCCTCCACACCCGTGGCGTGAGCAGAACCGGGCCGGTCAGGGGACCCCTTTCGTGATGCTCCTGGTACTCGATCCAGACACCCGGTTCCTTGTCAGGCTTGCTGCTGTCGTAGAAGACAGGCCCGACCCGGACGCACAACGCCTGCGGGATCTCCCCGTCAGAAGCGGCCTCGACCGCGTGTACTTCCGGGCCGAACCCGTCGTCATCCAGGTAACAGTCGCTCACGGGACCGCTACCGCGTAGGCGATCTCACTGGGGAGGGTGCCTTTCCGCATCTTCGCCGCGGTCACGCCCGCACCGACCAGCTCCATGCCCTCCGCTGTCAGCAACGGGAACACCCCGCTGGACCCGGGCATCTGCACGGTGTCGAACCCGCCGATCATGGTGACAACCATAGGCCCGGTGTCGACCGCGAGCTTGAAATCGGTGAGCAGCTCACCCTCGACTGACAGCCGGTAGTGGACCCCTTCGACCGCGCCGATCCTGCGCAGCTCCTGGATCGCGCCGCTGAGACTCCCGTATCCTGCTGGGTGCTGTGTCACTTCTTCTTCCTCTTCAGGTCCTTGATGAGCCTGGCGGTCTTCTTGTCCCGCTTCCGCTTGGCACGCGCGGTCTTGCGTGCCAGTTTTTCCATGCGCTTCCGCGCCTTGTCCTGGAGCTTGCGTCGCTTCTCTTCTTCGCTGGCCATATCAGCCACCTCCTCCGTGTTGCTTCCGCATGTGCGCGGGCAGCTTGGACTTCAGTATCCGTATCCCGCACCTGGGACAGTAGACAAACCTCTTCCGTGTCGGCATGCAGCAACCTCACTTCTTCTTCTTCGGTTCGTACTTGGCCTGCTCATCCGGTGGCAGCTTCCCGAACCCCGGTCTGCGCCGTTTCTGCGCATGACTGCACGTCGGGTGGTGCGCCTTGCCTTTCTTCGCCCCGCATTCAGGGCACGGCCACGTCGGCATGATCACCCCTCATGGTTGCCTGACCTCAGCCAGCCCTCGCGCCCACCAGCCAGCGCACCGGCCCGTCTTGTAATCCAGGCACTAGTCACGGTGGCAGCGGGGGCACCCCAGCATCACGATGTTCTTGATGCTGGTCATCACCGTGAGAGAAACCACCCGGCAGGTGGGGCAGAGACCTGCTTGCAGGGCGAGCCCCCACAGGATCCAGTTCGCCTCACCGGGCCTCATCGCTTCGGCCGCTTACCCATGGCTTTCCTGCACCGCGAGCAGCGCAGGTACTGCACGTTCCCGCCGGTCTTGTATGCGACCGGGTTGCACTTGTGGTCCGCGCGTTTCGTCGCACGCCAGCGCGTTCGCTGCGCCTTCCTGCACGTGGTCTTGTGCGCATGTCCCTTCTTCGCCCCGCAATAGGGGCACGGCCACGTCGGCATAACTCCGCGCTGCTGCGGTAAGGGTCGGCAGGGGTAGCCTGCGTGGGCAGGCCGCGAATGTCAGTCTGCCCAGACCTCCCGGCCGGCGGTTCTAGCGCAACCTGGAGGATGACGACCCCGTGTGGATCGTAACACTCCATGTCCTCCTCATTGGGAGCGTCTTGCAGCCTGACCCTGACGCCTGGGGCGATCTCGGTCCAGTCGCCACTGATGCTGTATGAGATAGTCACTGCCCCACCTGGTCCATGATGTGACGGATCGAGGCGAATAGGTTCGGCGCGATGAAGATCTCCAGCGACCCGTTGTCGGTGTAGGCGACGATGTGCACCCGGTCGTCCTCACGGGCGATATCGTAGGCACCGCTGTCGTCGTACGCCTCCTCGCCGTTGGCTAGTGTGCCTTCACCGAGGTGGATGATCTCGTTCTTCGTGAAGCTCAACGTTCCTCCTGTTATCCTGTTCTTGTGGCGGTTAAGTCAGCTACCAGCGGCCCGATGGGCCGGGGCGGGCACAGATGGAAGCAGCTGTGCCGCGCCGTCTACCAGACGTACGGCCCCATCTGCTGGATCTGTGATCACCCCATACCTGGCGGCGTGGACGGCGGCCAGGTTGATCATGTCATAGCTCAATGTGAACGTCCAGATCTGGCGTTCATGCTGGAGAACCTGCGCCCCATCCACGGTGGGCGGCAGCGCTGCCCCGACTGCGGGCACCGCTGCAACCAGGTCCGCCAAGCACGGCCAGTCGAATATGCACGCAGAAAAGTGCGGACACCAGTACCAGGTTTCACCCCGGCACCGGTGCCCGCACAACTGCCTGGCAGGGACTGGTTACCTGCCACGTTCAATCTCTATGGTCCTGCCGTCCGCCAGTTCCGCCCTGAACCCGTAGCCCGGTGGCAGGACCGACGCTATCCGCATCACTTCTGCTACCGTCACGAACTTCGGCAAGGGAATAGGGTCCGCGTTGAGGTAGACCGGTGGTGCGGCAGTCTTGCTGGCCAGGTCGTTCCGCAGCAGCTGCATCTGGTATTCATGGTCGTTCTGCGCCAGGCGCATGCTCCGCTTGTGATCCAGCACCATCCTGGTCGCTATCAGGACCGTGAACAGCGTGAAGATGACCGCGAGCAGCACGATCATGTGATTGTCCCCTTCATGTGTTCTGGCTGGTGACAGTCGGGATCACCGCAGCTGCGGCGTGCTGCCGCTGCCTGTAGGGATACAGGTAGTTCTGCGATTTCCAGCACATCCATGGCCTCCCGCACGGCGGTGTGGAGGTCATCGAAATCCTGGTTGGTGAACTGCGCTGGCCCATTCATGGACACGCGTATCTCATGGGGCCGGACCACGACCAGGACCTGGCTGCCCTTCAGCACCCGGATCTCCACCCGCGGGTCCGCACCGCCGATCTTCTTCGCACGCCACGTCGCAGCGTCCGCGTCGGACATATTCGGCACGTACACACCGGGTGGCGCACCATCAGCGGAGATGGATCGCCACTCGTCAAGCGGCATCTTCCGTGGCGGCTTATTCCAGTTCAGTATCATCGTTCTCCTTACTCTGCCATCGGGGGCTCGTCAAGCACACCCGAGTACGCCTTGTCGCCCCGCCACGTGGCTTCCTGGCCCATGTACACCGCGAAGTGCACCTCGTGCGGGCCTTTCAGCCCGCACCTGGTCCTCGACTGGTGCCCGGGACCGTGCCTGATCTCAGCGTGACACGGCTGGCCGTGGTTACCTGCGTAAAGGGTGTGCCCGCAGCCACGGCAGTAGGTTTTGTTCGCGTCTGGTGTCCAGAATGTGTGCTCCGGTGGGTCGGTGAGCACCGCGTCCGCTACAGCCTGCGCATACGGCCTGCCAGGCATGGCAGGACCGCGCATCGCTGCGAACTCCAGCCAGTTCGCCACCTGGTACCGCAGCTCGTTACCGTCCCTGTCACAGCCCCGGAGGATCTGCGCTGCGTCACGCAGGCTCGTGTTAATCTCCGGCATGACCCATCACCCCGTCACCTTCGTTTACTTCTCCGTCCACGGGACATGTCCTCTCTCTATTGCCTCCGTGCAGAGGCGTCCGTAATCAGGGTCGCCTGGTTCCCACCCGCCGCAGTTACAGCAGGCTTCGTACCCGCCCGTCCTGATGTGCTGGGGGCAGACGTAGAACCCTGCGGTCATACTTCCACCATCCGGTACACGGTCCAGGGGCGGGCTGCGGTCAGCTCGCCGTCTACCACGAGGTAGCCGTTGAACTGGCTGTTCGCATACTCCGCCGCGGACACCGCTGACTGTTCGTCACTGAATACCTGGGGTTGTTCTTCCGGGGTCTCACCGAAACGGTAGTCGCTGGTGAGGAAGAACGACCCGTCAAAAACCACGTACATAACCGGCCGTCCTCATCACCTGGCGGACCTCATCCAGGGTGATCTTCGGCCTCGCTGTGCCCGCATACTGCACGACACGTTCAGCCAGCGTCTCCGTCCCGTGGAATTCGGGTGGCTCAGCCTCAGCGAGCCGGACCATTGCAAGGATGTACTGCTCGCGGCTGGTCATAGCTCGTCTTCCACCTCAGCAATGAGCTGGTCGAGGGACTTGTTACCCTGGATCAGCGCGAGGATGTCACGTGCTGGCAGCTGTATGTCAGCGGGACGCACAGGCACCGGGAGTCGCTCCGCTAGTTTCGCGGCACGGAACCCGATGTAAAACAAGATCCCCTCGGTTGCCTGCGTTGCCCGGTGGCTGTCACCAGCATGACACGCATGCTGGTCGTCACAGTGCGGGCATTTAGTCAGAGCCATATGCGGGTCCTCGTTTCTTACTAGGTGGAGGTACCACAAGAACGTGAAGAGGTTCTCGTACCGGGCCAGCCGACACCGGATGTGATGCGTGAAGCGCACGGCTTGCCTTCCTCGGCGTCTGCTGCTGCGATCAGGCTGGTGCCCAGCTTGCGTGCCTGCGCCGGGTCCATGCTGGTGCGGAGCACCATCAGGAACCCGGCCCGTGTGATGAGCGTGATGGTGTCGCCGATACGCACAACCAGCGGGCGGTGTCTCATGTCCACCACAGCACGCTCCGGACGGGTGCGGCCAGGATCTCCACCCAGCCCCGGCCGTCATCACGGCCGAAATGCAGGATCTCCCAGTCTTCTTCCTCATACATGCGCACGTCAGCACGGCCATCACGAAGACGCGTGCTGACAACGGCTGTTTTCGTATTACCATCGGTGAACTTGATGGTGATGCTCTTGCTGCTCACTGTTCCACCCGGTGACTGTCTACGATCTTCCGCAGCTGCCGGATCATGATCCTGCGTCGCAGCCCGGTCCCGAACGGTCGGATGGCGGTGAAGATGATACCGACACCGAAGAACACCCACCCGTACCAGTAGCCGTGGATGAGACTGCCGATGCCGTACCCGAGGGTCGCGGCTGCTACCGGTATGTGCAGAGGGAAACGCTCCGCACGGTCGAGGATCTTATTGACATACTTCATGGTTACCTGCTTAGTTTGTAGAGTAGGTCGGATGCCCTGAACGGCATCCCTGACGGGTCCTTGATGTACGGGGGGATCCACGTCTCGGTACGCCCGTCAGCGAATGTGCCGCCGTGCGGTGCAGCCCTGGGGTGACCCCGGACAAGCCACGCGCACGTCCAGTCCACCTTGCGTGGCGGGCCGGTGTCACTCCGCTCGGATCGCCGGAGCTGCACCACGTGGACCTGCTGGAACTTCAGGTTCTGCGCACGCCTGCGCGTGCCACGGTCCACCTGTTCCGGGTCAGTGGAGACAATCTTCATCCCCATCAGGATCCACAGCATGTGGATCATGTGATGGTCAGGCAGCTCGGTGCGGATGTTATGCCCGACCGGGACCGTGTTCTGCCCCATCATGTGCAGCGGGCGAGGGTACACACCCGGGTCGTCGCAGTACCCCCACTTGCGGATACGCACACCCGGCGTGGCACTGTTCAGCATCGCGCCACCGAAGTTACCGATGCGTACAGGCAGCTCAGGGACCGCAGCCCACGAGAACGCGTGCATCAGCTGCGGCGGGCGGTCACCGTCATCGACTGACGGGCGGGGGATTGGCTTGTCCAGCCACGCGAACCCCCACGGTGCGGGCAGGTCACGCTGTTCCATCTGACCCAGGTTCGGCGTGTTCACCGTCAGGCCAGCGGCCACGTCGACCATCTCCGCTGTCACCTGGTATGTCGTCGCAGCGAACAGGTCCGTGGAGAACGAGTCAATCCATGGGTCCAGGTCCGACAGCCTCCGCGCCGGGTGGAGGTGACTAGCAGCCCAGGCCGGGTCTGTCTCAAGATCCTTATGTGCATACGCGGTCATGGTGCGGCGCAGCATCGGTTCCGGTTTAGTGAAAGACCGTTGCAGGTCCGCGTGCAGGTCCAGCACTTCACGTGCAGTCTTGTGCCGGACCTGCACCACCGTCTGACCCTCATACCGTGACGGCAGAAGATCGTCACTCACAATTTCTCTAGCCTCTTAACGTCGCGTTTGATGTTCTTGCACCGGGGCCACGTACATTTCGAGTAGGTGATCCTGACGATCCACCCGCCCATCTTCCGCATCTCCGAATGGTCGAACTTGTGCTGATGCTTGTGTTTCGGCTTCGGGTGCGGCGGCATTATCGTCGCCAGAAGAAAGCCAGGACCATGACGACCACGAAGATGATGATGGCCCACTTGGCGTCACTATTGGCCGAGTAACCGGTTTGGACCGCTTCATACATTGGCGTTGCTCCTTACTTGTGGATATTGAGGCTAGGCAGGTGTGCGCTGGTGTTCCCGAAAATCAGGATCATCAAGTGATGCCACCCGTCCACCCACAAGTTGTGGGCAACAAACGGGCTTATCAGCGCGATGAGCACGATGACGATCAGGATCCTCTTGATCAGCGTGCCAAGAGCTTGCATTTCATTCCTCCTCCCTGTTCAGGTTGTCGCGGCGGTCCGCCCATTCTCTGAGCCTGATGGCTACGTCCTGGTCTTCTTCACGGGGTGCACCGCAGCCCTCCTCGAGGTGTTCCACGATCGAGTAGGCCACAGCCACAACCTCGTCGTCCCAGGCTGTTTCCAGGTCCTCAGCGCAGCCACCGTGGCCGAGCGCTTCAAGGTCCAGCGCAAGGCGGTACCTCTCTGATTCCGACGATTCCCCCCTGTTCGCGGATTCCCCCCTGGTTGGAGATTCAGGCACTCGGGTCCTTCTTGCGTAGCACATCGGCGAGCTGCCGCAGGGCGGTCAGCTCCTGTTCTTCGGCGCTGCGCGACCAGTTACCCTCAACCTCAGCCTGCGCTGCATCCACAGCGGTCAGGGCCGCGGCGATTTCCGCTGGCCGGTTCATCTCACGTTGCATACCGGTGAGGACCATGCTGATCAGCGTCGCATTGGGCGCGATTTCCAGGGATTTACCCATGATCGCCATGGCACCGTAGATGCCGTACTCCACTGTCAGGCCGGTCAGCACACCGACCAGCTGGGAGAATTTATCGCTTGTCTCCGCGTACAGCTGGTCCAGCTCCGCCTCGACACCGGGAGGCAGGTCCGGTCCGTTCATATCAGGTTGCTCCTCACTGGTGCGTCTACAACGGGCCTGCTGAGGGTCCGGCCCGTATCGGGACCCGAGATGGGGTTCGTGATGATGTCACGGGCCATCTCCGCTGCTTCATCAGCTGTTTCAGCTACCATGTAGCAGACGAACTGGTCCATGACCTGACCGCCGACCTGAACGTCGACGTTCGTGTCACAGTTCTTGTGCTGCCCCTCGAACACCGCCGACACGTACAGGGTGTCCCCGGCCTGATTGATCAGGCCGGAGACGGTCCACGTGCTCATGGCTCCTTGATCACCTCATCATCCTCAGCGTTGTAGTCACAGTGGCGGCAGTCACCGTTCTCGTCCACGCTGTGACCGAGCCGGTTACAGCCGAATATGGGATGGTCCGGGTTGAAACGGAACACATCCGCCTGCTTCCACCTCATCAGTTCATCCCGGCGTCGATATCCCCTATAGGACCGTTGAACCGCTGGAGCTGCGCGATGCGCTCACCGGCGAGGGTGAGATCGATCGTGCTCACATCATGGTCGCCCCTGAGATCGATCAGGTCATCCGGGTTCAGCTCAACCGTCACGCGGTCGTTCTCGTGAGTGACGGTGACCTTCATCGTTACCTCTTCAGGCATTCTTGTTTTCCTCTCTTGCCTTGCGTGCTAGCTGGCAGATGAACGGGCCGCTCACACCGACCATCAGCCCCAGGTCGTTCAGGTTATGACCTGTCAGTGTCATCAGCAGCGCGACCTGCGCCCGGCGTGCGGAGAGGGCTTGTTCTTCCCGTCGCATTCCTGCGAGTTCCGCGGCCTGCTGACGCGCCATCTCGGTCCGGCGCGCCCGGTGTTTCAGCTTCAGCTCGTCCATCTCATCTGTGAGACCCAGGAACTGGGCGGCTAGCGTGTGGGCGTTCATGTGGTTTTCACCTTCTTCAGCAGCGGGAACAGGTCATCGCCCAGCTCATTTTCGACCTGCCACCATTTCGTTGTCTGCTTACGGATGTACTTGCCTTGCATCACCTGGTAATACTCGCGAGCCTGCGTGTCACCGGGTGCTTGCAGGGATATGACCCGCACTGACCAAGCGTTCCAGCGGTGCCAGTCGTCCCGCACTTCCTTAGGTACCGGACCTCGGTCTTTCACCTTGAACCCGCGTCGCCGTCCCCACACGCGTAGCGTCTCGTTGGAGGGGAACAGGCGGAACATGACCTGACCCGGGCGGGCAGGCGGTATGACACTGCCCTTCTCGCCGGGTATGTTGTGCCGGGCACGTTTCGGCCGGGCACGGCCACCAGCGGTGCTGGTGGCCGTGCTCAGCGTGGCAGGAACCTCGGTCATGGCGCTTCGTGACGACCGGGAACGGGTTCTTTACCGCCCGGAACCCAGTCCTCCACGCCACGCCGGAACGCAGCGGTCTCAGCTGCCTGGATTCCCCGCTCCTGGTGGAGCTGGTCCAGCGTCATCCTGCGCTGCGCGACTGCGGGGCGAACCTTGCGGAGCTGGTTCCTGACTCGCCGCATGGCCTCGTGTTCCTGGCGTGCCGACCCGTCCTCGATCAGGACCCGCGCGGTGTGCTGGAGTGAATTCCCCAGGTTCACCAGGGCCCGGCCTATGGCCAGGTCCGTGGCGAGCACATCGTCGCGTACGTCTTTCGGTTCGCGTTTCGCCGAACCAGTCGCCTGGTCCTGGATGATCTGCCCGCCGATGGTCTGCATGACCTCGGCGTGGGCGACGGTGGCATGCCGGTCGTTGATCACGAGCACGTTGACCATTAGTCTGTGCGGTGACCGGTGGATACGTTGTTTCTTCTTCACTTACTGGGTCTCCTCGGTTTCCGTGGGTGGTTCAGCACAATGACGCAGGTCGGTGAGATGATCTTCAACCGGTTCCGGTCATTGCCAGCGAGGAACAACGCCAGGTCCTCGGCGAGCGGGTGCAGTTTGATTATCTGCACAGGCCCGCTGAGCGCGGCGATCCTCTTCGCTTTCGCGTGTGACACACGTGACGCCACTACATATCCTTCCTGCTTGTCTCCTGGCAAGCAGAGCGGCCACATTCCCCCCACTGGCGGAAATCCGGGGAATGCGACCGCTCCTCCTGGCAGGAACCTTAGCGGTCCCGGTCCGGCTTGACATTCCGGTTCCGGTCCTTTGACCGGCGCTGGTCACGCTCGTACTGGCCGATGTTGTCCCACGACACCCCGGCGCAGCATGCCGTGACGATCGCTGCGATACAGATCGCGATCCCGATGACGAGGAACGCCGCGGTCAGCGCGTTGGAGAAGCTGTCACCGCTGTGTGCCAGCGCGGTGGAGGGTACAGCTGCGATGAATGCCCCGGCCAGGAACATACCGATGGTGACGGGCACCCACCGTTCGGGGATACCCCAGTCTCGCCTCTGCTGCGGCATCGGCGGCAGTGGCATACCGGACAGGGTGGAGTTGAGGATGCTCAGGCTGCGTGCTTCCATGAGCTGGGCGCGGAGCTGGTCCGCTTCGGCGCGGTTCTGGATGTACCCTTCCGCGAACAGGTAGTTCAGGTGGTCGAGGTATCGCTGACGGTCCGTATCGGACGCCCGCGTGACTTCACTTCCCATAGTTCTCCTTCTAGGTGAGGGAAGCTGCGAGCGCAGCGACCCGTGGGAGCTGCTGGTACATGGCGAGCTGAGCAGCGGGGAACCTCGACTGGATCGGTACGAGACCCTCCGTCAGTCCCGCTGCGGTACCGATCTTGTACACGGTGGGGAGGCCGTCGATGGTGTCACCTTCGTTGGATTTCGCGACGGACATGCCGCCCACCCTGACGATGAACTCTGCCGAGACCATGCAGGGCGCGGCACGGAACCCGGTTGCCATGATCACCAGGTCATACGCCAGCCCGTTGACCATCGCTGTGCCGCCCAGCGGGATCATGCTCCCGCGGACCGGGTACGGCCGGATAACCGACCTCTCGCTTTCGAGACTCTGAGGGAAATGCCGGGCTAGACCCGAGAACCGCGCATGGTAAAGCTGAGCCCACGTGTTCTTCGATACCGGCATCCGGTCGCCCCCGTACCAGTGGATCTCGTACGGTGGAGTGGCAGGTGCGTCGATGCCCTGCCCGAGCATGTACGCGGCGCATTGTGCTGCGGTGTCCCCGCCACCCACCAGCGCGATCCGCTTGTTGTGCAGCTCGCGGGGCGGTTTCACCATGAAGTCATACCCGGACATGACTGCCTTGCAGCCGCTGTAGTCGTTCCTGGGGATGAGTCCGCCAGCGAACAGGATCCGCTTCGCGGTTCCCAGGTTGGCCCCGTCTGCCCGGAGAACCTGACCGGAACGCCTGAAGATGATCCCGGTGACACCGGTGTACACCTCGGCGTACTCGGCTAGCGTCTTAGCGATGGTGTTACGCATGTCCGTCGAGTGCGGGTACTCGTACGCTCCCACATCACGTACCTGGTACTCCGAGTTGGGAATCCAGTTCAGGTCATCGATCCGCGACCCGGACATCACCCGGCTCGGCCCGGGTGAGCGGATCGATTCCAGACCCGCCCAGTTCTGCGAGTTCATCTCGAACCCGAGCAGCTGGGCGAACATCCCGCCCGTTGCGAGGTTCTGCTCGAACACGAGCGGTGGTGCGAACCCCGCGGCGCGGCGGGTTGCGCAGTAGGCTGCGGCTGCTGGCCCAGACCCGAGGATGACCTCTCGTCCCCGGACGCTGATGCTATCGGGCAGCGTGCGTGCCATGTTGTTCTCCTTCCGGTACTTTTTTCCTCTTCTGAGCAGAACGATGGGCATGGCCCCCTCCTTCTGCGTTGTATCGGCACTTGCCTCCTGGCAAGCAGAAGCCGCCCGCACCCATCGGGGCGCGGACGGCTTCCTCCTGGCAGGATGCTCAGGATGCGGGCACTTCCGGTGCCCTGCGCTGCGCCACGTTCTGCGGTGGCATCGCAGCAGCGGCCTTGGTCATCGCGTCAGCAGCGGCACGCCACACGGGTGCCTTGTACCCGTCCGCTGCGCGGGCGAATTCCAGTGACGAGATGACCTTCTCGTACGGGACACCAGCCCGGAGCGCGACCAGGACCGCGTCGATCAGCTGGTTCGCCGGTGCGGTATCGGGGTCGCGCTTCTTGGTTTCCTTCGGTTCTCCAGCAGCCATCGCTGGTTCCTCCTACTCGACTTGTTCTACCTTGATGACGGTGGACGTGATGATCTCACGTCCGGGGAATCTGGGATCCATCAGCGGATACCAGATGTACAGCGGGTAACCTTCACCCGCCAGGCCAACCTCTGCGAACACGCCCCTTTCTGTCACGGTCGGGCCGGACCAGGGTGTGGCCTCTGTCCGCTCCCAGGTTTTCGCGTCGTAGTCGACGCGGTACACAGACCCGGTGAGCGTCGTGACCTTGACGATCACGAGACCGAAGCTGGATCCGTTTCCGGGTCCTCGATCAGCGCGTCCAGGATGCGGATCAGCCGCAGCCGTTCCCGGATGGGACTGAACACGTACTTCGCCTGATCCGTGGTGAGCCCCATCCTGCCGCCCACCCACGTTTCCATCTGCTGCCACGTACCGTCCGGGAAGACGATCGTCGCACCGTCGATGAACGAACCCGGCGGTGCGGACAGAACCGCACCCCACCCGCAGGCACACGCGGTGCTGCCGCACATCGGCCACGCCGCTTCCATGTCGGACGGTTCCGCGTTCATCGGCTTGTCCGCGTACTGGCGGATCAGGTCGATGGGGATCTGCCCCCTGTGGCAGTTGATCTCGTCGGGGGTGAGCCAGTAGTTCCCGAGCCAGCGTTCCTGGTCGTGCCGGTCCGGGTTGTTCACCAGGATGTCCCGCACGCCAGCTATCAGGTCCCGCCCCTCAAGCACGGGCGCGACCGCTGCTGCGTGCGCGGTCTCAGTCATGGTGTCTCCCTTCTGCTTGTCTCTCTGGCAAGCGCAAAACCGCCCCCGCCCATCGTGCGGGCGGGGGCGGCATGCGCACGTCAGGATCCAGTGGTCAGGATCGTGATATTGCCGTGCTGGTCCCTGCTACCTGGCGCGCCGGGCGCGACCTCCGTCGGTGAAGCCGACCTGGTAGATCAGCTCCATCCCGAACCCGATCACGGCGATGGGCTCGTCGTTCTCCATCTGCTGACGGATGTACTCCCTCAGCTTGTCCTGGATCAGGTCCAGGAAGACGGGGACCGCTTCGGAGTCGAACGACTCCTCCGACGGGGGCATCGCCATGATGTCCTCGGGGCTGACCTCCGTGTCGGTGTCTGATGCCATGACTGGTTCTCCTTACTGCGCCGTGACGGCGCTGTTGTCGGGCTTCTTGGTGAAGTCGATCCGGTAGCCCTCTTCGCTGGACACCATGGTCCCCTTGGTGGCGAGGATGGCGTTAGCGGCGGCCTGCTGGATCTGCACGTCGATCGTGGTGAGGTCGTGATCGCCGTGGTGCGCGTTCTCCATGAGTTCCAGGTGGGACTTCATGCCGAGAGCAGCGTCGACCAGGTCCGCGGTGTGGATCTGGCTGGGCTTGCCCTCGTTCCTGCTGATGGAATACCGCACGGCCCGCTGAGCGGCCTCAGCAGCGAACGCGGGCAGGAACCCCTCGTACGCCGCTGCGACCTGGGTGAAGTTGATCTCCTCGGCGAGGTTCTCGCCGACGAGGACCTTGACGAGCCTTTCGTACCCGTCAGCGTCCAGGGAGCCGACCGGGATCACCGCGTCGAGCCTTCCCGGGCGGATGACGGACTTGTCGAGCTTCCCGGCGAAGTTCGACGTGAACCCGGCCATGACCTCGGCACCCTTGGCCTGGACCCCGTCGAGCAGGTCCAGGACCTTCGCGATGGCCTTGCGGCCCTCGACCTGGGAGATACCTGCGGAGGCGATCACGTCGAGGTCTTCGACCCAGACGACCGCCGGTGCGTACATCTTCGCCGTGTTCAGCGCTGCGAACGGGTCGTCACCGGCCCTGACGAGGATGAACGTCCACCCGTGCTGCTCCGCGATCTGCGCGGTGAGCAGGCCCGCGAGGGTCTTACCGGTCCCGTTCGGGCCTTCGAGCAGCACGGCGCGCTTCAGCGGCAGGTCCGCGTCACGCATCGCCTCGGTGTACTGCATCGGGGCCCACAGGTTCACCTTGAGCTGCTCCAGCACCTCGGGCCGGTAGATGACCTTCCGCGGGTCGATCCCGCTGGTGTCCACGAACTGCGGCTCCTCGGGGTGAGCGGTGATCGCCTTCCCCTTGTAGATCGAAGCGGTTTGCAGTTCGTCGGTGATGACACTGAAGAACCCGTCGATCCGGGCCTTGTGCTTCTTCGGCGCGGTCACGGAGATCTGGAACACGACCCCGTACTCGTCGCTCATGGTCGCGCCGAGGATGAACGACGCGTTCAGGAGCGAGAAGTTGACCTTCCCCCACGGGACTTGCAGGGTCTTGCCCCTGGGGCCGGCCGGGACGGACCTGTACTGCGGGGGCTGCTTACCGAAGATGCTGTACTGCGCCTTGCCGATGCCGGTGGTGCCGAACACCCGCTTCATTGCCCTGCTGAACGCAGCGGCTCCGTCTGCGGGCTTGAACGGGAACGTGCCGACGAACTCGTACTCCGCGTTCTGCTGCTCGTCCCATTCCTGGAGGAAATCGACAACCTCATCGATCTTCCCCTCCATCTGCTTCGGCAGGATGAACTGCGTCCCGTCGAACACGAGGCTGTCCTCGGTGACGTTCCTCTCACCGAGAGCATCCAGCTTTTCGAGCAGCGAAGCTGTGATCTTCTCCTGCTCCGTCATGGGACGGTTCGCCCGGGCCAGTGCCCGTTCGGCGGCGCGTTCCATCGACTTGTTACCGTTGGACCGTGTCCTGGTCGTAGCCACTTATGTGGCTCCCTTCGTTGGGTGCTTCTGCCTGCCTCTTGACAAGCGTAAACGCCCCGGGACCATGGGCCCCGGGGCGATGCGCATGACAGGATCCGGGTCATGCACCCTTGTTCGTGAGGTAATTGAAGCACTTCTTGCAGTACCCGCCGAGATTCAGCGCTCTTTTCTTTCCGCACCGTATACAGCGGTGCTTTTGCCTAGATCCCTTGCGTATCCCCATATCGGGTCCTCCTCGGCTTCCGCTTTCTTGCGTGTCTTGCGTTCGTCGTACAGGGCGTAGGCCACCGACGCGACCGACGCTATCGTGAATATGATGATGTAGATCATGCGGCTGCGTCCACGGCCAGGTGGTGACCTGCCGCGGCGCACGCACACGTCCATGTCCCTTCCGGGTTTTCCTTGGTGCGCCTGGTGTACCCAGCGCGAGTACCCGGGCAGTTATGACCGATGTCGTAGCACCGGTTCGGGTCACCGTCATGACCGGGGCCGCAGAAACCGCACGGTAGCGGTGGCGGTGGTGGTTCATCCGCTTTCTTCACGATCCCGCCTCCTTCCTTCGGGGGATGCCGGGAGGGATCTCAGCGCACGCGGATGACTTCTGTCAGCTCCCATCCGTGCGGGTGTACCTCTTGACAGGCTTTCCACGCCGCGTGCTCGCTGGATTGCGCCCGCACCCATACCGTACGGTCGACTGGGCCTGAGTCGTTGTCACCAAGCTGCTCGTACAGGACCTTGTACAGGCCCATGTCAGCCGGGGGGATGCTGGCGACACCCATCACACACCAGCAGGGTTCAGCTTGGCTGACACCTTCCCGACCAGAACCGTGCCCTGGTTGAGGTGCCGCGTGGCGGACGTGAAGTCGTCGGACTGCATGTCGGTGCCGGCCGCTGCGTACTGCCGCATCGCAGCGGAATACTCGGCTGTGCCGATCGGTGGCGGGGTGCCGGCCGCTGCGTTCGCGTCGCGTGTCAGCTGAGCACCATCCTGCTCGACCGCTGCGACATCCTGCGCGGACGCGTCCTGGCTGACGTTCGACACGTCAGTCTTCACGGCCAGCAGGTTGTCATACCCGGGACCTGTGATCCACGTCAGCACCGAACCAGACCCGGTTGCAGCTTCTGGCGTGTTCGTGGTAGCCACGGCAGACGGCGTGTTACGCGGTGCCGGTGCCGTGGCCGCCTTGTGTCCGCCACCAGCCGCGAGGCTGATAGCGGTGATGCCGATGGCCACCACGACGGTACCGCCGATGATGTTACGCGGCCTGTACCAGTGATGCACGGGCTGTACTACTGGCAGCCCGTCCGGGCTGGTGGTGGCTGGATCCCCTTCCTGGGGGTGCTGGCGGTGGTATTCGTCGCAGGCCGGGCACTGACCCGGCGGCTTGATGTCCCGCGTCATGTGGTTGTGCTGTGGGCGCGGCTGCTCTGGTGGTTGCATGATTCCTCCTCATGTTTTTGTGCGTTGCCTTCCCTGGCAAGCGGGCCGTGCAGCACCATGCTGGGTGCTGCACCGCCCCCACGGCAGGGTCAGGTCCCGACGTACAGGTGGTGGGGCAGGATGTTCAGCGTGTACGTGTCGAAGAACGCATCCATGGACCCGGCGAGAGCACCGCAGTGCCAGTAGATGTGAGCTGCGAGGATCTCCCACACGGAACCGCCGGTGGTCAGCGTAGCGGGCACACCCCGAGGTGGCGGTGCGTCCCACTGGTCGAATCGGCTGAGGACCGTCAGGGCCTTGACGACCGCCTGACGGAACCGCAGCAGCAGCTCCTGCTTCCCGTAGTTCTCCCGCTCTACTGCCACCGCCTTGCTGAGCGGACCCGGGGCGGTGACAGAGGTCTCGTTGAATACGCGGTGGAAACCCTCGTCCAGCAATAGCGCACCGTCATCGAACCACGATGAGAACAGGTCAGCCACGCACGCGAGGTGCCCGACGGTCCAGGCTGCTGAGAACCCGTCCTGGTTCTCACGGAAGAACAAGCTGTCGGGCAGCGGTTCCATGGCGAGAATCAGCGTCTCACCGCTTCGCATGATCTGGCGGGTGACCAGATCGTTGGGTGTGGTCATGATGATCTCCTATCCTGTGCATCTGACATGGCAGCCACGGTTGTGGTTGCCGCAGTGCTTACCCGCGCGGCACTTGAAATGCCACCACGTCTTGTATTCGCAGCGGCACGAACAGGACCGCAGCCTGCACCGCCGGTCGGCTGGCATCAGGTCCCCTTATCTGGCGGGGTCCAGCCGGGTGGCATCAGGAACGCCTGCCACGTGTCGTTACGTGACTTCTTCCCCCACCTCGCCATCCGCGTGTACACGAAGATCCCCTCGATGCCGTTACGTTCAGCGGCTATCTCAACGTGGACCATGTACCCTTCGAGCTGGGTGAGCTGGTCAAGCGGGAACGATACGATGAACGTGCCCTTGCGGGCCTCCACCGGGTCAATAGGTCCTATCATTGCCCTGCCTTCTCAATGTGGTGCTGACATGCAACAGCGCCACCCACACTACGGGTGCGGGTGGCGCTGCAACAGGTCATACCTCGTGCTGGTCGGTGGTGAACTCCGCGTACACCTTCGCCGCGAACTCCATCACCGCGGGTATGGCGTCTTCGGGGGAACAGTCGTGCGCCTCGATCAGGTCCTTCACGAGGATCCGCGTGACGATCTCCACGAATCGCTCCAGGGAGCCTGCCTGCTCGACGGTGTACGCCAGCGCATCCCTGTACGCCTCGGGGGACATGAACGCAGCGGGCGGGTCGTCGTACGACAGGTGCCGCAGTTCACCGCCACCTTCGCCCAGCTGGACCATGAACCCGAAAGCCCTGGGTCCTCCCTCCGCACCGGGCAGTTCCTGCTGCTGACCGGGCCACGGCTCGAACTGGTGCGTACGCACCACGTTGCCGTCCTTGTCGAGCTTGATGAACGTTGACGGGATCCGCTGCTCGGGTTCGTCAGACATGGTGGTGCTCCTTCTAGGGTGTGTAGATTACTTCGATGATCCCGGCGGGCTGGTTTTCCGTCGAGACGTGGCCGAGTTCCCGCCACCCGAGGTGCGTGGTGCGACGGTACACCTTGCCGTCCGCAGCTACCCCGATGGTGCCGGGCTTGTAGACCTGGCGGTGTTCCCGCATGTCCTTGATCAGGCGGTCGGGGGGGACCACGCCGATGCGGTTGTAGCTGGCCCTGATCTCACCGTAGGTGAACATCTCGGCTTCCTGCTTGAGCTGCTCGTCCACGTGCCGCATGACCGCGTCGGCCATGTCGAACGTGTACCGGTACGGGAACGTGATTTCCCCCGTGAATGCTGTCTCCTTGACTAGCGCCGCGAGAGCGTCACGGAGCTGGTTGCGGCTGATGAGCCTGTCACCACCGGGTGTGGACCGTACTTCGTCCATGATTCCTTCCTTTCCTGGTGCTGGTGCTGGGGTGCGGCCCCGGGCTGGGACGGCC